ATTGCCGGAGGATGCGGATACAGGGACAGGGCATGCTTACCCGGCAGGAACTATATGCACTGTTGTTTGGGAAAATCAAACCAAGATGCTTGTGAGACCTGATGATATGTTTCCTCTCAGGTTTATAGCTTTAGATAAGAAGGACATTTGAAATGGGTGGATGCACTGGAGCTGCAGGAGCAGCCTTTATCGTAACTCTATTGATCTGTGCGGCTTTGCCGGTGGATGCTGGTAAAGTATTCGCTACTGTATTTGTGATCCTGGCCGTAGCCGTGGGAGTTGAAGCTTTGTATCGGAGGTGTAAGGGATGAGTAACCGCTGTCCACAGTGTGAGAAGTTCGTATCGTTTGACGTTGAGTATAACGAGCCTGAATGGTCAAATGAGTTGGAGATCGATGTTAATGGGGACATTACTGGCGAGTTACGTGTGATTCTCTCATGCGCTGACTGTGGCGAGGAGATGAAAGACTATATCCTCTGCGTTGAGCTGGCTCTTGATGACATCGAGGGATTGGTCGAATATAAGACCGAAGCTATCGAGAAGGCGCGTACAGAGGCCAAGAATGCTCTTCTAGCAGAACTTGGTGTGGCATCTGAAGAAGATGTTATAGACCAGGATCGACTCGAAGAGGTTATGGACGAAGCTGAGGAAGCTTTCGAGTTCGAGGTAGAATGCACCAGTATCAGTGTTTATGATGAGCTGCAGACCAAGGACAAGCACGGTAAACCGATCAAAAATATGCGCTTCATGAAAAAGTTCTATGTGGTAGAGCTTGAGATAGAAGTCAAGCATGACGAGTGGAGCGTTACACACAATATCGTTGAGAAGATTCAGGCTTCTCACTTTGATGAGGTATAGTTGAGTGATTGTTGAACTGAATCTACTTGAGTTTGAATGGGAAGGCTGGTCCAAGTTCTCTGAGCTGTTATGTGCTATGAAGACATTGAATATGGGCATGTCTGATGTGCAGGCGACTGTTAAAGAATGGATGGTCTACCATAGACGCCCGGATGCCGAGATCACAAACGCAATGGGTGAGATTGAACACGAATGGATGAATAACAAGGGTGGTCTGGTGGACAAAGGGCCAGTCATATCGGCGCAGGTGCAGGATTACCAGGATCGTTTGATTCGTGGTGAAACACCGGATGAGGCTTTTCACAATTCGTATTTGGCGCGATCTTTGGCTCCGGCTATATTAGGAGGTCATGATGAGACATCTGCTACGTCGGACACTTGAGAAGTTACGAATGCGTTTTGGCTGGAAGTTGGCCGTAGATGCACATAATAAGCCTATCTACGAAGGTTCGTTGGTGGATGATCTGGTAGACCCTTATCCTAGACCTATGTATGTAGTTGGCATATTGAATGGTTCACTTACTGTTAAAGTTGGTGAAGTTATATCTAGCAGACACCCACGTAAAGTAATTGCTGTAGGATGGAGAGCTTAAACTTATGTATGATTCCGACTGGAAGAAAAAGTGGGCTGAGATGACTGATGAGGAACGAGCTTCAGCTGGAATCATCATAGATGAGCATATACTCAAGCATGGTAAATGTTACACCATTCGAGGACGCGAGGGAATCCAGATTACAATTCGTGAGGATGGCTTTATAGCTGGCACGATTAAAATTGAGAATGATAAGCCGATGACCTGTGAGAACTTTGTCCGTATGTTGGCAGAGTTTGCTCGGGCTGCACGATACTTTGAATGGACGGAGGAGGACAGAGAGAAAGGTCGAAACCCACAAACAAACTTAATGGGGATGTTTTTGGGTTGGGGGAGTGTGCCGGTGAGCACATTTGCAGAGATTCCTCCGGGAGGTAATGATGGAGCTGAAGAGTATTCAACGAAAAATGCACTTGATCGGGCCGGTCAAGGTAGTTTGCAACCGGGAGATAAGGGCTCTGTGTGCAAAGCCTTACCAAGCACATCCGAAGGGTTGCCCGAATACAAATAGGTGTAGTAAACTTCCATTTTTCGCTGATAGATATGGGAATGAAGTTTATGTTGCGGCTCTTGAGTTTGACTTCGGAGCTTATCTGTCTATGATGCAAGAACGGCATCCTGACTGGACAGATCGTAAGTTACGTTGTCCTCTTTATTGGCAGGGACATGTCCGTAAAGAGATGCGAGACTTTATTCAAACGCACAACGTTGTAGGATTCGTACCATTGTGGGTGCCAGAGGCATTAGGGGTAAATGTTACCGAGACTTGTAAGAACGCAGGAATCGAGCTGCAGTGGCCTCCAATGACCAAAACGTATGTGATCGTGCTTTATGTGCGAAACATAACATTTGAAGATCATGCACAGGCTCCACCTAGAAGGTCTGCTGTATTAGAGGTAGTAGATGAGTAAACAACCAGAAACCATATTGAAGAAAGACCATGATCGTATTATAGCTGCAAAGGATAAGATCATTACTGAGCTGGCTAACATTGTAGACGAGTTTCGTGTGGCATATGCAGATTTCAGTGGTGAAGCTACTCCTTTGGCCGAACGTGCAAAACGGGCAGTCAATAGAAAAGCAGTTAATGATGTTGCATGGCCCCCGAGGAAGGGAAAAGCATAAATGACAAAGATTACGATAACATTTGTTGGACCTACAACACGGAGTTACGATGTTGAGGATGCTGTAGCTAATGAGCTATTGGCCGAGGGGCATAAGCTCTCTGAGACTCGTATGTTCAAGGATACCAAGTATCAACGGCATACGATCATGATGGCTAATGTCCTTATGATCGAAGAAGTATTCCCAACAAGGACATTTTGATGTGGATTATTCGGCTGATTTTTGGCTATTGTGACTGTTGTCAGCGATGGTTTGTATACCCACGCACACGACGGCAGAGTTCAGCTTACGAAGATGATAGCCAGAACTTTATACGCTGCTGTAAAGTCTGTTTCATTGAGCGGGAGGAGCTTTGGACTGAACGGTGGCAAGAATACTGGAGTGGATGCTTATGACTGGAATTATACTTGCAGCCGGTAAAGGAACACGGCTTGGACTTGATATACCAAAGGCAATGGTAGAGATAGCTGGTAAGCCTTTGCTATCTTATGTGATCGATGGTATGAGACGAGCTGAGGTGCGAAAAATCATTGTAGTAGTCCGGCATAGGCAGCAAATTATTAAAGACTACATCAGCACATGCTACCCGGAGATTCAATGCGTTCCTCAAGGTGTGCTCTACGGTACTGCAGCTGCTCTTAGAGTGGCAATGCCTTTGGTGGATGATAGTATGGTCTTGGCTGCTTTTGGTGATGTGTTGGCTTACCCAAATGACATCTATCGCCAGGTAGCAAATGGTTTTCAACGTGAGCACGGAGCTATTGCTATTGATTGTATAGGACCAGGTGTTGAAGAGAAGAAAGGCATCGTTCGACTCAGGCCGGATACTTCAGTCTGGCACATCGATGAAGAGCTTCCTCGGTCTGGCAAAATGAATAATACTGGGGTCTTTTCATTTTGGAAAGGGATTCTTTATGAAGCTCTACATGCTGTAAAGCGTAACCGAGATGGCGAGTATAATATGACTTCGGCCATCAATTACATAGCTCAGCGAGGTCGTGTTAATACAGTTCAGTACTATGGCACCGTATTTGACATCGGCACTCCGAGTAAGTTATACGAAGCTCGAAAGTTTATGGAGGCACGGAGATGAATTGGCAGTATTTCAAGTATGTGCTCAAACATCGATGGTTGGTGTTTTTGGCAGCAATAGAGCTGGGTATCCCCTGGCGAGGTTTCATTCATGATCTCAGCAAGTATAGCCTGGCTGAGTGGGGTCCATATATGCAATGGTTTTATGGACCCTATGGTACAAACTTTGATCCTAAAAATAGCACTTTAGGGGGTCATCTAAAAGACAAAAATCATATTGCTTTCGGTAAGGCTTGGCTACACCATATTCACTGTAATGCTCACCATTGGGAGCATTGGATCATTCCCGGTAAAGAAGAATGCCCGGCTCATGGCATTCCAATCTACTGCCGAGAAATGGTAGCAGATTGGAATGCCATGAGCCGGGCACGAGGTAAGAGTGACTGCATGGCTTGGTATGAAAGTCAGCGTGATATTATTAAGCTTCACCCAACAAGTCGGCAGCTTATCGAAAGCTTTATCTATGTTCCGAAAGGATAATAAATATGCCTGTTCCTAAGACAACACGAGAAGTCACTAATGTTGATGATTTTATAGCCGGAGCTGAGGAGTGGGGCACGACTGAAATCTATTCTGAGGAAACTCTACGGAGTTTTGTTCAGCGTATGATGGACGCAGCCGATGACTATAATTGTTCATTCGGAGCCAGCTTAACCAAGGACAAGCGTAGTATAGTTCTCACAGTTTATAGCCCTGACATCGACAAGGCTGATAAGATGTCAGATATTATGGCCGGATCGTATAAAGCTATGAATGGTCTACTGAATGAGATATTCCGGCTCCGGGCTCTAGTTGGTGGTGATAAGATCAATCAGCTAAAAATGCTCGCTACAGAGGCAGCCGATTACTTCACTGATGAGGCTGGCACAACTTGTGACCAGGGAAATCATGATGGTGGTGGTATCTACCCATGTCAGCATTGTGAGCTGTTGGGTAGAGCTGAAGCTCTCAGAGAGGCAGTAAAGGCATTGGAATAAGTGGAGGAAATAAACAGGTAATTTTACCAGTTGTTTTCGTCTATAGGCTGAGCTATACTGTTACTGTAGTTGATTGATTAACCAGGAGAACAGACAAAATGGGCGATAATTCAAAATATTTAGCATTCTGTCCGCGATGTCGTAGACTTGGTATGCCACAAATGATGGAGATTTACCCACCAAACGTTAATCCAGCAGATGATCCAGAGAAGAAAACTGTTGTAGATACTCTCTATGTCTATGGATGCGGTTCTATGTATAGTGAGGCTGAACGTAAACTTATTGATATAAGGTGTGACTTCAGGCCAATACGAGCTGAGGAAGCCTTGTTTGAAGCAGAAACGGCTAGAGAGTTGTTTCTATATAAAGGACTGCAGCATAAAGCATTCGATGAAGAGTTATTTGATATTACATGGGATTCTGCTCCTCTGCGTCAATGGGTTTTGGATAAGTGTCAGTATCTTCTATGGGATGCTAACATGTTGCAATCTGTGTTAGATCAGGCTGAAAGCTTTATTGGTACTTGTGTAGACTACTCAGTGCCAATGAACCAGATATGGATAGTAGACCCTGCTATGATGAATGATGCAGGACATATTACGATGGGCACATTCTTCCGAGCTACGAGTTCAGCCCTTCAGCAGGTTAAACTGGTAAGTCCTCCGAGTAAAGCCAAAAATGGAGAAGCTTGGGCTGTCTGGACACCTTACTATGAATGGGGTAATAAGATCAAGACGCTGGCTAGTGCACGAATGGCAGCGATCTATACCTGGCTTCAGCAGCCTTACGTGGATAGAGTTGAGGGTATACATCATAGTCGGCAAGTTCGTCGAGAAGCCGAACGTAAGAATCGTAAACTCTCAAATATCAGCATAGTTCAGTTCAGAAAACCTGATGGTTACAGGGCACCGGTTAAAGCCGAAGGACAAACCCGTGAGCTGCATTGCTGCTTCGAGAGAGCAGGGTTCACACGTAGACAACCGTATGGTCCGAAGAATACTTTAAGACGTGTTCAATGGATAGCTCCCACTTTTGTGGGTGATCCGAGTAAGCCATTTAAGGCTAAGGGTAAAACTCTTTATCGAGTATCGAGGTGATACATGATTTCATATCGGCAGATAATTGAAGCTATTGAACGGGAAGATATGATTGAAGCTCATCGCTTGGTGCGCGAACGTAAAGCGCGAGCAGTTGAGATCAAAACTGATCTTCAGCGTTTGGCTCCTATCATTGCACAACAGGGTGGCGTGCATAGCAAAGAAGTAATTGAGCGGGCTCTTACTCTTGTGGCTCAAGGCCAGGCTAAGGAAGCACAAGCTATTCTGGCCGAACGTATGACTGCTGAGCAAATCCAATTTGGACATCTCTTGATGGAGCTATTGGGTTTTGAAGATGGACAGCCGGATAATATCCCGCAGTCTGTTGATTTAACTGATACCAAGACATTGATCGAACAGGCATTCCAGGGGGAAGCATCAGATGGATGATAAATCGTTTGAGATATTTGTGCGCCAAGATGATTCTTTATCTGATGGCTGGAGCAAACCTCTCACGGCAGAGCAAGCTTCCACCAAAATCAAGACGCTTATTTCTAATAAGCTCAATGGGGCAATCATTGCTATTCCTGTGGATATTATGGCGCAGTTCAAAGACATGCATATCTGTTTTCCTGGGGTAGTATGTTCCGTCGAGAATGATTCCAGCACTTATGCGTTGGACGGCTGGTTCGAGTATATAGAATGCGAAGATGGTGGCACTTGGAAGATCAAGGTCACATGGAGTGGGGATCGGCATAGAAAACGAATCACACTCGAAGAGATCACTGATGACGTGGTGAATGCGCTTACTCGTTTTACAGCTGCTATCAAGATAACTATAGATGGGGTAAAACAGTCCCCACCTATTGAAGAAATCAATAAGAAGATGTGGGGGTTGGTTAGATGTTAGATTTTCCTAAAGATATGCGTATTGACATCACACTCACTGATGGCAGAAAAGCGACGGTCATCAACTTTACACCACTTGACTCACAGATTATGCACGACATAACGCGAGTTGCCTTGGATAGGGCCGAGTTACCACCTTATGAGAATGGTGATCTGGGAATCACATACCTATATCGAAGTAGTCCATTCGACCCTAATACAGCGGGTAGCTTCTCAGATGAATCGGGACACATAACAGTATACATACCAAAAGCATTACGGGGTGAAAATGTGCTTAGCACACTTTATCATGAGATCAGCCACTTCATTGACTGGGTAAATGGGGTGGAATATGATAGTGACATCCCATATGATGAACGCCCTGAAGAGATTCGTGCTCGGCGGTATGCCTCAAAAATGGCTGTGGAGTTTTACTGGGCAAGGAATAAAGATGCTGAGCTTGCTGCTGTTTATAATACGTACTCGGAGGCAGTTTATAACTGGGCATGCACTCCATGGGGATTTGTTGATTGGTTATCTCTTGAGGTAGCCAGGGATGATATGGTATCTGACCTTGCTCGTGACCTCAATTATGCCATTCAACGGGGCGATCAAATACCTACAAATACAAGACGTGCTGCATGGGTTGCCTATCTTGAAGGTCAGAATGCATGTCCTGGAGCTTTTGAAGCTCTGGATAAAGCTTTCGATGAGTGGCGGGCAATAAATAAGCGAGTTTATTCATTTAGGGCACAGACCGGCTGGAATCGAGATTAGCATAAAAAGGTGGAGGTTAGTGAGATGAAAGGCAAAGTACGAATCCCAACCATCGGTGATATGCGTTTCAAGCATTGGGCGAAGGAACTGATGGGTGTTGATACTACCCAAAAGAACGGTTATGCTTTCTTGGGAGAGTTTGTGCCTACGGATCGTCTGGTAGAGGTAGAGCATGGCACATTGTTTTTGCTTTACGGCGAGTCAGGATCACGTAAGTATCCTAAGCCTGTAGTTGCTATGATCCGGGCTGTAAAGCTATTCAAGGATCACGAGGTAACTTTTGAACCGATTTTCCGAGCAGCCGACCTAGACCCGTCATGGGCACTACAGATTCGGGATCAGGTAGCTTATCATATCGGTGTCAATGAGAAGCGTAACAAGATCGAAAAGGTCAATAATGCGTTTATCGTTTACATGGATACAGATGAGGCTCATCGACAGGAGAAAGCTTACGGTATAAGCTATACGTTCTACTACAAGGGTGAGACACATGACTATGTGCAGCTGGATGAAGCTGTCACGGAATTGGGTGAGATGATGCCTACACCATCGTGGTTGAATCCAAGCTATGTTGTTGGCTATTTGTTCAATGATGACGGCACCGAGGTAGCTTTGATCTTGAAGGATCATCCCGAGGATCAAGTAGGTAAGTTGAATGGTATTGGTGGCCGGATTGAGGGACTTGAAGATTCCCAGATGGCTATGATACGTGAGTTTGGTGAAGAGACTGGCATTACTGTAATGGATATGGTTACCAAGGCTACTGAACTTTGGCAGCATACCATTTACCTGCAGGGACCGGAATGGAAAGTGCTCTACTATCGAGCATTTTCAACTGAATTGATTGAACGTCTTAAGGCGAAAACAGATTGGCCTACATCGGAGCCTGTTGTAGTGGTATCAGTGAAAGACTTACCGAAGAATATATTTAGTCATGTCGATTGGACTGTAGCTATCAGTGTAGCTCCGGGAATCAGATTTCCATTCAGGGTTGATGACGGGACAAAAGTAATGGGAGAAGATAATGGCTGAGAATATTAAGCAGTTCGACTACGATCAAATAACGAATACCGCATTTGGATTGATGATTAAGTGCGTGATTGAAGCTACGAACTATGTTGAGAAGTATAAAGAGCAAATGCCTGATGAACAGCTCAATTCTAGTGCTGCATTAGGTAGTGCAGGTGCTGAGTTTGTAGACTTCATGCGATCAGTTGAGGAAGGTGTTAAGCAGTTGCTTGATGAACGGGATAAAGGTTGATTAAATGTTCAACTTTATGCACATGTTGGAACACTTACACCCTGGCATTACTGACTTTGTAAAAGCGGGAATGGTAGAGATATTCACCCGTGAAGAGGTGCATGACTGGCTGCTTTCTATGGCTGCCATAGGTGTTCGAGAGATCAAGTGGTATACCGTAGTCGATCAACCTTATTGTTCCATGAGTGATCTTATGGAATTGGACAACTTTTTGGCAGAACGTCGTCAGTTTGCAGGTGATACTTACACTGACATGCATTTACACTATGAAGCAGCTTTTATGTTCGTTAATGCTGGCCGGGCATCAGGGCTTAGATATACATTAGCCGATTATGGGAGACAGCTCAATGGCACGCGAAAAGCTTACGATACGATGGATATACGCTTCCTATAAAGGAAAGTGTGGTGGCTGTGGCGATTATCTGGAAGAAGGTGATCGTATTGCTTATGACTACGAGACTCGGACTGCATTTTGCCAGGAATGTGGTGAGGATGAAGAACAATGTCAACTTCGAGCGATTGAGCGTGGCAAGCCCTCACTCGATGATCTTGAAAGTAGATTTGAGGAGTAGACAATGAAAGCTATTTGGAAGTTTCCATTGGTTGATCGATGTGGTTTGCAGTTTGTAGCTATGCCTTTAGGAGCAGAAATCTTAACGGTACAAATGCAAGGTACTACTATAACTTTATGGGCTAAGGTTAATACTGAGAATCCCATGGAGTCGGTTCCTATACAAATTGTTGGCACAGGTAACCCATATGATTCTGTTGGAGATTACATTGGTACAGTTCAGCTTGATATGTATGTCTGGCATATCTTCAAAGGTGAGCAGTGAAAGCTTCTCACTACATGTTCTGCATAGCAGATGAGTCCACAAAGCCGGTCAAGTATCTTCGGAAGAATGGAAAGTGGACTGAGCATCCCAGTGAAGCCAAGTGGTATGCCTATGCAGCTTATGCTCACTACTGGATATATGAGCATCCGGGGAAAGAATACAAGGTCTACAAAGTCCCTCGGGATACGAAACTTTGTCCTGTGCAATAAACCTGGTAGAATTACCAGTTCCCATATTATGTAGACTCAGCTATACTAGATGTAGTTGGAGGTGACTATGCCAAGAGTTTGTTACGAAGATCATAACTTTAATGCGAAGTCCAAAGCGATGATTGATCTGGTAAACCAGACGATCTATACCTACAAAGCACAGGGTTATTCGCTTACTTTGCGCCAGGTATACTACCAGATGGTTGCATCTGATTATATACCCAACAATGACAAGGAATACAAGAAGCTGGGCGACCTCATCAACAATGCGCGTTTGGCAGGCTTGATTGACTGGTCAGCTATCGAAGATCGAACACGTAAACTTCGTAGCATAAGTCATTGGGATAGCCCATCAGATTTGATGATAAGTGTCGCTCACCAATATGCTATCGACAAATGGGCCGGACAGGACTATCGGGTTGAGGTTTGGGTTGAAAAAGACGCACTTGTCGATGTTGTTGGCAAAGCATGTAATCGTCTTGATGTGCCATTCTTCTCATGTCGTGGGTATACTTCGGCAACTGAGATGTGGAATGCCGGGCAACGATTGATGAGTTACTGGGTGGAAGAGCAGGCGCAGCCTGTTATCCTGCACCTGGGAGACCATGATCCATCCGGTAAAGATATGAGTCGTGACATTGAGGAGCGTATATCGAAGTTTGCACAGCACGCAGCCGAAGAGGAGCCTTGTTACTTCGGACGCTGGGGCGATAACGGTGATGGCGAATATTGTGATGGCTGGCCGGGTCTCATCTTCGAGCGTATAGCTTTGAATTACGATCAGATCGAGACCTATAATCCTCCACCTAATCCTACCAAGCTGAAAGATACACGATCAGCTGCCTACATGCGTGAGTTTGGAGGCACATGCTGGGAGTTGGACGCTCTCGAACCTGCTGTTCTGGATGATCTCATTACCACAAATATTGAGATGTATCTTGACCAGGAAGAGTGGGATGCTCATAAGCGTAAGCAAGAGGAACAGCGCAGAGACTTAAGCAAATGTTCAAGTAACTGGAATCAGGTTGTTGATTTTCTGCGCACTATTTAGTAAACTTGCAGACCTAAGCTTATTAGGGTAGAATGATGGGTGGAGGCATCAATGAAAGTATGTATACTCGGTGACGTTATGCTGGATGTTTACCGGCATGTGGCACCAAGAAAACTCTCACAAGAAGCTCCGGTTATAGTAGCACAACATGCCTATGACCAGTATATACCAGGTGGGGCAGCTAATGCAGCAGCAAATTGTGCTGCTCTTGGTGCCGAAGCACATCTGATAGGGTATATTGGATACGATAACTCTGCACAGTGGCTTGTTAAAGCTCTCCAGGCAATGAATGTCACCAATGATTGTGTGACCCTCGCCAGTTGGACTACAATTACCAAAGAACGTATTGTCGATGCAGCTACCGGGCATCAATTTGTTCGTATTGATTATGAAGCTGCTGATCCAGTAATGCAGAAATGCGATAGTAGTGTCCTGGTTGATAGGTTGAAAGTAGCTGTGCAAAGCTGTGATTGCCTATTTGTGAGTGATTATGCCAAGGGCACTTGTCGGTGGATTGTTGGTGAGGCTATTGCCCTTTTCAAAGCAGCAGGTAAGTTCGTTATAGTCAATGGAAAGCCGATCAATACAATGCACTATAAGCTGGCTGATGTGGTGACCATGAATAAGCATGAGTGGGCACAGGTCACCAGTAAGGTGTCAGATGTAAAAGCTCTTCAGGGTTATATGAAAAATCTACTGCCAGGCACTACATTGATAATTACCTGCGGGCCAAAACCCACCATCGTATTACGCCCTGATGCCGAGCCGGAAATGTATGCCTGCCGAAAAGTCGATGTAGCTGATGTATCTGGCGCAGGTGATACACTCGCAGCTGTACTCGCAGTTAGAGCAGGTTTGAGTCAAAGAACTATTGAGGAAGCTGTTAAAATAGCTACTGAAGTAGTTCAATATAAAGGAACTGCGGTTCCACAAACGAGGTTACTAGATTGAAAGGTGTATTTATCGACGTAGAGACCGGTGGGCTTGATCCTAATGTTCATGCTCTTACACAGGTGGCAGCTGTAGCGTTTGAAGCAGGTGTCGAAGATGTTCCTGTGTTCATCGAAACTTGCAATATTATTGTGGCTCCTTCAAAGTGGCTTGCTGTCTCAACTGGTGCACTTGATCTTCAGCATCGAACACTAATGGATTTAGTATGTCAGGGAAGTGATGAAGTTGATGTTTACCTGAGACTCACCGGGTTCCTCAATAAGCATATTGGGGATTCAATCAACTGGGTAGGTAATATCTGGGCACAGGATGCAGCATTTGACCACGGTTTCTGCCGAGCACTGGAGAAGCGTGTAGGCAAAGGCAGTAATATGTTCTCAGATCGGTGTGATTGGAACTGCACCAAAAGACTGTGGACATTGTTACGTGGCTTGGGCGTGCACCGAGATGAACGAACAAGTCTACAGAATATCATGCGTCATTATGATCTTCAGGAAGAGCAGACACATGATGGCCTGGATGATGCTATGGTGTCAGTAATGTGCCTGCACCATATGCTCAAAGACCTGGAAGCACTATACACAAGGAGAGATTGATGATAACTATTCTACTTATCTATGTGATCGCCATGTTTATAACATGGCTATATTCGGGTTTCGGCAGTGGACGTGAGTTGTCCGAAGTAAAGGACAAGATAGATCGAGCCGGGGCACCACCCCAGTATATCGTCATCAACTACGTCAACGTATTTTTCCAGGGGTTGTGCTGGCCGGTTTACTGGGCTGTATTCATTGGGATGTGGTATTACAAGCACTATGCTCCGAAACCTGATGTCAACCAGCAGCCAGTCAAGGCTAACTTTGGTGGCCCTACACAGCAGCCTCGTGGAGGGCAGCACTAATGGGGCTTAACATCGGTGATGGTTTCCCGGTGATATATTCGGACTGCCCGTGGGATTACGATAACCCACAAAATCATGATTCCAAGCGTGGTGGAACGCCGTATCCTCCGATGAAAACCGAAGACCTCTGTGATATGGGGACTCTTATACGTAAGGTCGCAGCTCCTAACTGTATACTCTTTCATTGGGCTACAGGTCCGAAGATGAAAGAAGCTATTGCAGTAATGGAAGCCTGGGGCTTTACATATACCACCATCGCATTCAACTGGACCAAACTCAATGCTCGGGGTGAGGTTATAGTTCCCGAAGAGAATATGATAGTGATGAATAACCCGGATAAGAATAACGGTTTTAGACTCACACCAAAAGACATGATTCTCAAGGGTGGGCTCCGTTCCGGGCAGGGTTACTATACGAACCAGAACAGCGAATACGTTTTGTTGGGCAAGCGAGGTAAAACCTCAGAGCTGAGAGTATCGAAAACAGTAAAGCAGCCGCTTTTTATGCCGGATCAGGACGGTTGGCCGCAGTCTGAGCCGGTTGTAACACCGCTTACAGTGCATTCAGCTAAGCCGGAAGAGGTTCGCAGCCGTATCAATGAATTGACAGGTAATGTTCCGGCATTGGAATTGTTTGCACGTCCTCCAGGTAGAGTTCGGGGCTGGATAAAGCTCGGGTATGAAATTGATGAGGAGGACATTCGTACTATGCTGGAACGCCTTATTGATGGCGAGTATAGGAGGCCACCAAAGGATGGGTAAACGAACAAGACCAACACATGTATGCTGGGATTGTGTGGAGATGTCTGGCAAGCCTCAGTTTACCGGCAAGCTTACAGATCAGGACATCACTGAGGGTATTTGTGATCTCTGTAAGAATAAAGCACTCCTGGTGCCGGTTAAAGCCCTGGGTTTCTTTACTGATGAAGAGCTGGCACGAGTTCGATCTGGGATCGATAAGCAGGGGCTTAAACATTGTGACGGCTTAAAGCCTAAGTCGGTTGAGAAGGCTCTAATGATTGTTGAGGGTGTTCTCGGAGAGCAGATGTCCTACTGGACTCGTAAGGTCTGGAAAGGTATTAAGGATGATTTTGAGAAAGGCAAGAAGATACATCAATACGATCTGAACAAACTGATGTTCTGGTTTGCTAAAGATGTTGCCATGCGGAAGGAGAAACCCGATGATATACGAACCGGAGACGAGGAAAGTCCTACTGACGAGCTTCAGTGAAGCCGAAGGAATGCGGGCAGATAATGCCGGAAAAGCAACCTCGGAGCTTAATGATTACTGGCGCACGAAAACATATGTGAAGCCCAAGGACATGCTTGATCCTGAATGGCCTATCTTCCCGCAGCCTTACCAGATGGCACAGAGTCTATTTGGTGGCACCTGGAATGATTATAACAAGGCATTCATTGTTCAGGTGGCACAATGTAACCTTGACTGTTGGTATTGCTTTGTAGATAAGAAACTGCGTAATGGTGATGAATCACTCAGCAAATGGTTTACTTCCTATGAAGTGATGGCTATGTGGAAAAAATCCGGTCTTCCTGTGTGCCGAATATCAGGTGGAGAACCTACCCTGGCTCCAGGCTTTCTGATCGATATGATAACTCACTTTGAGGAACATACATGTGCGGATGCAGGGCTGTTATGGATTGATACAAACCTCTCAACTGGTAAGATATTCCCTTGTGAGTATAGTCAATCTATTGCGGCTCTTGAATATCATCCGAATGTGGCTTTGTCCGGCTGTTTTAAGGGCTTCTCACCCGATGATTGTTCAGCAGCCACCGGAGCCACCCTTAGCTTACTTGATCGACAATTCGAGATGGCACAAGCTGTTATCGAGGAAACTGATCTTGAGATATTCTTCTATGTGCCGGGCATTATCGGAACAAATGATCTTGACCCGAAAAAGACTATCAAGGACTTCTTCAACTGTCTTCGTGAGACTGTTGATGAGCGTGCTCCACTGCGGACATACATTCTGCAGGTAAAGAACTATAATCAAACGCCGGTCGCAGAATGGTTAAACTGGACACATACTCTTGGTGGTGGTATGCCTATCCATGAGTATTGGACTCAGCTCTGTGAAGAAGCTTACTCACCTGAACTTCTCTGGCTGCCAAACAATCAGATTGAGTTCAAAAAGCGAGAGGGATAGTATGCTACTGGAAAATTACTTGAAAGAACTTCGTGTAGAGCTGGATGACGCCGGTTTCCAAGCTATATTGATAAAGCTGCAGGAAGCTATCAATGATGACAAAATGATCTTTCTATGTGGCAATGGTGGCTCTGGGGCGACAGCCAGTCATTTTGCCAATGATCTCGGAAAACTGGTTGCTTTTGAATCTGGTAGAAAAGTCAAAGCGATCAGTCTTACTGCAGATTCAGCAGTCTTGACCACATTCGGCAATGATTGTGGATATGAGACTATATTCCGGGAGCAGCTGCACAACATAGGCCGGGCTGGAGATGTGATGGTAGCATTTTCAGGATCGGGACAATCTGGTAATGTCATCCGAGCGGTAGAAACTTGCAAGCGTGAAGGGATTTATACAATCGGCCTGACAGGAGCAATCAAGTCTTACGATGAGAATATTCTTGCTAATCTAGTAGATTTGCCCTTTGTAGTCCCCTCGCAGTCTATGCAGATTATCGAGGACATTCATCTGATACTTACCCATGCACTATGTATGGGCTTGATAGAAGCGTTGAGGTAGAGTATGAAAATCAATAAAGTGCTTGCTATTACGCTATACAGACGCCAGGATACCCAGTTATTTGAGTGTCTGCGCAAGTGCTATGGGATTGAGGACTATCATATATTCATATCGTGTGACCATAATGACGAGTATCGAGATGCATGTCTTGAAACTCAGGAAGTAGCTCATAGGTTTGCATCTGAGCATGGTATGGGCAAGACTACAATTCTAATCAACAATCCACGTCTTGGCATAGATCGAAACAAGATGTTTCTACTACCTATCGCATTCGAGATGAGCGATTTTGTTGTATTTCTGGAAGACGATACACTTCCATCGTCTGATGCGCTACGTTACTTCGAGTTTTGTGGGCAAAAGTTCCGCACTGATCGAAGCGTGATGTCTGTTTCAGGGTTTAACCGTTACCTTGAATCTGAAACACATGAACGTATTTTACGAGAAGAAGCCTATGCTATAGATCGGGGTATAGGGTTCTGTCCCTGGGGATGGGGCATGTGGAAAGATCGTTATGCTCGTATAATGGGTGACGGTAAAGCTTATGAGGATCGTTGGGGCGTTGAGGTAAATGGTCGGTTCGATTGGTGGTTTACTGAGATGGCAAAGACATCAGAGGAGCCACTTTATAGTATCTACCCAGTATTACCTCGAACCAATCATGTGGGAGCTGATCGAGCTGAGCATACACCAAGCAAAGAATGGCTGATGGAACATGAGTTTGCTCCTTATGGAGCTTGGACACAGGAAATGCAAGACCCGGTTACTGATTTGTGGTATACTAAGTTTTGATTTTTAAGCAAGGAGCATTCTATGAGTCATTTTGAACCTAAAGAGCCATTCGATGGGTATGATCCGAATACTGAATACCCGGAGATGATGGACTTTTGTATCCGGGTTGAATCACTTCAAGCTGCTGCGTTAGGTAAGTGGCTCTATGAAAAGTTTTCTCCTAAGAATGTCATCGATGTAGGATGTGGGCCAGGCATATACTTACTGCCATTTGTTGAGGTAGGATGTAAAGTGCTTGGTATAGATGCATGTCCTACCGGTGGTTCTGTTCTTAAGTCTCAAAGCTTCAAACGTGTTGATTTGCGTTTCCCCTATAAACCTAAAAGTAGATACGATATTGCTATCTGCTTTGAGGTTGCCGAGCATATGGAACGGCACTGGTCAGAGAGGCTGGTAGATACTCTCTCGGATTGTGCTGACATCATTGTATTCTCTGCAGCAACACCAGGACAGGGTGGTACTTATCACATAAATGAGCAGCCTCATGCATTCTGGCTAGATATGTTTAAGGAGCGACACGGGTATGTGGTGCATCCGTGTCAGACAGAGTTCAGAAAGTTCCTTGAGCAGTTTAGACCACAAGAGGCCACAGGCGAAGTAAGTGGTTGGTTACTCAACAACTCATTTATCCTAATGCGGAGTGGCGAATGAGTCAGATCGTATTTGCATGTGGTGCAGGTGGGCCAGATTATCCATGGGCAGACCCCGATGTTGAAGCAGGTATCGGCGGGTCTGAGGAATGTGTAATTCTTCTAGCACGTGAACTGGCAAAGTTGGGCCATGATGTGATGGTCTATAACAACTGTACCGGCAAAAATGGTATCTACAATGGGGTTAAGTATAAGCATTATAGCTATTTCACTGAAGCTGATAACTTCGATCTACTTGTAGCTTGGCGAGACTGGTATCTTTTGATGGGGAAGACAGCCAAACGTAAGTGGCTATGGTGTCATGATATTCCTGTGGCCTGTCATTGCCCATGTTCAGCAGAGATCACCCGTGAAGATTCAGCATTCAATCATATCGATACATTTGTGCTTTTGAATAACTATCATAAGCAGCTCTATATCAATGCTGGTATACCTGACGATATGATTTTTGTGGCTCCTATCGGTGTAGACCCTGAGACATTCGATGTGGAAATAGACCGTGATCCTTACCGAGTGCTTTATTTCAGCCACCCAGATCGAGGTTTAGAGCGTCTACGGTCTGTATGGCCTCAGATACGTCAAGCGGTGCCAGAAGCCACTCTAGCCTCATTCTGGTGGGAAGAACGGCATTGGAAACAACCGGACGAGCGAATAGGTATCTTACCTATGGCTCATCTTGGTTATCGAGATATAGCACGCGAATGTAAACGAGCTGCTGTGCTTGGTTATCCATCAGTTTTTGCTCCAGAGATTAGTCCTGCAACTACAATCAAAGCACAGTTCGGAGGTGCAGTTCCCGTTTGTGTGATTCAAGGTGGAATGGTTGATACTGTAAAGTATGGATTCTACCAGGGAGTCCACCAAGAAAACTTTGCCCGAGAACTAATATATGCCCTTCAACATCAGGATTTGCTTGAAGGCATACGACCACTTATGATGGCCTGGGCCAGAGAAAAATATTCCTGGGCTTCAGTAGCGGCCTTGTGGTCAACTCAGTATAAGGAGGAAATCACATGATCCTGTTTGAGGATGCAAGGCGGGCTGCATTTGGGCGGTCTAGCCTGAACGGAGACAGTTTTACTGTGCTCTACAATGCATGTAAAGCTGTTGAATCTCTACCAGGTATGGTGGTAGAGATTGGTGTTGGAAAGGGTGGCAGTGCGAAGTTTTTGATGCGCTGTCTACCGGGCAAGGAGTTTGATCTCTTTGACCCATGGGCTGAGTGCGATACTGCATACTTACGAGAAGATAACCCAGCCAAGTTCACCACGCAGGGTGTATTCCCGGACGTGCTTGATTGTGACTTTGCTGACAAGCCAACAGCACTCGTTCATGTTGATGTGAACGATGCTGAGACCATCGCAGCAGCCATCGACTTCTATTGGAGTGAGCTGGCTGTTGGTGGCATCATCATGATCCAGGCTTATCCGTGTGTAGCTGAGATAGTATCCCAGCTGCGTGCTAATCCTGGTAACTTCACGCTTGAGGAGATCGGTATTCCAGGCGCGTTAGGGTATGTAAAAATTACTCGAACAGCTGCCGATGACAGCATATTCGATCTGGATACTGATGATGACGAAGAAGAAGAAGACGATGATAAGGAACCGATCACGGCAACTGTTACCAATTTGGATGGCTCCGAATGTGAGCGCGGCGAAGATGGTTTGATTCATGGCGAAGAGCTTGAGGGTGAGACCGAGCCAATATCCGATATGCGTAAGGTAGAGGTTCAGCGGGATGGTGCCTGGGTTAGTGTCGAGTCTCTTCTTGATGTCAAAGAGAACGAGATTTTCCACTTGATGGAACCTGACGGAGATTCTTTCGGAGAGAGCCTGATTGCAACTGGGGATGGTTACCTCAATGAGGAGAACATTCCTAGCATTATGTGTGACGTAGCTTTGCTGCCACGCGAAGAGGGTGACACCACCCCTCTTACTGAGGGTGAGACACCTGACGGTCTGACAGCTGAAGACATCACACCTGATGAGCTTACAGGTTTGGAGGGAGAGGTATCGGAGGAGGTAGCAGCTGATGATGCTGCGGCTGCTACCTCTGAAGAGCCGAAGAAAGTTACTCGTCGTAAGAAAACAGACGAGAGTTAATCAATTCCGAGTAATGCCAGGTTGTCCCGCAGCCTGGCATTACTTTGTCTAAGGGGTGATTTGTGTCTCTGACCAAAAAGTATATCTTATACCTTATCCGCTGGCAGCTTTCCACACCAATTTTAGCTCCATGTATCAAGTATCTTGCTCCAAGTATCGGGCCACTTTATGCCACAGTCATAGCCAACCTCATTGGAGGATTGATTTTCTTTTGGTATGACCTTCATTTCATTTTTCACAAAAAGAAGAAACCAGGTAAATCTACCAGTTGAGATAATAGCTGGGCTGAGGTATACTTATATAGCTGTGGGGTGGTTATTACCCACAAGAAAGGTGCAAGAATGAAGGTATTGCTTAGAACAATGTCGCTTGTGACAGCACTCGTATTGTGCTGCACAGTAGCTTTCGCAGCTACATGGTACGTTAAATGGGATTCGGCCAGTGATGGACCGGGCACCGCATGGGAAACTGCATTCCATACTGTAGGACAGGCAATCACAGCTTCATCGACTGGGGATACGATCCTTGTAGCCGGTCCACATGCTTATGCTGAAGCTCCAGACTTCACCAAACAGCTGACAGTAACAGGAGTCGATAACCCTACTATTAACGCTTCGTCCAGTAGTTACGGGGTAGTGATTAGTGCGGCAACTACCTTCCAGGGTTTTACTGTGTCTGGTGGGCACATGCAGGCAATAAGTATTAAGAATGCTGCCACAGGTTCGATGATTAAGAACTGTGTGGTGAACGTCTATACCTACGGCAAAGGCATTTGTGTTGGATACGATTCTTTGTCTGCATCGGCCTCTGCACGAATAGACAATAACATCATCACTGGTGGTTCCTGGAAGTCCGAGGGAATCTTCGGGTGCATCATATCTTACGGTGGAAACTCGATCATAACGAGTAATCTTATCAAGAATGGTGCTCTGGGCATATACCTTTATGGGAGTGGTTCACCCTCGATTTACAATAACACAATCGTAGGTTGTAACAATGTGCCTCTTGGATCAAATCCTCCGGTTACCAAGGGTGGTGGCATATACATCACCCACTACAGCTGGCCGCTAATTGAAAACAATATCTTTGCAAATAACAATGCCGATTATGGTGGAGCTTATTACATAGATCGAACTGGTGGTGGTTCTGTCCAAGACATGGGATGGAATACATTCTATGGCAACACATCTAATGTGGCAGGTTACATCTATTATCCGACACAGGAAAACTTCGGCACGATTGGTGTTGATGGAAACAATGAGGATAATCCACTTTTCGTAGGTAGCACAGACTTCAGACTACAATCAACCTCACCTTGTATCGGTAATGGTAACAATGACTATGCCGGTGGAGCGTGCAGTTGGAAAGATGTTGCCGGTCTGCCGAGAGTACTTCCTACCGGTGGTGTAGTTGATCGTGGTTGCTATGAGGGAGCTTCAGTCCTCACAAATACTCGGATAGTAGGAGATTGGGTTGAACTTCGTGGGAAACCTGTAACTGGCAACTTCGGCGATATGTTTTACATTGAAGAGCCATCTCGGGTATATGGTGTTAAAGTCGCAGCGACCAGCACAGCAGTTGCCGGTGATCTCGCAGTGATTGATGGGCAGTATGCTATGGTTGCAAATGAACTGACTCTGCAGCCATCGGCTATTGCTATCACAGCTGGAAGTGCGACCAACATTCCTGCACCGTTCGGTATGAATAACAAAGCTCTGGGAGGCATAAATGTTGGTCTTCTGGTGCGCGTATGGGGTAAGGTGACCAGTGCTGCCTCTGGTGTTTATACGATTGATGATGGTTCCGGGGTTGATACTACTGTTCTATGGTCTGGCACTTCTTACAGTGTAGATGATTTCATCGTGGTTACGGGCGTGAGCTGCTATGGATGTGTGCGGGCTACCGGCATAGAGTATATTACAACTTTCGGTGGACAGCAGCTTATGAGCATGTCTGTAAGTAGTCTCAGTTCAGCACGTGTAGCGTCTGTTCGAGTAAATAGAACTGACCAGAAACTTCAGGGTTTGCTCAACTGGCGTGCCTTTGTAGTTGAACAATTGGCTAAGATCGATGGTAATAGTGCTTCCGAGCAGAATTGGCGAGATTTGTGGACCATGATGCTCGATTCTATTGACAAACAGATCGCAGAACTCGAATAACCTGGTATTCTTACCAGTTGCATAGTGTATATGGCTTAGAGTATACTAAAAATGTCTCCTTGGTAAATACAAGGCGGCGAGTGCGTAGTCTTTTCATCTGCTCAAGGTGCTACTGTGTGGCCGGATAGCGTATTACTTGGGCAGATGAGCCTTTTTAAGGAGAGCAATTTGAGAGCCATTTTTCTGGATCGTGACGGGGTTCTTAACCTGGAACAGACAGGAATCTACGTAAACTCCCCAGATCAGCTGCTTGTATTTGATTTTGCTGCACCAGCCCTCGCCACACTTCGTTTGATCGGTTACAAATGTTTCCTAATTACAAACCAAGCTGGTGTGGGTATGGGCTTTCTAACCGAAGATAGATTATCTGCTATTCACGAAAAGCTTTGCCAGAATGTTGGTGAGCTGAGTGGGATATATACCTGTATGCATGCCAAAGATATAGGCTGTGACTGTCGAAAACCAAAACCTGGTTTGTTGCTTCAGGCAGCAATGGAGCATGGTATCGATCTTGGTGAAAGTTACTTCGTAGGAGATCGGCCATCAGATATAGAAGCAGCTTACCATGCAAGTTGTGTATCAGTAGCAGTCAAGTCTGGTTTTCTGGATGATGCTGCTATAGAACGTCTTGAATATAAGCCAGATATGGTTTTCAATGATGTGCTGGCTTTTGCTAATTATTTAGCTTTTGGGGGTAAAATGGCTTCGACGGGGAGTTGAACGAGATCGATAGCGAGCAGAGGTTGGTCGGTTGGCCTCTATAAAAGCCGTCCAAACAGTAAATGCGAACACTGATAACAGTGGCGTAAGCCAGAGCATCGTAGACCAGATCAATGCGAGAGATCGCGTTGGCTCCGAGGAAATGCTGCTCGCGGCCTAACGGCCAGGCTGTCGATGGGTATAAGTCCTCGTAATCCCACCGGCTCAAACTACGAGGAGTCTTTGAGGGCTAGGGGCTCTCCCGAGTTAGGCTCTCATCGTTCTAGTAACACTTGGGGGAATTGATGCCGTAGGCGGGCTACCGGCCATTAAGCGGGGAAGGAAACTGGTAGATACGCTCGTAGAAGTCGAAGTAGTTACTTTTCGGACATGGGTTCGATTCCCATTACCTCCACCAAATGTGGGCGAATGTAGCTCAGAGGTTAGAGCACTGGGTTGTTGCTCCAGAGGTCGCGGGTTCAATCCCCGCCATTTGCCCTACCCTAAACAAGAGAGGTGATTCAAATGCCGGGTTGTCCGATTGATCCGAACAATCCACCTGAGATGACCACGCAGTTTGTGGTCAAACAGGCGACGGACGCTGGAGAGGCTACTGTATTTTCCAGCCATAGCAAACAAGATGCAGATAATTTTGCTGCATCAGTTGCCGGTCGTGTGGAAGAAGTCGAGATTCCCGCTGACCAGGCAATTATTGATACCTTAGAGGAGGCTGTTCAGTAAAATGCCAAATATCAAGTTTATCGTAGCAGAGGGAGCGAAATTACCTGAGTATGCACACGGGGATGATTCCGGGGCAGATTTGTTCTCGAATGAGAATGTAGTCATATGTGCTGGTGAAACCCAGATGGTAGACACAGGACTTCGTATTGAACTCCCACCGGGATTTGAGGCACAAGTACGTTCCAAGTCGGGCTTGGCCTGTAAGAATATGGTTCATGTGCTCAATTCTCCAGGAACTATCGATTGTGGTTATCGCGGGCCGGTCAAAGTTATCTTGCATAACGCTGGCCGAGAGGCGTTCACAATCACACGTGGTATGAAGATTGCACAGATGGTTGTAGCTCCATATATGCAAGCTACATTCACAGCCGTTGATGAACTTTCTGATACCGCACGTGGCGAAAAAGGGTTCGGAGGCACAGGACAATGACAGACAAACTGCCCTGCACAGGACGTATTTCATTGGCCTCAGAGAAGATTGTAGACATCTTCAATCTGAAATCTGAAGACCTGAATGTCTGGGATATAGCATGGGCTTTGTCTCAGATCAATCGCTACAATGGCTGCACGCCTATCCCATTTGATGTGCTAAGCCATACAGGGTTGGTCTATGCACTGTATATGGCTGAACACACTACGCCTGAATCGCGTAATCCCTCAACAATCCTGGCCTTGCTGCTTCATGATGCTGCTGAAGCCTTTATAGGCGACATACCAGTATCGTTGAAAACTCTGGATCAGATGGCTTGGCTATGTGAGCTTGAAGATGAACTACTCCAAGTGATCTTTAACAGATTCGGGCTTGACTGGCAGTCGATTGACTGGGAAACCATCAGTCGTTATGACAACATGGCTGGCAATGTAGAAGTGCATTGGCTTAAGCCAAAAACAAAATCAGATGAGTATTTTACCAAAGTGCAGGTAGAGATGCCCTTTGCCTATAAACCACTCAGTAAAGCTCGTCCGATTGAGTGGGTGAAGCTGGTTTATGCCGGTGCCCAACATTTTCACGTAGTAGACATGGACGCATTGTTTGCTACTCCTCCATTGCTGGAGCCATATATCGACACGGCTGAGCTGCCAAGTGTATCTTCGACTCAAACTGTAGTCGAGGGAGATGCTTCATTTCCCGCACTTCGGGACAGCTCGGACGTAGATAACATGAGAGTCTAAAATGCAGTTGCGTATCATCATTCAGCTTAATAAAGCGACATTGCAGAAAAATGTCATTATAACTCGTGACATGCTTGCCCCGGTCGAGGATTTTCTAATTGCATGGCCGGAGTCTACTGTCTATGACAGTGTTGTCTTGCTTCTGGCGATGGGTGATGATACAATACTTGAGGGACTTTTCGATACTGAACTACGTTCAGAGCTTGATCCCCTTGTTGATAAAGAAGTACTTATATCACCGGAAGTGGAGGCTCGTTGTAGGGCTCTCCTGGAAGGAGTCTAACCCATGCTATATCCCACTGTTGTAGCCAAACTGGAACAGTATATGTTGTCGTGTGATCCCGCTGCTCTCGATGACATAGTGGCTACCATCCAATCGGAGAAAAATGATCCATCCATACAGGATACCATCATGCGGATTCCGATGATCTCAGCGGATTTTAACCGTGCCAGTCAATCGACAGGCTATGTCAAACTCAACCTCGAAGCTGTTGATTATGACAAGTCTATCATCGAGGACAAAATGATTCGAGTCTTTTGTGCTGATGCGGGCGCGGTCCCCACCCATATCTGCATGGTCGCCAATGTGGACGACGAGTTTGTTAAGCTGATACCCGCTTTGGATATTGGCGAACCTCAACAAGCATAATGTTGACATTCACAGTGCCTAACACCACCACTACCAAACCTATCGAGGTAGGTGGTGGTGTTAGAATTAGAGTTGATGGCACACACTACATGATGATGTGTGAAGTCGTTGCTCTCGATGAGTCTGGACAAGACGACTATCCAATCAAAGTAAAAGGGATCGGCTTTGAAGGATGGATCAAGTTAGACTGGGTTACAGACGCCCTGGATAAAGCTGCCTATGCCCTCGAACGCGCAATAAATGTAATTGGGAATACATAGGTCTCACTTGACCAAAGAAGAACTACGCAGAAGACAGTGTGGTTCTAAGGTCAAGTATCCGACTCGTGCTGCTGCACGAAAAGCAAAGAAGGCATTTGAGGGTAGAAACAGGGGAGCAAAAATGAGTGCCTACTGCTGTCAGTGGTGTGGCTATTATCATATTGGGCATAAAAATCCAAGATACGAGGTGTGAAAATGTCAGTTGCAGTCCCAAAAGGACGTAAACAGGTTATCGCTACGTTCGGGAATCCCGAGCTAAAAGGTGAATTGAATCCTACGTGGGAGTCAAAAAACCTTGTCTATATGGACTTACCGTACAAAATGCGGTATGCTTACGATCCAACAAAACCGATTACTCGCTGTCGAGTGCATCGGTTGATTGCTGAACCGCTCGAAGGCGCATTCCAGGAAATCTGGGATACAGCACGCTTCGAGATGAAAAAGAAGTATGGTTTTAATCGTAAAACTGCAGATGGTAAGCCGGATTCAGCATTCTACGATACGAAGACCCTGGAGTATCTTGCGTCTCTTGGTCTTGACCTCTTCGGAGGCACTTTTGTCTATCGCCCAAAGACAGGTTACACGACTCTATCGATGCATGCTTTTGGTATCGCCATCGACATTGATCCATCGCATAATGTTCAGGGCACCAAAGGACGCATGCCGAGTTGGGTGGTCAAGATTTTCAAGAAATGGGGCTTTACCTGGGGTGGCACATGGGCAAAGCGAGATGATATGCACTTCCAATATGCTACTGGCTGCTGAACTGGTAATTATACCAGTAGACACTTATAGCTCAGGCACAGTATAATGGAGGCAGGAATAAGGAGGTAGTTATGGCTGAATCATCTAATGCAGAATTAGTTCCTGATGCACTGCCGAGCGATGAAGTTCTTACAATGGAAGCTGAGGCGCAGACTGAGGAGATCATAGTTGTCGATGAAGACTCTATGATGCTCATTAACACGCAAACCGGTCAAGTTGTAGGGACAGCAGAGACACCACCTGAAGGTGTTGAAGACATAAAGCTGGCCGAGTGGATCGGTGAAAAGCGAACCTGGCATAAAGGTAGAATTGCCGGGCTTGAAGCTGAGAAACAGAAATGGGTGGATACTATAAATGCTCGTTTCGATACTCAGATCAAGCGACACAAAGACTCACTGGTGTGGTATGATACCACTTATCATGATTTTCTATTCAAGCTGGCTAAGAAGATCATTGGTAATGGTAAAAAGCGATCAGCAGCGGTTGGTTTATTATTGCTGAAGCTCAGTAAGACACGACCGAGTACCACAGTCCTCGATCAAGACAAGGCGATTGCATGGCTGACAAAAGCCGGACTCTCTGAGGCAATAAAGACCACACAATCTATCCTGGTATCGATGCTTCCAGATGAACTGAAAGCTCGATTGACTCGTGAGAGTAACCAGGAAAAAACTGGACTGGCTTTTAATCCAGGTGGTGACGATCAACTGAAAATTGAATAGTGTTTCCGGGTAGTCTAATCGGCAGGACAGTGGCCTTTGGAGTCACGAATCGCGGTTCAAATCCGTGCCCGGAAGCCAGAACAGGGATGGCCGTGATTATAGTTGAAACGCCTTTGCGTATCAGTTTTGCCGGTGGTGGCACCGACTTCAAAGATTATTATGAGACCAGCCATGGTAGTGTAGTTTCTACTGCAATAGATAAGTATGTGCAGGTCATTATCAAGAAGCGGTTTGATGCGCTTATCCGAGTAGGCTACTCACGGACTGAAATGGTTGCATCTGTAGATGAGGTGCAGCATGATCTTGTGCGAGAGTCTATGCGCCTGGTTGGAGTGAGACAGGGTGTAGAGATCGCCACAATGTCTGACGTTCCGTCTGAGGGATCGGGGCTTGGTTCCTCAAGCACGGTAACTGTTGGTTTACTTCATGCTTTGCACGCCTACAAAGGGGAAACTGTTACAGCCGGACAGTTAGCCCAAGAAGCCTGCCATATCGAACTCGATGTGCTGCATCGGCCTATAGGCAAACAAGATCAGTATATCGCTGCATATGGCGGGCTTTGTCATTTTACATTCAAGGCTGATGGTTCTGTTCTCGTTGATTCAATCAAAATTGGAGAGCGAACCCAGATGTATTTGAATGAGAGCTTGATGCTTTTCTACACAGGAATTACACGAAAATCGTCTACAGTGCTTGAGGAACAGACAAGTAATATCTACAAACGGATACCTATACTGGATGCTATGCGAGATCAGAGTGATCTACTCGCAGCAAAATTAAAGGTATTTGATCGAGTTGATCTTGGTGCAGTATTACAGGAAAACTGGGATCATAAAAAGCGTCTTGCCAGCAACATATCGAATGCAAGCATAGATGATTTCTATAAACGTGCTTTGGATGCTGGAGCCAGCGGATGTAAAATTGCTGGAGCTGGTGGTGGGGGTTTTCTACTGGTCTGTGTATCACCTAAACGGCGAAATGCAGTGCGTAGAGCTTTGCATGATCTACGAGAATTACCTATCACACTGGCCTGTGATGGTTCAAAAATCATACTCAATACAAGGAGATAACTAACTATGAACATTATCCAACCAAGCTACGAAATCATCAATCCTCAATCGCGTGATGAAGGTATTGCGATGGTTCAGCTTATGGAACGAGCCGGACGCACTTGTTACAAGTCGGAGGCGAAGATTACTGCCGATTCAGCAGGACAGTTTGTAACGATGCTGAGAGATCGGCAGCATGAGGCTATGCTGGAGTTTGGATTCATTGTGGTTAAGTTCGTCACTGATCGCGGGATCACACATGAGATGGTCCGGCATCGTCTATGCTCATTCGCGCAGGAAAGCACACGCTGGTGTGACTATGGAGGCATGGGTATTCAGGTTCTCTTGCCTGGAGATATTCGTGCCGATTATGAAGCTGGCACCGAAAAGGGTATCAAAGCTTATGAAATCTGGCTCCGAGCAATGGAGCAGGATCAGGTCAATTATGATGAGCTGCGTGATCTGGGTTATAAGCCCGAAACCGCACGTTCAGTCTTACCTACCTGTTTGAAAACAGAAATTGTCATTGGAGCCAATACCCGCGAATGGAGACACATCTTCAAAATGCGAACACCGGTTACAGCTCACCCGGACATGAGGCGTCTTATGCGGCCTCTCCTGTCCGATATGCAAGCTCTTGTACCGGTACTCTATGATGACATCATCATTAAGGAGTGATCGTGTGACAAAGGTTCCTGATGGCCTCAAAAGTCAGGGTTACCCGGCGTTGAAGCGCAACTATAAAATGTTTCAACGTCGGGTTTATGACGCTCTGGCAGATTTGACTCCCACAAAGTTCCAGTTTTTGATGCACTGCCGTAAGGATCGCATGAGTTTTAACTGGGAAGGCATTGATGCTGCCACCTTTAGATTTATCGGTGATGTGCTGGTAGAGCTGCTTGATGATAAGAAGTTGCTGGTCACCGAACACGATGTTATTATCAGTTTCAATAGATTCCGTGAGCTGATCTGGAAGCATGAATGTGTGCGCCAGGGGATGCTTCGTGAAGTTCCCAATGCGGATGGTTCTGTGGATTATGAACTTGTAAATGAGGAGCCAGCTGCCAAGATCGATGACGATGTTATTTATCGAAAAGTTCGTAAGCGGCATTTTGCTCGAATCAAACAGGTAATTATACCAGATGACAAGCATGAATGAAGTGAGCTATAATGTATAAAGTTGACTGAATGCTCAGAAAGGATCGCCTTTGACAATGCTTACTGTAAATGATTTTTTTGAACCGGAATCTGGGATCATTGCATCAGTTATGCCCGAGTTTATACCACGTAAAGGGCAGGCTGATTTAAGCAATTTGATTTTGGATGCTTATGAGAAAAGGCATCCTGTTATAGTTGAAGCACCTACTGGCTATGGTAAGAGCTTTGCTGTACTCGTCCCTTCGATTATTAAGGTGTTGAACAGTGGAGGTCGCGTTATTATCTCCACTGAAACATTGGCTCTTCAAGACCAGTATTACTACAAAGATATACCCATGCTTCAACAGGCATGTGAGAATAAGGGTATCAAGTTCACGTATGAAGTGGCAAAGGGTCGAGGTAACTATATATGCCGTCATAAGTTGAGTGAAGAGACGGCTTTGGATACCGATTCTCGTTTGATAAAATGGGCTGCAGACCAACAGCCTGCTTTCTTTGAAGAAGGTCAATGGCTGTATGATACCGGAGACATCAGTAGTGTTCCATTCGAGTTCGACATCAAAGAATGGAAGCAGTTTGTCGGAGCCGATGAAGAGTGTGGCAAACGTGCATGTCCATTCTATGGGATGGGTAAGAAAGGTAGTGATTGTTTTGCCCATGAAGCTGCGAGTAGATTTCAGCATGCACAGATCGTGATAACAAATCACACGCTGTTATTGCTGGACGCACAAATCGGTCTTGGCACTTTGCTTGGGGAGTTTGACTTACTGATTATCGATGAAGGACACAGCTTGGCTGAACGTGCTCAAAATGCCTGGGGCATTATACTTAAACCTACCACAGTATCCCGCACAATGCACTACTGTAATCGTATGTTGAAAGAATTGGGAATAGAGCAATTTATCAAGGTGAACCAGTATAAAGTGCTGGAGCAGGATATATTCTCACCATTCTTTTCTGTGGTCGAGCAAAGCACCAAGATGGATCAAATCAGTGATGAGGTCAAGGGCAAATCAAAGGACGCTTCAGCTGTTATTCGAGACATTCTTAAAGCAGACTTCAGGCGTGTAGATAGTAGGATCAATGAGCCCGAGGGATCGAAGCGCACACAAGCTCTCAACGATATAAAAGAGAAGATTTCTAAGCTTATTCATGCTGTTTCCGCAGTGTATGGTGACAAGGTAAGTGAGGAAGTAGCTGATAACTGGCTTTCGTTTGTTGAGAATACCCAAACTGATAAGAGCAAACAACCTCGAATCATTCTCAACTTAAAACCTGTCGATGTCGCTCCTCTGCTTAAAGCCAGAATCCATGATGTGATCTATTGCACCATTATTATGTCAGCTACAATGCGACTGAACGAGGGTGGCTTTGGCTTTATGAAGCGTGAGTTAGGTATGCCGGAGACAACAGTCAACTTTGTTGGAGATACACCGTTCGACTTTGAAAAACAAGTTGTAGGCTATTTTCCGACTCATCTTCCTGACAATAATAGTCGGGACTATATACCAGCTCTCACCGATGAAGTTGTGAAGCTTATTGACTACTGGAAAGGGCGCACAATGATTCTGTTTACCAACGTATCGCACATGCGCCAAGTCTACAATGCGGTAGCCAATAGGGTGCCATATCGCTGCTATATCCAGGGCCAAATGCAGAAGCGTGTGCTTACCGAGCAGTTCAGTAAGGAAACTCAATCGTGTTTGTTTGCTACTCGCAGCTTCTTTACTGGTGTCGATATTCCAGGTGAGACACTTAGCTGTGTGGCTCTGGTAAAAGCTCCATTTAGGGTGCCCACGGAGCCTATGTTCAAGGCCAAATGTGATCTTCTTGATAAGCATGGCTTGAACTCATTCGTCAACTATTCTATGCCTCTGATGTTATTTGACATCAGACAAAGCTTTGGACGGTTGATCCGTAAAACAAGTGATACTGGTATGTTTGCTCTGCTGGATAGTAAAGCTATGAAGATGAGCTATGGAGCCAGTATCCGAAAGGCGTTACCACGTATACAGGAAGTAAGACAACTCGGAAGTGCACCGATGGCACCACGAGTAGAGAAAAAACGAGTTTCAACAGCTTTGCTTGAGTTAGATTAGTTCTTGGGGTATAATGTGACTATGCTACAGTCTTCTTTTTACAATCGAGTAGGTGGGGTAATTGGGCCAGATGCATGCGAGCAGTTGGCTCTACAAGTTAATAATGTGCCAAAGGATGGAGTTATTCTCGATTTAGAGTGTGGTGAAGGTCGCTCTACATTGAGCATGGCTTTTGCATTGAATGAAGATCATGGAAATGTAAAGATCATAGCTGTAGATACCCATGTTACTGATCTACGTTCTTCCACACCCTATGAAGATGGCACTATCATGAAGTTTCTTAAACATCTTCAGCACTACAAGGTTATGTCTCGGGTAATTCCAATGTTGATGCCCACCAGTAGTGTATTACAGGTGCTCAACAAACGATGTGCCAATCTTGTAGTAGTCAATCATCGAGATAACATAGTGTCAACCTACTGCAATCTTGCTATAGCTCTTAATGCGATACGTAGAAATGGACGTATAGCTGTATGTTATCCCAGCAGAAATAATGAGCTGGAACAGAAAATAACATCATACATGGAAACATTTTACTTTACTCTAATAGTTAGCCGATCTGGAATTATGATATACGAATGCTCCAAGAAAGGAGGCTAAACCTATGTGGGAAACAGTAATAAGTTTGGTGCAGGGATGGCTCAAGCCTGAGTATCTTTTGATTCTCGGTGTGCTTGGCCCGGCTGTAAAAACGATCTTGCCAATAGTCCGATATTTCATTCCGTCGAGTTGGTTTGACTCTAAGGGTAAAACCTCTCTCTGGCTGGCATTTGGACTATCTATGATCGCTACATTCGTGTACAAAGGCGTCCAGCAAATAGGCACATGGGCCTGGGCTGATGTCCTGATGACTGTTGGTGTAGGATTCCTTGTTGGTTGCAGCTCTGTTGGTTATAACGTGACCGTGCAGGCTGTGAAAGGCAATGATGTAAACATCAAGAAAACGAGCTGAGGATGCGCCAAGGAACCTTGCCATTATGGATGGGCAGCGGAGTTACTTACACAGAGGCTCAAGCTTTCTGTGCAAAGCAATATGCCGCACAGGGCAAGACACTTATCGAAGAAGTAAAGCAGCACCTTGATTCTTTGAACGATGCCGAGATCGATTCTGTAAGAGTGCTGCGTAGACTGAACGAGCTATCAATTGAGCTGTCTACGTTTAACTTGGAATGGGATGAGTTTTCACTTGCAGTATTTGAAACCATTGTTTTTCCACATAGTCAAACGTGGACAGCTCGTTATTTAAGACTGGCTTTCAACCGAACCATAAAACGATTGGAGAAGATAGTATGATGAATCAACCACCCATAGACCCGGATGATGGGCTTATTATCGAGGTATCTATACCCTCAAATACAGCCATATTTTACCTGGAAGCAGCTCTAAAATATGGTCTGAATGAGATGACTCGTAGTGGACAATTCATGCGTCTTGTAGGTGCCTATGAAGTCTGCACCAATATGGACGAAGCTGAAGAATCACTGAAGTCACTCATAAACTGTGTCACAGAGGCCAAGCAACATATCATAATGGCTCAATCGAGGTCCGCTTCCCAAGAAGCTCCAACTGATGATGGAGAGATTCCAGGGATCGCATTTGCTAAATCTGATTCAGCTGGACTTTCTGACGATGAAGAAGATGACGATGATGGCTCTTCTTCGGGCAAATCGGACAAAAGGTCTCCACTAAGTTGATGTTCAGCAATCTCGCCATCAAGAGCATGCATTAACTCTTCCAGACGATCTTCAGTCAGATTATTTATTCGTTGATCTACAGAGTCAAGCAGATCGACTTCAGCATTCTCGTTTTGAGCTGTTTGACTCTTATCATATTCCAAGCCAAGCAACTTAACTCTACGATCCAAAGCGTTGAGTTTTAGAGTGAGAAGTCTATTATTATCTCCTGGGCCTATTAACTGGTCATCGATTTGTTGTATAAGCCGGTCAAGGCTGGCTATAAGGCGTCCACGTTCCAGCTCACGGTCATCCATAGTGAGAGGCTTGCCCATTTGTCGCCAGTCACTTTTAAGCTCCTCAATTTCACTTGCAACCAGGTCACGACTGATCCCGAGTAGTGATGCTATCTGATCTACCGGGAGTCGATATATAAGGTGTAGATGCTCTACCTTTGTGCGTACCGGCAGATTCACACGCAAGCCATAGCAACGAAACAGTTCATCTTCAGGATTCGCCAGCATAGGAGCCAGCTCATCGTCCTCATGACAAGCTGGCATTTGATCTGGGCAATCATCATCTAAACCAGCGGGCAAGATCGGTTTATCGCGTCTCATTCTTCTTCCTCAAACTTCGGTTCTATTATGCTCCATTGATGGGTATTAACTCCAAACTGTGAGCGCACACGTGCCAGGTCGATTTTGACACACATCTCTTGGATTATAGGATGGTCAGTAGGAAATCCCAACACTGGGCTATTACCACTATTGGCACAGTCTTTCAACAGGTTTCGGAAAGCAATATCATTCATCAATGCAGCTGATCCGGCTGAAGTTAAATAAGATCGAATCTCAGACCTCCATCGGTTTATATCGAAGTAAGCTTTTTCACGATCTACAAGATCAAGCACAAATACGCTTCCCTGCAGTGATGTATTCCTACGTGTGTTCATAATGATAGCAGAATCAGTAGCACGGAACAATTCATGCAGAGCAGATGATCCATAAGTAAGTTTACGTGCATCAGGATCAGCAGCAAAAATGACACTAATAAAGCGGTCTTTACGAAGTGGGAACTCTAAGCCATACTCTTTGTAGATAAAGTACAGAACGTACAGACCGTACAGAATAGCGGAGAATCCCCATCGTTTACGCTCAGTAACATCAGTCGAGCATTCAGCTTCGATCTTGTCGATACACTGTTCCATGATTCGCTTACAACGGTCAAGGTTATTGATAGTCCACTGAAGTATGATGGTTCCAAGCCATCCATCATGATCGCGTGAATGTAGCCAGCGCATTCTACGAGCCATAGCTACACGATCTTCACCTTCCAGTGCTTTGATCTTGTATAGCCAATCGTGATTTATCGTTATGGAGAATATACGTTGGACGGCTGCATCTTCAGTTAAGGGATGCTCACCCGCGATACACATTGGGGCTTGAAATTGATCTGTGCAGACAGAGCGATCACTGCGCCCTGAACTACCACTGAGTCCATCCCATACCGAACGAATTACACCCAGGAATTGTCCACCTTTAGATTTGCCATCATCTGGCCGTGGATTATCCCTGAAGTCATCAATAATGAGTGGGTATAGATTATTCGATGTTAGATGGCTATGCATGGCGAAGATGGTTGTTCGCTCATATGCTTTACCAATCTCGCAGCCATAATGAGGCCCAAGCATCTTAAACAAATGGCTTTTACCGGAACCAGCCAGACCATAAACAACGAGTACAGGATAACCCTCAACACGCTTCCTGAAAAATGCTGACATTGGACACCCGGCAAACCATGCCAGAGTAGGCCATATAAAGTGTGGCTCATGATACTGACTATAGTATTCTCCGAATGTCTGAAGATACTCCTTGATGTCCTGCTCTTCAAGCTCTAAACGTGGGTTAGGTAAAGCTGTATCTGTGCCACTGCCTGTCCATATATATTGCTCACTGGGCTGATCTGGTAGTAACAATACAGGTTTCTTTTTATGAACATCTAACCAGCCATAGTATGTAGACTCATGGATTTCTGTTTCAGGACAATGCTCAGCTAACCATGCAATATACTGGGGCCAAGCTTTGGGTTGAAACACAGATATACCCGTAGGCATATGATTGATACGTGCAAAAGCTTTCGGATCGATATGTCCGGCAGGAGTGATCTCAACACGTTTTACCGGCTGTCCAGCTATTACTATGTCAGCCAGCCAGACAACATCATTCGTGTGGGCTTTGTGCAATTTACCAACTATATGCACTACAAAGTTGGAAAAACAAGTATGTTGGGCATTGGTTAAGTGAGTAAAAGTGCCTTTTTCAAAGAATGGATCATCACCAACATCAGTCAAACTACCTTTAATTGGATCATAATTTTCCGGCTTAAAATCGATGCCCATTTTTGAGCAGTAAGCCTTCTTCATTCTGACCCAATAATCAACTATAGCCTCAGCATCAGGAGCTAAAGCAGCATAATTTGAGCGTAAACTTCTGAGCTTAGTAAGGTCTTGCTCATCGTAGGTGGTATCTACTTCTGTATCACGAAACTGGTCATCACTGAGTAAGTTAGCAAGTTCCTTAAATACATTCTTACAAGCTTCTCGATTGATGCCTCCCTTACGTATTGTGCCAGCTAGATCGAGCATCATATAATGCCGTGAGCCTTCAGCCCAATCTTCTGAACCCTGGAATAGACACAACAATGCAAAGACTATGGATTTTGGAGCTGTGTTTTCGTTGACATGCTCAAACATTTTTTTGAGCTGTTTCATTGAATAGGTCGGAGGCTCTTTACCATCACGCTTGTTATAATGCGTGTTTACTTGGAAATAAGTGCTGTACTCAGGCTTTACGTTAAAGGTGCCTGGTATACGCATGAGACGTGAATGTGAGCACACTTCCATGTCAGCTCCATAATACATTGCAAGCTGACATAGTAGTGGAATAATGTGTTCTGCATACCGTTTCGGGTCTTTATCTACCTTAAACGGTGTATCAAGCTTATAGTAACCCTGAAGACCATCCTTACTGGATTCTACCCATACCGAAGCAGCATCTACACTTTTCATGTCAGCCAAAAATGCTTTGCCTGGCACTTGAATGTACTTAAAGAGATCAACGTCGAACCAGAGTGCAGGTATGTCTAAGATGTTTGTTTGTTTGCGCTTACCTTCACGAGTGTCTGTAGTACCGGTGGAAAAGTACATATTATACTTATGGCTGTGGACTCGCCACCACTCGGTATACAATTTTTCCGGGGCCGAATATGCATGCGAAATCATTGGCCCATCTTTTTTCTTTGTTTGGGCGGGTGCGCCTTCTACTTCATCAGCTTCGCAATCTGTCTCTGTTAATGTTTCTCCTGGCTTACTTTTCGATGTAGTTATGTATCCGTTCGGAGAGTCCCCAAAAAGAAAGCGCAAAAACGTAATGGCTTTCTCGGCATCGGTTGTTAAAGTTGCCATGTATTGGTTGACCTCACTCCTTTGGGTAATTGATATTATAGCTCACTCATAAATGTTTGTGGAGTCTTTTTTAGACCGATCTCGAAAAACTGGTAGTTGTACTAGGCTTGCCACTACTATTATGCGGTATAATGGATATGCGATGAGAAGACCTCCATGGTGGGCAGCCCAAAAAGAAGCCTATAAACGAGCAAAGACTCTTATACATGATGGTATCCCGCTCCTTATGGAAATGGGGACCGGCAAAACACGCATAGCAGTGCAACTACTTGAGTATCTATTTAAGTATTATGATGTGCGGCTAGTCTATGTAGTAGCTCCATTAGCTGCCATGCATGTATGGGTAGAGAACTGGCACGAATGGGCTAAGACTCCAGTAGCCTTTATCGATTTACATGATACTGGTAGTGAGGGTATCAGAGAAGCAGTGCGTTTGTCAAAACAAGGCTCACCGGTCATCTGTTTGGTCAATTATGAGACTGCTTGGTTCCTGGGTAAAAAGCGGGTCAAGGTTAAATTAGACGGTAAAACACGAACTCGTTTGAAGCATGTAGATACTACGATGGGCGACATCAAATGGGATATGGGTATTCTCGATGAGTCCACGGCTATCAAACATCCTGGCTCTAAAGTATCATCGTTCTTCTGCCGGACAATGAAATCACGCACACGATTCCGTATGATCCTCACTGGCAGTGCTTATATCAAACGGCCACTCGATGTGTATGCACAGATCAAGTTTTGCTGCACCAATCCTATATTTCCGTGGGATTATGCTGGTTTTAAGGCAGAATACTCTATACCACATCCTACGATACCACAAGCGATCCTGAGTTATCGTAATCTGAATGACTTTGTAAAACGCTTAGCCAGTTGTGCAATTCTCCTCAAAAAAGAAGATGTGCTGGACCTACCACCATTTGTGCACGAAACACGTAAGATCACGTTGAGTGCCAAGAGTCGAAAAATATATAACGAGATCACCGAGGAAAATTATGCTTATCTGGAAGAGCTTGAAGCCGATGGCATAGAAATCACAGCCTCACATGTATTCGCTGTTCAACGAAAGCAGATGCAGATTACATCAGGTTTCATCTATCCTGACCTTATACAGATCGGCGAGGGTGATGATGCTAAAATGATAAAGCCGGACGCTGTGCGCCTTGGCACCGAAAAGGTTAATGTGCTCTTGGATATAATTGACAAACGTGCCGGGGAGCCCACTATCATTGTAGTGCAGATGGATGAAGAAGAGGATATTGTATCGGAGGCATTGACCAAAAGTTTTGGCTTTACTCCAAAGATACTTAATGGTAGTGTTAAGGGTGCAGCTCGCAGGCATGAAATGATTCGAGCAGCTGCGCGTGAAGGTGACCCTTATTTTGTGGTCAAAGAATCAGTAGTAGCTCGTGGTGTAGATATGCGGGCATTCGACATGACCATATTTTACTCACACACGCCAGATACCGAAGACTACGATCAGATGATGTCTCGTAACCATCGTGGTGGACAAACAAAGAATATCACGTATATGCACCTACTATGTGAGAACACAGTTGACTTACGAATTATGCGTATATTGCGCAATGATATGAACCTGGCTCGTCAGATCGAGCGTGATTGGAGAGCTTTGATTAAATGACCCCAGCTATAGCAGATATTGTTATCACACATATCGATGACATGGATAAAGAATATTCATGCAAAGGTCGTTATTATGGCGATGGACGTGTGCTGGTACGACATGAAAATCGTTGGCTGGGTGTTGATCCTAACTGCTACCATTCAGATGATCCTAAACGACTCTTTATTGTGGCAACTGGCGAGTGGAGTTCGTTTAGAATACGGTCAGTGATTTTAGATTCCAAGGCCATAAAGAAAAATGCAAAACTGGTAAATATACCAGTTTGATTTCTCTGATAGGCTGAGGTATACTGTTACTGTTCCGAAATCACCAAACAAACTGGAGGATAAATCATGAGTAGTGACAAGACGACGGGTACTACCGAAGAACTACGCGTACGAATCCCGAAAGCTGTAAAAAAGCAGCAGATTTTCGAGATCATCGCGGAGGATGAAGACTTTCGCTTCGGTCGTATCAAGATCGAGCGTGACCGCCAGCGGTACACCCTCGCAGCTCCGGTAGAGGACGACGAAGATGCAATCAAGAGCGTCAAAGCGTTCTACGGAGTCATCCCCTATTTCCGCAAGGCATACTTCAAAGATCAGAACGATGCCACCAAAAAGGTCGAGAAGCGCGAAGTCGCTATCGTCCGCTGTGACAAGTATGTTCCTGAACTTCTGTATATCTCCTATGCAGGCTTCTGGAACTGGAAGGGCTTCCTCGCCGCTCTGGAGAAGCAAGACCTTCATTACTCTCAGGTCATCGTAAAATTCACGGCTGAGCCGGGACAGTCCAAAGATGGACAGTACAAGTTCTCCAAGCCAAAAATGGAGATCGTTCGTGCTCTTACCGAGGACGAGTGGAACTACATTCAGGAACTTAGCAGCGTTGTTCGTACCCGTGTGAGGAAGTACAGCGACAATGATGCCCTGGATGCTGCTGAGGATAAGTTCCTCGATGAAGACGATAAGCCGAAGCAGGAGCCGGAGGCCGATGACGATGATGCCATCGCAGCGAAGGCAGCCAGTCGAACTCGTACTATCGTTGAAACTGACGAAGACGACGAGGAAGAGGAAAAGCCTGCAGCTAAATCCACCCGGAAGTCATCTAAGGCTGCCGAGACCGAAAAGCCCAAGGGCAAATCGGTTGAGGATGATGATGACGATGACGAGCCTGCACCTAAGTCAACTCGAAAATCATCTAAGGCTGCCGAGACCGAAAAGCCAAAGGGTAAATCGGTCGAGGACGACGAAGATGACGAGGAAGAGCCAGCTGCAAAAGGCAAGGGCTCATTCCCTGAGTTGGATGAGGATGACGATGAAGACTTGGCTCCCAAGCGAGGCAAGGCCGGTAAGTCCGTCGAAGATGACGAGGACGAAGACTAAACCATAATTCGGGTGCGTGACCTGCCAGCAATAACCCGAATGTAGGAAAAAGGATAGGGGCCATGGCATTCCCTTAAACTGCCCGCCCGCAGTGCTATGGCCCCTACCTTTCATTTTTTGAGAGGATAGTATGCCAGATACCACGACTGAAGCTACAACTTTACGAAATGAGCAATGCGATTATTGTCAGTTTGGCATAAATGCTATCCCAGCACCTAAACATGTATGTCTTCTACCCGAGGAGATTGGGCCACACGATGTAATGCTTGTCGCTGAGCAACCGACAAAGCAGGATGACATCTATGGGCAGGTCTTTTCAGGCAGGGGACTCGCAGACATCAAAGAGTTCCTTGTTAAGCGTGGCGTAGATGTATATGCTACTTATGCGTTGAAATGTGTCAAACCCAATAAGGATACAAAGCCTAAACCCAAGGATGCCAAGCTGTGTGGGTTTGGTGCCTCTCCTAAAAAAGGCGAACCTGTAGTCGGCGGGTATCTTGCTCAAGAGATCAAAATGGTCAAACCCAAGCATATTATATGCATGGGTGCGAACACATTTGTAGCAGTAACCGGTAAGTCCTCCGGGTTTGGTGAACTTAAGAGCAATCGCTACTGGGATGAAAACCTAAGTGCTTACATCTACGCCACTGACCATCATGCCTCAGCACTCTTTAATCAACAGGTTAAAGAACAGTTGATAGCTGACCTCAAACGCTTTATCGAATGGATGAACATACCTGAAGATAAAGTCGATTCGATACAGTTCACACCACCAATCCGAGTGGCATCTACACTGAAATCTCTACGGATCATGCGCAAAAAGATTCGTGAAGCAGGTGGTGTTGTGGCTGTCGATACCGAAACCCAAGGACTTAACCCATATATCGCTGGGAAGCATATACGATGTATTCAATTCTGCTGGGATGCAACCTATGGCGGGGTTTTTGTGCCACTTGGCCTTGAAGAAGATTGTTACTACACCAACAAGTCAGTTCAACACAATTACTGGCAAGAGGGTGAAACACTCGAAGAAGCAGTTGAGATCGTTAGAGACATTCTTCTTGAGAGTCAGTGCATCTGGCATAATGGTAAGTTTGACCGTATATGGCTCCACGAGTGGGGTAAGCGTGAGTTTGGATCACCGATCCTGGCACCACACGTCTACATGGATACTATGCATGTTGCTCACGCCTTAAATGAGAATCGGTCATTGAAGTTAAAACAGCTTATCACTACAGAGCTGGGATTCCCAACTTACGACATTCAGGATAAACTCACCAAAGACCTGGATATTCTGATTCCGTATGCAGCCCGAGACACAGTAGCATCGTTACTTCTGGCTCTGAAATATTCTGGCATCATGAAACGTAGAGACATGCGCAAGGTGCGAAGACTCTATGCAAAAGTCACTCGACGGTGCGATAGTGTATTTACCAAGATGGAATTGCAGGGCTGGCCGGTTAATGGTAAAAAAGCTGCTGAATGTAAAGTTGCTATCGATGCAAAGCTTGTGGAGACAGAAGCAACTATGGCAGCTATCTTGGAAAAGCATCGAGAGGGCTTGACCGACATCGGGTTACTCACCGAAAAATTACCTGACATTGATGCAAACCTCTATGCTTCACCCAAAAAACTTGGTAAGCTGCTTTTCTCTGTGCTGCGTCTTCCAATGAATCCTGATAAGTCGGTGGCTTACACGGACGGTGGTGATCCAGCCACAAATGAAGATGCTTTGGTTCACTTAAAAGGTGATAAGTTTGTGGACTTACTGCTGGAGTGGCGTGGCTTGGCAAAAGCTCTCTCTACCTATGTAGAACCAATGATCCGTGCTGCTAAAGGCCGAGGACGAATAACAACCAGTTATAAGCTTACAGGCACCGTAACAGGCCGTACAGCGTCCGGGAAAGAGACTACACAGTCCAAGAGACAAGGCACATCAAAAGCTGAGGGAATGAACCTTCAGAATCTACCCTATACGTGGCATATTCGAGATTGTATAGAAGCCCGTGACGGTTGGAGCATCATGGAAGTGGACTTCTCTCAGATCGAGCTTCGTGTAGCTGGTTGGCTATCGAAAGACCCGCTCTTTATCAAGGCTTATAATAAAGGCTGGGATATTCATGCTATCCGTGCTATGAGAGTTAATAACATATCTCAAGAACAATGGAATGAATTACCCAAGGAAAAGCAGAAAGAGCTTAGAAAGAAAGCCAAGGCCGTTAATTTTGGATTCTTGTATGGTATGCAAGCTCGAAAGTTCAAGATGTACGCATTGACAGACTACAGCCTCGATATTCCTTATCAGGAATGTGTTCATATCAGAGAGCAGTTCTTCTCCGATCATACTGGTCTGCAAGACTGGTATCTACGCCAAGAAAATGAATGTCTGAATAAGGGTTATGTAGAAAGCCCTTCTGGTCGTAGACGCCATCTGCCGAATATAAAGCATAACCCAGACACAAGTCGTGATGCCCGCACAAAATACAATGAAGCTGTGCGCATGGCTATAAACACCCCTGTGCAGGGTTTCGCTTCTGACCTAAAACTGATGTCTATGATCGAGATTGATGAACGAGTTGAAGAACAATTCTCCGATGTAGCTGTGATGTTTGGTGAAGTGCATGACTCGATATTGTTGGAAGTGCGTGATGATGCAGTTGAGGAAGTAGCCAAGGTTGTATTGCGAATCATGAGCCATCCGAGCATCTTGGACGAGTTAGGTATTGATATTACGATTCCTATAATGGCAGAAGCTAAGGTCGGCAGAAGTTTAGGAACAGCTAAAGACTATGAAGTCGATTGGCGAGAGGCAGCATAATGGAGCGTAACCTGCAGCGTAGTGTAATCGATTGGTTACGCCATCAACCTTACTGCCGGGTCACCAATATTCATGGTTCCAGCTATCAGGAAAAAGGTATATCAGACCTGATCGTATGCTATAAGGGCAGGCATTGTGTTTTTGAACTCAAAGATGAAGCTGACATTGAAGAAGTGCAGCTGGCTTATTTACGCTCAGTTAGACGAGCACAAGGGATAGCGGAGATCATATATGACATCGAAACAATCAAAATCATCTTCAAATGTATCGACCGAGGAGACACCTGGGAACCCCAGAGTGATCTCTCACCCCGAAGAAGAAGGCTTCACTCTAAAGATTAACGGTGAATCTTTTCACTTCGGTTACTCCAGGGCAGCCAAGTTCATGGAATGTCCTCATGCTTATGAGGAAACATATGTAAACGGCCATCGCACTCCAGGTGGCACAGCCATGCGCCGGGGAACTGCTTATCACGCCACACTTGAAGGATTACTTAACTTCAAGATAAACAGAAACGGTGAGCATTACCCCATAGAAAAGACAGAACGCTATGCATGGAAAAATGCACTCAAAGAAGATTTAGCTGAAGGAGAAGCTACACGTGTGGTGCAAGCTTCTCGTTTCTACCATAGCCGTATGTACCATCGACATAATCCGATAGCTGTAGAAGTTGACTTTGATTTCTGGAAGGATGATGTCAACTATACTGGCAAAATTGACCTTATCGAGTGGCAAGACGTAAAAGGTAAACGCAAGATATTTATACGTGACCATAAGTTCAGCTATGATACGTGGGCTGAATCCCGAGCAAAGTTTGGTGTGCAGCCTATTATTTATCAGTGGGCTTGGGAAGAGCAACTGAGCAAAGAGTATGCTGGTACTGAGTTTGACGGGCTTGAATATGGTGGTTTCAGCTATAATATAATTCGGCTGTTTCCTACTCCTGTGATCCAAGACATCTTCATCAAGCCTTGCACTACAACGGCCTCAGCTTGGTGGAGTAAACAGTTGAAGATCATGGCCGAGTGTATCAAAAACGGTATATTCTTCGCTATTCCTGGCGATAAGAAATGCCAATACTGCGATCACAAGAAGCGATGCAGTCCGACTATTTACACTGTCAAGTCTACATTGATAGGCGACATAAGCGAGGATGAAGCATAATGGAAAAGTTTCGATTGACTCCAACCTTTTTATCCAAGTACAAAGAACGCACTCCTCCATTTGGATTTGGTGGTCTGGGTGAACTGGTCTACTACCGCACTTATTCAAGAGTAAAAGCAGATGGCTCCAACGAGGATTGGACTGATACATGTCAGCGTGTAGTTGAGGGCTGCTACAACATGCAAAAAGCTCATATCGAACAGTATAATCTTGGGTGGGATGGTAACAAAGCTCAATGCTCTGCCCAAGAGATGTTTGATCGAATGTGGACAATGAAGTTCTTACCTCCGGGTAGAGGCTTATGGGCTATGGGCTCTGCCATCACCGAAGAACGAGGATGCTTTGCTGCACTTAATAACTGTGCTTTTGTCAGTACACGAGACCTGGCCTCAGATTTTGCTACGCCATTCTGTTTTCTTATGGATGCGTCTATGCTTGGCGTAGGAGTTGGTTTCGATACACTTGGTGCCAACCTTGTGACTCTAAAACAGCCACGCGAAGCAGTAGAGACATTTACTATCCCTGATTCACGTGAGGGATGGGTAGAATCTGTCTACAAGCTACTCCACAGCTATGCTAAGGGTGGCCCTAGAGCTGAGTTTGACTACTCTCAGGTTCGTCCGGCAGGACTTCCCATCAAAGGTTTTGGTGGTATATCATCCGGCCCGGAGCCACTGGCTGAACTACACGAAGAGATTAGACTTCTCTTGGATAGCTTTGTAGGAAAACATGTCAGTAAACGTGCCATTGTAGACATAATGAACCTGATAGGTAAATGTGTCGTTGCTGGAAATGTCCGTCGAACCGCTGAGATGGCTATGGACTTCGATATGGACATCGAATACCTGATGTTGAAAGACTACAAAAAGAATCCTGATCGGGCAAAACATGGCTGGGCTTCAAATAACTCAGTGAATGTTTCAGTAGGAGAAGACTACAAGCTGGCTGCTAAGTTTACAGCAGAAAACGGAGAGCCTGGCTACCAATGGCTGGAAAATGCACAACAATTCTCACGCATGAATAATGGACCCGATGGTAAAGATCATCGAGCAGCCGGTGTAAATCCTTGTGGAGAGCAAACACTTGAATCCTACGAGCTTTGTTGCTTGGTAGAGACATTCCCTCATCGCTGTGAAAACTTATCCGACTATCAACGCACACTTAAGTTTGCCTACCTCTACGCTAAAACAGTAACTCTGGGGCAAACACATTGGCCGGAAACCAATCGTATTCTTTTGCGGAATAGACGCATAGGATGTTCCATGTCCGGCATTGCACAGTTTATCACTGTCAATGGCATACATGAGCTGAAAAAGTGGTGTGAGGAAGGCTACAAGACTCTCCAGTATTACGATGATGTCTACAGTGATTGGCTGTGCATACCTCGGTCAATTAAGATCACCAGCATAAAGCCAAGTGGCACGGTAAGCTTATTGGCCGGAGCTACACCTGGTATGCACTATCCTGAAAGTCGCCATTATATTCGTAGAATACGTCTAGCAAAGTCAAGTCCATTAGTTCCTCCGCTGGTTAAAGCTGGCTACAAAGTCGAAACATGTATAGGGCAGGAAGAGTCCACCGTAGTGGTCGAAGTTCCAGTTCGTATCGAGGAAGAGATTCGCACTGTAAGTGAAGTAACCATGTGGGAGCAGTTGCACTTGGCCTCTTTTCTACAACGTCATTGGGCAGATAATCAAGTATCTGTTACTGTTACGTTCAATCCTAAGACAGAGGGAGCCGAGATTGCAAACGCTCTGAACTATGTTCAGTATATGCTTAAGGGTGTATCATTCTTACCCTACAGTGTCGGAGCTTTCCCACAGATGCCTTACGAAAAAATTACTGAAGCACAGTACTTTGAGATGTCTGCTAAGCTGAAACAACTTGATTTCTCAGGCATCAATGACAATAAAGCTGACGTAGAACGATTCTGCGATGGCGATAAATGCGTGGTCTAGGAGGTATCAATGCTGATCGTAGGTATATGTGCTGATATGCAGCACGGTAAAGATACTGTAGCTCGAATGATGATAGAACTGGCAGCAGAACATAATGTTATTGCTGCCCGTCGAGCTATGGCTGATCCTCTCAAAGAGGAGATCGCTGAATGTTTTGCTCCGATGTTGAATACGACCAGGGAAGAATTACTTCGTCAGATGAATACTACTGGTGAGAAAGAACGCTGGCGTCTTGTCATGCAATGGTGGGGCACAGAGTTCAGACGAACTGAAGATACACAGTACTGGGTTAAACGTATGTACGATTGGGTAACAGCTTTCCAAGGTGGTATTGTATGTATACCCGACATACGTTTTCAAAATGAAATTGATCTTGTAAAGCATTTTAGTGGCTATATGATTCGAGTCAATCGACCTGGATTCCCGGCTGATGATGCCCATGCATCTGAACAGGAATGGAAGCAGTTCAATGGCTGGGATCAGGTCATCGAGAATGATGGCACTGAAGAGGAGTTGAAAAATAAGCTGGTTGCAGTGTATACTCTACTTGAGGGTAGAGGCCAGTTCTGATGTATGCGATCTTGCCGTACAACACCTTCATATGGGCTGGTGAATGCTATCCTGAGTATCTATCAGTCGGAGCCGAGGTAACTGGGTATCACTATAATGACAAACGCATTGTTCGATTCCCCATTACCAAAATAGAACGTCTTGAACCTACACGATTGATCCAGTTGAAGTTTACTGATCCGAAGCTTAAGATACAGCGTTTCAGTGGCTTAACGAAAGTCCTGACTGTAGGAGGACCAACTGAGTGTTACAAAGCTCCGTATTTGATTGGTGTATGCCAGAATAATCCAAGACAACTTATGATGTTCAACGTAATGGAACTGACTGAGTTGACCGAGGAAGTACCGGTACTCAGGTTAGAATGGGAAGACCAGAACTACTTCTTATGGGCAGAAGGTGTACTTGTTGGGAGCCTTAAGTAGCAAAATAATAGTTGATAAGCTTATCAACTTATTCATAAATAACCCGGAAAATGGTAGAAAGATCGCGCAAAGTTTTGGGCTATGGGAGACTTTGCGCGATACTGTATTAAAGCCAATCCACCTGGCTTTATGCCGGAAAAATGTAAACTGGTTCATCGAGTATATCAGTCAAGATACCGAAACACAGGCTTACATTATTCAGCAGGGATTCCATAAAGAGTGGCAAGCTCTCATCTCTCTTTATGATCGTGTTCTTATTGCGGCTCCCAGAGGTCATGGAAAGTCTGTCCAGAACATTGGTAGGATCATCTGGGAACTCGGACGTAACCACAACATTCGTATCAAAATTATAGGAAGTTCTGACGATAAAGCTAAAGAAATCTTGGGCCTGGCACGTGAACTTATATCGAAGTCAGAGCGTGTGCATGAAGTATTCCCTGATTTAGTTATCAATACAGAGCGTGGTGACACGCAGACCAAGTTCTTTGTTGTGCGTGATATTCCTTCCCGAGACCCGTCTGTAGAAGCATCTGGTGTGCTTTCCACTGGTGCTGGTGGCCGTGCTGACTTACTACTCTGTGACGACGTTGTAGACCTTAAAAACTCGGTTATTAACCCGGCACAACGCGAACAGGTTATCAAGGCAATCAAAGAGACATGGTTCTCCCTGGTATCATCAACTGGTAAGATCGTATGGATTTGTACTCCTTACCATATTGCTGATGCTACTCATAACCTAAAAGATACTGGTGCATTCAAAGTTTGGTGGACACCAGCTATTCGATATGAGAAGCATTACGATGATACGGGTAATCTAATTCTTGACGATGAAACAGGACAGGCTAAGGTCACAAAGATTATTCTGTGGCCGGACAAATGGTCCGAAGAAAAGCTTGAAGCTCGTAGACAAGAACTTGGCACTCGTGTATTTACTCGTCAGTATTTGCTTAATGCGATGTCTGATGAAGAACGAACCTTCCCGGAAACTGCTCTTGAGCGAAGTTTTGATAGTCTGCTCGCCGATATAGGCGATGGTGTAAAGGAAGACTGGCCGACATTTGGTGGGTGTGACTTGGCTTCAGCCCTGGGTAAAAAGAACGCATTCTCTGTCATATGGACTATCGCAAAGAACCCAAATGATGGTAGACTGTATTTGAAAGAAATCTGGAGACGTAGAGCCCAATTCAATGACATCATGGCCGAACTAAAACGGCAGTGTAAAGTTCATCGCTGGAGACTGGCTTACGTTGAAAATAACTCATTCCAGCAGGCAGTTGTAGATGCTCTTGAAGCCGAGGATAAGTCTTTACCTATCAAAGGATTTACAACTGGAGCTTATAACAAAAAGCACGAAGAGATCGGACTACCCGGTCTTAGTATAGCGTTTGAGAAAAAGAACTTTGCTCTTCCGGCAGCCAAGTTCCCCTTATCGCCAGATGACACAAGCTCTCTTGCGATTTTTATGGGAGAACTTCGTGCACATCCAGGAGGCGAGTTCTCCGATACTATTATGGCTCTATGGTTTGCTTATCGAGCTGCCATCGAATGTGGTAGTGATTTTGAGGACGCTTATATCGATGCAATAGCAGCAGCTTGACATGCATTTTACTGGGCCATTGTGATATACTGAGGACAGCATGGGAATCTTCAATTTTGCAGATAACGGAAAACGGGAACCAGCAGCCCCATGGACACGTAAAGTGGGTAAGATGGTTGCACGCCTATTCGATATAGACTTAGGCTCTCAGCCCGTGCCACGTATAAATGACAGAGAAACTTTCACTGAGGCCGGAGTAGATGTTGGCACATCGGTTATATCGGCTGATCTATGGAAAGTTTATAATGATCGCAAGAGCGTTTGGAAAGACATCGAAGAGATGGATCATAATTGTGAGATCACATCTACAGCTCTTGACATAGTAGCCGACTGTAGTGTTTCATACTCGGATGACGCCTCTAACGTAATCTTCCAAGTCAGTTCGGACAATGCTGAAGCCCAAAAGATACTCCGGGATTGTGCACAGCGTCTACATATCGAACGTGAGATATGGCAGCTGGCACGTAATGCGTTCAAGCATGGTAACGAGTTCCGTGAGCTAATTCTCGACCGAACTGTATCACCTTATCGAATCAAGTCTCTCAAACAGACTGTTTCATACCATATATGGCCGAAGACAAATGACCATGGCGATAAGATTCCTGGCTGGGTTGTAGTTACTGACAAAGATGTCACTATGACTGGAGGTAAAGAGCTAGAAGAATGGCAGATTGTGCCATTCCTTTATGGCGATATTGCCGGGACTTTGGCTGTTCCTCCACTGGCATCTGCTCGTAAAAACTGGATGCGTTTGGCGACAATGGAAGACAACATGGTCGTCAACCGTCTTACACGTAATGATCGCATTGTACATCGTGTTCCTGTCAAAGACTCCTGGACCAACAATGAGATCATGAGCACGATTAAGCGTTACAAAGATGCCATTACAAAAAGACGTTTAGTCAGTAGTGAAGGCTCAGTCACTAATGTTGATAACCCTCTGACAGCTGATTCCGACTTTTATGTGCCTGACGATGGATCAGGTAAAGGTGGAGTCTCCATGCTGTCACCTAATAATGCACAGCTTGGCAACCTGAACGATGTCTATTATCATCGTGAGCGATTGATTATCAGGCTTAAGGTGCCAATGTCTTATCTGCAGATCATGTCGAGTCAGAAAACTCACTTGACAGCAGGTAAAGGTGCTTCCAACGTTGAACTTCAGTTTGCTCGAACTTTACGTATGTTGCAAGGTTCCATTAAAGATGGTTTGCGCCGAGTATTCGATATTGAATTGATGTTGCATGGCATTGCTCCAACACCTGATCTATATACTATCGATATGACCAAGATCAATACATCTGATCTCCAGAGTGATGCTCAGATCGAATTGACCTATGCACAGGCAGCAGTATACTTTATCGAAGCGTTTGGTGGAGCACTACCACCAGAGCTACTGGCATCCAAGTATATGCGCCTGACAAAAGAACAGCAAGCTTTAATGGACAAGTTCCTTGAAGCAGACGCCAAGCGTATATGGAAAGCCAAAGTAAAAAGTATAGAGGCCGGAGCCAAAGCAGTTGAAGCCAAGTCTCAATTGATAAAAGACCGCACGCCAGGAGATGATCCTACAGGTAGCGGCAATCAGAACAAGTCTCTTGCTTCCAGGTCTACTGAGCAAAAAGGCACAAAATCAGCTCCATCGCAAGGTGTTGATCTTGAGGATGTAGTAGACCTGTTTGCAGTATTTTATGACGGGATCGCTGACAAACTTCGGAAAGAAGGCCAGGATATTCCGGTTTTCTCTGAGGCAGACCGCGAAGAAATCAGGCAATCAATCCTGGAGCGGGTAACTGAGGATGGAGAACTTAGCATATCCTGACGAAGAGCTTAGAGCCAAAATTAGGTATCAGAATCCTATGGCTCAACTTCTTGAAGGCTATGATGAAGCTATAATCGGCACTGTAGAAATGTTTGGGCGACCACCCGTTGTTTGCTATGATAAAAGACTCCTCATGGATTTACTTATCGAAAATGGAGAGGATGGTCGGGAAGATATTGAACATCTCTTGAGTGCTGCTGATGAAGATGCTCCAGTTTTCCTAACCCGTATGACTGTAAATGATTGACATTATATGCACAGACTGTGTGAAAGCCCTCTCTGAGTTGAAACCAAACTCACTCGATGTAATTGTGACCTCGCCACCCTACAATCTTGGAATCAAGTATGATTGCACTTACGATGATGCTATGAGCCGTGAAGACTACTTATTCTGGTTCGTAGATGTGGCCCACGCTATGTATACCGCTTTAAGCGACCAAGGCTCTCTTTTCCTGAACATTGGCTCAAAACCCACTGATCCTATGGTGCCATTCGATGTGCTTCAGGTGCTCACTCGAATGTTTAAGCTTCAGAATACGATCCATTGGGTAAAATCCATATCGATAAATGAGCAGAGCACGGGGCACTATAAACCGATCAATAGTGATCGTTTCATAAATGATTGCCATGAGTATGTGTTTCATCTTACCAAGACTGGTAATGTAAAAGTAGATCGTCTTGCTATTGGAGTCCCTTATGCAGACGAGACCAATATAAAACGTTGGTCAGGTAAACAGAATGTTCGTTGTCGGGGCAATGCATGGTTCATACCTTACAATACCATCCAGAGCCGCGATAATGATAGACCACACCCTGCCACTTTCCCGGTCGAATTACCCGAGATGTGTTTCAAACTTCACGGGATAGATCGGATTACGTGGGCCTGTGATCCATTCGTGGGCATAGGCAGTAGTGCCATAGCCGCACAAAGATTGGGTATTCCAAACTTTATCGGCATGGATTTATCTCCAACTTATTGTAGGAGGGCAAAAGACATGTTGAAGGAGGATGCAGATGCGGGCTAGAATCGTTTTGTTCAGCACGATCATCCTGCTCCTCGCCGTGTGTCTATCGGCGATGGCTGATGGCACTACCGCTGTATGGCGGGACAACGGCTGGGATGTGACAACTACGCTTACTCATCCCGGAACCCTCGCAGGCACAGAGATCACACTAACTGGCAGTGCGACCTACTATGACTATGCGGGTAACGTATATGAGAGCGAAGCCGAACCTTTGGTCTTGACCGTGGGAGAATCTACCATTAAACGTGAATGGGTGTCAGATGAGACACTTCCCTCATGGGCACAGATCGATGCAGCTGCAACAACAGGTCCGGGTGGTTGTGAAATCTTAGCAGACGGCAAGTTTCGCACATGGGTTGAAGTCGCAAATAACGGAACTTCGGTTACACTTACATGCCGAGTCCGTTATCATCCACCTTGAAGTGAAACTACGGCTGTGACTACTGCTGACACTACAACTACCACTGTAGACACGGAAGCGCAAGTATCGCTGCCACAAGTAGAGTAAACCAGAAAGTCCCCTCAGCTTTATACCCAGCCGAGGGGACTTTCTGCAAAACAGGTATATATACCAGTTGCATTTGGTTAGCTAATCAATTATACTCATAGTGTGAGTAACAAAACTTAGACGGGAGGCATCATAGATGGCAGTAGAAACGACAATGAAAGGTAGAGTAAGTTCTCAATTCGTTCAGAAGGGGGACGTAGGTCATATCTATGGGGGAGTTGAGATCACTGGCAAAGTCACAGCTGAGGAAGCTCTGGTTTTAGCTGGAGCCAACTTTGAAGTAGCACAATGTGCCGCTCGTATGGGCGATAGAGATAGAACCAAAATTGATAATCTGTTCCACAATTTCAGAACGGATGTCTCCGGCCCCGAGAAATATCTTGGCACAGTCAAGGGTGATTACCATGTCATCCAGAATGAACGTGCATTTGCATGGATCGATGAATTGATTGGAGATCGTACAGCATGCACCATCACTTCTGCCGGTACACTTTATGGTGGACGATGTGTTTGGGTGTGCATTGATCTTGGTGGCTACGAGGTGCTTCCTGATGATGAAGTCCGGCACCATTTGCTAATCGTCAATTCGCATGATGGCAGCTCCAATATGATCTTCCAGCTACTTGATAAGCGTGTAGTGTGCCAGAATGTCATATCTGTAACTGGTGGCGTACACGGTTCAAGTGAACCACTGAAGATTCGACATACACGGCTGGCTGAAATCCGAATGGAAGATGTGCAGCAGGCTATCGAGTTAGCCGATACACACTTCAAAGAGGCCGAGGAAGCTATGAAGCACATGGCCCGTGTGTCTATCGATGAAGATGAACAAGACTTGCTTATATATGCTGGCTTGGGCGTATCAAAGAAGCAACTACGAATGCTCAGCGCGGGTAAGTTTACCAAGTATCCTCAGTGGGTAAATCAGGCAACGTTGGTCAAGGCTGCTGTTTTACAGGGGCCGGGAGCTGAGTATGCACAGGGCACAGTATGGGGTGTGCTTAATGGCTTCACTTACTACTACGACCACATGAGACACGTCCGTAACTCCGATACGCGCCCGGATGTGGCAGTAGAGCAAAAGATTCTTCGCGGGAAAGGTGTTCGGGGTAAGAAGCTGGCATTTGAAGCTTGTTTGAGCTTCTGTAACCGGAACTGACACAACTAAATAACGAAAAATATAGGTAAAACAGCTGTCAGACTACCTCTGGCAGCTGTTTTGCTATGTACTTTTTCCAAATAATTTTTTTGATAGGACACCCTATTCGCTTGCAAGTTTGTTAAGCTAGATTCAGCGACTCATAAAAGGAGCGATTTGCTATGGCAGAAACACTGTTAGCAATGGCCCGAGCATTACCGCTCTTGCTCGAAGACCAAGGGATTAAGAAACGTAAAGACGTTAGCCCCAAGGAAGGCGAGAAAGAATACGGTGATGTGACCTTTGCTGATCCAACGAACAAGAAGTATCCGTTGGATTCTGAGAAGCACGTCAAGGCTGCCTGGAGCTATATTAACATGCCTCGGAATGCAGGTAAGTATAGTTCCAAGGACTTGGGTGCTATCAAGGGCCGAATCAAAAGAGCTGCCAAGAAGTTCGGAGTTGCTATATCGGAAGATCAGGACTTCGGTTATGATATTCCGATAACCCAGGATCATTACCACTTGTATGGTTCGGTGGAAGATGTCCTTACCCGTATCAATCTGGCGTTTCACCAGTGGAGACGCACGCTAGAAAGTGAGATCGAGTATCGTTACAGCTCAATACTGGGCGTTTACACCGATCATATCGTTTTCTACACAGATAATTGGCGGGAGGGATTGATCTACTACACAGTCAGCTATACGGTTGACACCACCAATGGGAGTGTCACCATTCTCAATGACGTTAATCGCGTGGATGTGACTGTGATAGTTACCGATCTTGCCAGTGTTGGTGACGATGGGGATGGCAATGCTCCAACTCAAACCGCTACGGAGGACAAAGCGATGGCTGAGGACAAGAAAACCCCAGAAGTCGAAGCACAGGATGGAAGTACCAGCACGACAGTTGTTAAGACTGATGCCCCTGTGGGTACCAGTGCTGACAGCCCGACTGTTGAACAGCCTAAGACTGATGCTTCGTCTGCTGGACCATCCGTACCGGATGCCTCAACTGAGGCCACCAGCGGCTCTCCGGTCGAGAAGTCTGATGACATTCCGGTCGGTCCGAGCGGTAGCGATGGTAGCAGCACCGGCACGGTAGCGGGTGCACTCTCTGATGGTGGAGCTGGCACAAAGCAAGCACAGGAGTTCGAGGGCAAAGACGAGTTCTTTGTTCAATCGGATAACTATGATGCTGCAAACCAGCCCATGAGTTACATCAAACTCCAAGCAGTCGAGGAGAAAGATGGTAAAAAACTCATGACCATCCAAGGCATTGCCACTAGGGGTGACATTGTGAACTCCAAGGGGCAGGTCTACCCAACCGAAGTATGGCAAGAAAACTTGCCGAGAATGAACGAATTGGCAACTCAAGGTAAGTTCCTTGGGAAGCTGGAACATCCGAAAGTTGAGCAAGGGCTGGTTGACGCTGCTCTTAAGTTCAACAAGTTCTGGATACAGAACAATGACGTTTGGTTTGAGGCAGTAGTTATGCCTACGGAACCGGACGGCAAGAATCTGCAGACCATGATCGAATCGGGTGTGCAGGTTGATCTTAGCTCTCGTGGCTATGGTCAATTTGTTCAGTGTGATTGGCGCGGAAAGCAGCGACAAGTCATGCAAAAAGGCTTCATCTGCACAGCTATCGATGCTGTATGGATGGGTGCCAGCACCGGTTCCGGTGTAACAAGCGTCACATATCAAAGCGACTCAAAAACGGTCGCGGATCAAGGAGACAGTCCAGTGGACAAAGAGAAGAAGGACGAAACCCAGGTTCAGTCTGCTGAGGATCGTGCAGCAGCTATCCGAGCAAAGGGTGCCTTCGATGAGACTAAAAAGTGCCTCCTTCAGCAGTCCGGCCTTAGCACGGACGGGCAGAGGGCATATCAGGCCGCCCTTGATAAGGCGACCGATGGTAGCATTGAGTCTCTGATGGGTGCATCCGATGCAATCTTGCCGAGTTTACAGTCGGTATTCCCGGTAACTCAGTCTGAGACGACCGAGGAAGCCGCAACTCAGTCCGAGACCTACTCTCCGGTATTCTTCTCCAAGCAGAATGCCGAGGAGTTGGCACCGAAGACAGTTGGCGAGATGATCGACAGAATGGTACGCGACCTGCCGGAGCGTTATGAGGGTCAGTCTGATCCGGTGCATAAGGTGCCTTCACACCTTACCAGCCCGAGAGAAGCCTGCCGTCTGATGCTTCAGAATGTCGCTCGACTTACTGCGCCTTCATTCCATGGCCCATCCGCAGCTCGCGGACTCTTGGCCCTGGAACAGGGCAAGATTGACAGAGCACAGGACATCCTCACTCAGGGTGCCGAGTATGCTCTGCAGTCACTTCCAACCGGAGCAACTACGGTTGCTGGAGACGGTGCTCCGCTCTCCAATTATCTGATCTTCCCGCTCATTCGCCGGGTGTTCCCGCAGTACATCCTGAACGAGATCGCTTCGATCCAGCCTATGGATAGGCCGAACGGTAAGATTTTCTGGCTTGACCAGTATCGAACCGAAGACCCGTCTGCAGGTGAGGTCACCCGAATCGATCTCAACACATCGTCCAGCCCGTTCAATACGAGCTATGCCGATCAGGACACTGAAGGCGAAACTGCCAAGATCATCCGCATGAAACTGTCCAGTCAGTTGATCGAAGCGCATACCAAGAAATTGGGTGCAGCCTGGTCAATTGAAGAGATGCAGGATTTGAGAGCCTATCATGGTCTCGATGCTGCACAGGAGCTTCTTGCAGGTGTGGCACGTGAGCTGGCATTGGAGATCAATGCTGAAGTTCTCAACGACATGATTCTTCAGGCTTCCGCTGGAGCCCTGGAGTTTGGAACCACAATGCCGACAACTGGTTTTGATAACCAGCCGGAGTGGGATGCTTACATCTGGAACTATGTGTCCAAGATGGAAAACATCATCTTCAGCAAGCGCAACGGTGGGATCACTCACCTGATCTGCGGTATGGACGCCGCTCTCGCTCTCGCTAAGTCGAACCGAATGGCAATCTCGGTTGCCACTGGTGGCGATGGTGCAATGAACGAGCAGTATCCGGGTGTGGCCGTCATGAATCTGGTTTCTGGCACCGGTCAGAGATACCGTATTCTGAAGACCAACTTCTGGGGTAGTGGCACCACCAATGGTGCTAAGATCATGGCGTTCCGAAGAGGAACCGAGTGGAATGACGTTCCTTACGTCTACGCGCCGTACGCGGACTTCACCACTCCGATGTTCACTGACCCGCTGACATTCGATCAGAAGCAGGGTGTTATGTCTCGCTTCGCCAAGAAGTGCGTGACCCCTGATGCTATCGGAACCATCGAGGTCAAGAACCAGACTGGCGCACTCGTCTAAACCCGAGTCGTCACTGTGAGAAGCAAAGCCCCGGACTATATATAGTCTGGGGCTTTGTGCTATAATGAAGCCATGAGATATGTCCTGAATCCAACAAACAACCCAAGATACTATGGTACAAGCACAGTAATCCCAGCACACAATTATGGTGTTGTCAGCGATGAACAAGCAGATTTACTAAGCAAGCCTGTTCTGGTTGAGGGAAGTTCTGAGTTCAGGCCATTGTTCGTGTCCAATGATCCGGGCCGAACACCAAATCAAATACCATAAGGAGACAGATCATGGCAAGCATGAAAGACAATGTAACCAGCATCATTAACTGGCTACACCAGGCTATCGACATGCTTATCGTCCTCATCAGAGGTGGTAAAATTGAAGAGGCCGTCGAGTTGATCCAAGATGTACGTGATGTCATCTCGTCCTATCTTGGTGTCTTTCAGAGTTTCGTTCCAGACAATGCCATTACGACTATGCCTGGTAACTTCTGGAAGAAGCTGAAATGGATCGCGGATAATACTGGTTGGATTCAAGCTCTTGCACTTCTCACCAGTAGCACCAATCCATTTGAAGCATCAAAGACACGAGCAGCTGCCGTGGCCTCAAAGTGGGGCTTTACGACAACGTAACCACTTCCCTCGATGATGGGAAGCAAGGAGGAAGTACAATGTATCGAATCATAATTGTAATGCTGGCAATCTTGCTGAGCTTCACACCATCGAAGGCGAGCGTAGACAAGCTACCTGCCTCACATGATGACCACGTGAGGCAGGTAGAAGCTGCCAAGACTGCTACCCATAGTGACCCGCCATGGGCTGAACGAGAAGGAACAATAAAGCATGCTTTGACTTTAACCGATGGCAGTTCTGTATCACTCGATTGTGTGCGTGTAGCTGCAATCTATAAGACTCCAAAAGAATACTTTGTCATCACTGAATGGTGGGATAATAGCGAAGATCATGCGATCATAGTAAATCACGCAGCAGCCACAACTATGCTCCCCGGACAAACCATTGATGTAAGTGGCACAATCAGCTCCCTATCCGATGGAAGACGCCTTATAGATTATCCTCGTGTCCTTGGCTATACAGACAAAGAGGGCACTCTACTTGTTAAAGGTGGCCCATGTATAAAAGGCATCGATAAGCCTGTAGAATGGGCCTGGAAGACTGTACTTTTTACAACTACTCAGCCAAAAACCTACAAGACAGCAACTTCTAAAGTGGGTGTTAGAGCTGTAACAGCAACTACACTTGACTCAAGTCCCTACTCGATTAAAGGTCTAACCACATATGAGACTATTCAGGCTCTCATTGATGCAAAGCCAGCAGAGGGTGCATGGGTAAGATTACGTAAGTTGAATATCCATCTAACAGCCACAGACGACACAAATGGACATTATCTTGTGGTTACTGACAAAAGCGATCAATACCTCCAGGTATTCACTACAGCTGCCCCTAAAGTCTCCACAGCACGAGTTGGACGCCTTATTGGTAAAGTGCACCTGTTGGACGAGAAGATAGTTTTACTGGTTGACAGTGGGCCGACATTTGATGCACAATTGGGCACCGGTGACATCTGGATTATCGACTAGGAGGCATCATGCGTCGAATATTCCTCGTATTACTGCTCTTATTGAGCATACAGTCAACATGTTTTGCACAGTGGACACCTCCACTTGGAGAAGCATCTACTGGTGATCCTTTACCATCAGCTCCACCAGCTGAGCATTCTATCGCATGGGCGAAAACCTTAACTGATGGAACTGCTCTCGATGAACCTATCATCGATAAGGTTGTAACCCGTACATTCCCTGAGTTTGGCTATTTTTATATTCAGGAAATCGGAGCCGGTTTTGGACTACGAATCAAGTCGGCAGCTTGTCCTAATCCCGGTGATGTTGTAACAATCACAGCGGGCACTTTACAGACGGTTGAGTGCCAACGCTATGTTGATAGTGCATCTTATACCATATCTGAGCATAACCATACGTCCTCAGCCGTTGGTATGTCAAACAAAGCATTTGGTGGTGGGGATTTTCTTTATGATGAAGGACCACCCATCAGTGGACAGCAAGGCTTTTGGGATGGCAATGGCCTAAATACAATCGGCATGCTGGTTCGAGTATGGGGTAAAGTGACAGAAATTGACACCAGGGCCGCTCCGCTTTACTACTTTATCGATGATGGCTCTGGCGTAGACATGGCCGTCGATCTCGAAGTTGCCCCAAGCCAACCTATTCCTTTCACAAGTAGTGTTGGTGATTACGTTTCTATAACTGGCATAAGTTCATGCTTACCCGTTGACGGCTGGCCTGTAAGAGTTCTTCGTCCTTGTGCTCCATCTGTAAAAATCGCAAAAAGTACGGGTCAATCTGATCCGGCCACCAAGAGCCCAATTAAGTTTACAATTACGTTCAGCGAACCTGTCTCGGGATTCGTGAACAGTGATGTTAAGTTTTCGGGTAGTGCCAAGCCAACAGCAGCTCAAGTAATAGATAGTGGCGATCATACTTCCTACTCCGTTGAAATAAGTGGGATGTCAGTCACCGGCACAGTCGGTGTAAGATTGGACTATGGAGCTGCAAAAAGTGTATACTATGAAGGGGACTCCTTATCAGGGGCAACCACCACAATCAACTACCAATCCTACGTGCCCTACCGCACGTTAAATAAACGTATGGGTGTAGGAAATGGCAGGTATCAACGTAAACCATTAAAGTGAGTAAGCCATGAATGCTGTTCAAAGCACAATAACTTGGTTACCTGCTCTACTACAAGATAAAGATACAGGTGCAGGCTTAACCGGCATCGTATGGAATGCTTCAGGTATGGTAGTAAAATATCAGAAGCAAGGTAACGGCATTGTCACAAAGACCCTTACGATAAATGATTGGGCTGAAGGTATAGACGGGTCTTACAATATCCGTTTTACAGCTGCCGAATTAGACACTCTTGGTCTTTTCAGCTATTGGGTATCTCATCCCAGCTCAACAACATATCCGGGTGCCATAACAGTAGTTGAAGCTATTGCCTCTGATATAGCATCTGAGACTACATTAGATGCTGTAAAGACAGCAGTTGATGGACTACCTACTGATGTAGCTTCAAGCCAAGCCGTCTCGGAGTTATCCACAAAGATTGATAATATCGATGTGGCTGTCAGTGTACCTGCTGCTCCAGTTGGAGTTGGGTTTACTGTAAATACAACTCAACGAAAACAGACTTGGGTACCGGTACAATTGACCAATAGTGCGACTGGTTTAGGCATCAGTGGCATAACATTCGATCAGGTAACTGTACAGTATCAAAAGCCAGGCGAAGAAGTCACTGTTAAAGTTTTAACTGAGGAACAATGGAGCGAAGGTGTAGATGGCTCCTATAGCGTATGCTTTATATCAGATGAAATAGATATGCTTGGCACCATGCACTATTGGGTGGAATACTCAACGGCAGCAACATACCCTGGCATTATTCTTGTCACTGAACCTGGAGCTGGCCCTGGATCAGTTGAAAAAACAATCAGAGTCAGTGTCAAAGGCCAACCTATCGAAAACTGTGAAGTCTGGATAAGTAGTGATGCTGCCGGACGTGACAAAATTGCAGGGCCACGTTATACAAATGTGCTTGGTGTAGCAACATTCTACCTTGATCCAGGAGAATACTGGGTACACTATCGCAAAGCTCGTGAGGTTGAGTACGATAGACAACAATGGAAGGTGACAAGCGATGGCTGATCTTGATATTCTGGGCTATGCCCCAAATGGTTTAACTGGAGTCACAGTCGAACAGATAACGGCCAAGCTTAACGGTCGTAATTTTCCAGTCTCTATGCTCGACATAGATAGCATTCTTGATGATGCTCTTGGTCAGTTGAACCTATATTCTCCGATTACCATGTTTGCTCTATTCGAGACAGTAGCCGACCAGCAGGATTACTATATATTCGATCCTGATGATCCGATCACGTCTGGATTTGCTGAGCGAGCAACTGCAATTCGAGAGGTTTACTGGAATCCGACTACAGATTTCTTCGATATTAGCGTATTCTCACCAGGATGGACGGAGTTCAACCAAGTGCTGCTTCTAGCGACCAGCAACTTCCACCAGCCATCACAGATGATGATTCTTCGTGCTAAGATTCTAAAATGGAAAGATCAATTTGGAGATCAAGGACACGACATTATAGGTGCTGTAGGTGAACCTGGCTCAGTTCTACGCTTATACCCTACACCAGTGGATACAGGCACGAAAGTGTTGGTAGAATACTCAGCTGGCACTACTCTTGAACTTGTAGCAGCTGCTCAAATATCTGCTCTTATGGATTGGGTATGTTACTATGCAGCTGATGCCCTGGCAAATAAATATGCTACAACGGCAGGAATCACCTTACTCGGGTTTGCAGACTCTACATCAGCAATGCGTTATTGGGAAAATAAGGCAAAACAGTACAAAGCTGATGCACTCGAACGACAAGGTGGACTGCATGGAGAGGTAGCACGGTCATGACGATCTATGCTGACTCCAGACAAGCAGCAATGCACGCTAGACTTGCACAGGTGCTCGGGGCATTGATCGAGCAAATGCCTGATAACGTCAAGTTTATCGATCTCTGGCGTCCTGCCGTAGTAGATCATTCGGGTTTCGCTGACGACCAAACTGAAGTTTGGGTACGCATGGCTGAAAATGTTTTTGCCTTTAAGATGGAAAAAGCCGAACACTGGGTGCATACTCCAGCAGGCAAAGTTATGAAACCTAAAGGCACATATCTTATTCTTGCCGATGATTATGGACTTATGCCGGACGATCATGTCATACTCGATGGTATACCCTACATTATCGATGAAGAAGAGGCCAATAGTAGTATTCAGAAACTAACACTCGATAAACAGGGGAGCCGCTTTGTGCAGCCTACCAGAACTGATGTAGATGGTGTGCCTGCCAGTCTAACATATCGGCAAATAGGTATGAAAGCCAGGATAGCATAATGGCACAGATGTCTCTTCTAAAATCAAAACGAGTTCCCAAAGCATCACTTGATCGACTCTGGAAAGATATACAACAAGCTGAAGTTGAGACACTTAATGCGGCAAAACCAGTGGTAAATGAAGTCATTCGCTTTGTAGTAGGAACTCGATACTATGATCTTAAGACTCTTGCTCGTATGGGACATCCTTATGCAACACATGCTCCTGGTGGCTTAAATCCGGGTGTTATCAATGTCCAGAGTGGTGAGTTCTTTAGATCATTCCGAATAACTGGCCCTGAAGTTACACGATCTCGAACAACAATTTTTGTATCAAACTCTTCATGGAAAGGTGATCTGCTAATCGCCGGTGGTGGTAGAATGATACCTCGTCCATGGGACACATATTTGATGTGGCATCTACAAAGAGCACTTCGTCCTAAACTTGGTGCTTTATTTGCTTCACGCTTAAAACTGCGTAAACTTGATTAGGTGGTCAACTATGGCTGATGCCGGAGCATTCATAAATCAAATACGAAGTCGTATAGTAGAACAACCTCAGTTCACAACAGGTTTCAATGCCGAGCTGATCTATCGTCAATACTTGCCGACTGTAAAAGAGCCCAAGTTTCCTTGCATCACCTTGGTTTATGAAGAAGAAAGCGAGGAAGTATTTGCACCTCTCTCCAATGGTATGCTTTACATTGGAATACATAAAAAAGATTTTAATGCGGTACAATCTGCTATCTATTGGATTGGACAATGCCTCCACAACTATATGGTTTCTGTGCCTGACGTAGTTACCATCTTCCAGTGCCATAAAAAAGGTACACCTCCATCTCCTGTATGGAATGACGATCAACAGTCATGGGGAGCTATGCTCGCCTTTGAAGTGAGATTTGGTTAGAAAAATAGTTCCGACAGGACAGGTCTGACGCTTCCTTTTATGCTAAGCTAGTAGTGGCAAATCCTATAGAAAGGGAGACAAAGCTAATGTCAGTCAACGTAGAGAACATCTCCCTTGGCATCGGTAACCTCGAACTCGGGTCTTTCACAGCCTCAGTATTCGATGGTTATACGGATGTAGGTGCTATCAAGAGTGAAGTAAACATCGAGCACACCCGCGAAGTGCTGGACTTTGAGTCTGGTCGTCCGCTGGTGACCCTGTTGCAGGAAGTCATTCGTGAATCTGTTACAGTCACAGCGACTCTCGCGGAACTCAGCCTTGCCACTCTTAAGATGGCCCTCGGCCAGGGGAACATCACATCGGGGACGACTACCTCATTCCTTGACGGATCGTCTGACGCTATGCGGGGTGATTTGCAATCCGGCAAAGTAGCTCTCGGCACTGGTGATCTGTTCAAGTTTGGTGGAACGCCCACACATGCGTATGTCGGCTTGCGCTTTACTCACCGTAAAGCCAGCGGAAAGCGACATATCTTTGAGGGCTATAAAGCGTCACCCCAGGGTGCACTTACCCTCCCATTCCGCGAGTCGGACTGGAACACTTATAGTGTAACGTTCCGACTCCTGGCAGACACGACAAAAGCAGCGGGAGAGCAGTACTACCAGCTCTTTATCGAGACGTAATTAAGTTGAGTTCTGTCGTGCCGGTATGCTATACTGAGAGCAGGTAATTGTACCAGATTACCTGCTCTCAATTCATTTAGGAGGCATCAAATTGGCTAAAGAAGAGAAAGACACAGCTGTAAAACCGGAAAAGAAGTTCAAGTGGGATTCTACCTGTCTTGAACGCGATGAGTGCGAGATTGATCTGCGCAATGCTGATTCTAATGGACGGCCCTTTAAGTTTCTTGAGCTGTCACGCACTCCACTACTGAAGTTTGTTGAAGAGTGCATCGACCGGGAGTTTCTAAATGAAAAGGGTGAGCGTGAAGAGTTCACCAAAATTGCAGACTCACAGTTGGATGTACTTTGCCGGTATTTCTCAGAATCTACCAAGACCCCGAGTTTGGTAGTAAAGGGTGACTATGATCCCACAATGGATAAAAATTACAGGTCACCTGAGTTCTTCAAAGAATTAGACATTACAGCTCGGGTATTCGGCGACCTGATTGAACAGTTCTTCAATGTGCAGCATCTTGAGGAGATACTGTCAACGGGGGGAAACTGGCTGATGATTCCGACCGTCAGACGGGTTCAGAGACAGACGGAATCAGAAGACGCCAACAACTAGACTCATCCTCGATCCCAGGTAGTGATTTTGCTGGAGTAGTTGATTGTATTACAGGTGATAAAGGCTGGTCATTAGAATATGTGCTCAGTCTTACATTTAGGCAAATAGCAACCTTATGGGAACGCTACTGGGATCGAACTATGTGGAACCTGAATCAACAAGCCCGTCTTGGTGGTTTAGGATTGCTTGGTGGTCTCGGCAGTAGCAGCTCTACCGATAATACTGAATCAGCCAATACCCAAAAAGTGATCGATGCGACATCAGATGATGGTGTGGCAGAAATGGTTGGTTTAGGACTTCCTGTGAAGTTCATACCAGCCCAAGAGGGTTAAGGTTACTATGCGCATACCAATTGAGATAGATTCATCTGCAGTATCTCCAGGATTACGGCAAGCCGAAAATCTTGTTGATAGTGCAATGGCTCGTATGCAAGCTCGAATCAATGCCGTCAAAGGCCCGTCCTTCGCTGGAGGAGCCGGAGGCGGTCTTGGTTTGGCTACTGATCTACGTCTGGCTAATAAAGAGGTCAGTGGCATTGCAAAAACGCTCACTGGTATGGGTAGCCTTACTACAGGACTTGGAATAGGTGCAGCAGTCGGTGGAGCTGCACTGCTTGAACAAAGTCTCGAACGATCTATCCGCAAGGCAAAAGAGTTTCAAACGGCTACATTGGCTATCGCGGCCACCATGGGTTCTATCGGCGAGTGGAAAAGTGGACCTGGTGGCAAAGCTCTAGCTCCTGTTCAGCAAAACCAACGTAATATGTGGGAAGCTGAAAAATACAGGATGAAAATACTTGAGCGATCAGCCAAAAACATCCTCACATTTGAAGAACAGCTTAGTGCTTTCCAAGCAGGGCTTTCTTCAGGTGCTCGAAAAGGTTTGAATCCTGACCAGATCATGAAGTTGACCGAGCAAACTGCCGTAGTTGCTAAAACTCTCGGTTTGCGCGGTGAGCAGATTGCAAACGCCTCACGTCTTATGATGGGTGGTGGTGTCAATATTGCACGTTCTACTATAGGACGAGCTTTAGGTATCACCAATGCAGATATTGCTACCCGACAAGGACCAGAACTTGCTAAGTTTCTTAACCAACGCATGAAGGGTTTTGAAGCGATGCAGGGACAGTTCGAGAACTCCATAGAAGGTTTAACCTCTACTCTGGAAGCTAAAATTGATGTACTAGCTTCCAGAGTTGGTGAAAAGTTCTTCAAGGGCATTGCACCTACAATGAAACAGATCGGGTTACTTGGTGAACCTGATCGTTCTGAGTATCGCTCTGATGCTGAATATAAGAAAGCTGTAGCCAGCTATCAGAAGCAATCACAGACAATGGATAAAGTTGTCGGAGCTGCTGCTGAAGCATTCAATGGTCTTTTTGAGGGAGTAAAAGGTGTCGTAGAATCGGACACATTCCAGACTCTACTCGAAGTGCTTGTACAGATAGCCAAGGTATCGAAGACTATTATGCTGGCAGCTATTTTCAGCAAAATAGCTGGTGCTGTCGGAGCTGCTACTGGTGCTCTTCAAAAGTTTCTAGCTATGGCCCGTAGTGTAGGCACTATAGGTGGTGGAGGTGGTGGAACAGGTGCCAGTGGCATCATGCCAGCCGACATCGTAGCCAGTGTCTTGACAGGTGGTGGTCGTGGAGCCAGAGGTGTTGGTGCCCAAGGTCTTGGAGCTGAATTAGGTTTAGCTGGTTTTAGTGGAGCATCTGCAGAAGATGTTGCACGGCGTTTTGGTGTAAACCCAGAGGCCAAATATGCCACTCGTATGCGCCAGGTTCGAGGTATAGTTGGTGGTCGTTCTGCTATGGCTGAGGCAATGGTTATGGCTCTCGGCTATGGTGCTGCGGGTCTACCTCAAACTCAACGTTATGGTGCCAATTTCTCAGCTGAAGTAGAAAGACAGGCAAAAATTGCCGGTAAGCGTGACTACTACAGTATCAAAGGTGGTATACGTGGCCTAAGCGAAGAGGAAGCTGTTCTCTCGAATAGATCACAATTTCTTGGTGGAACTGAACGCCAAGCTGCGATGGAACGATTAAATGCCATCAATATGGAAAAGATGGCTCTCGCGCAGCAAATGACAATGATACCTTATGCCTCTCTTCCATTTGCAGGTAAGATGGGCCGTCGTTGGAGTGGATTCACTGGACATGCACAAGAAGCTCTTCCTATTGCTATGCTTGGCCTTATGGGTGGTCAGATGGCAAAAGACATCATTCCTGGCACAATAGGAGATGTCATAGGGAATGTTGTTCAGGGTGGCTCTCTCGGATATTTAGGTAAAGGTATCAGACCAGGTTTAACTACCAAAGGTGCTGTTGGAGCTGGTGTTGTTGCTGGTATTGGCTCAAGTCTTGTAGACTACTACCAAAAGAAGTCTATGGAAGACTTGAACAAAGGCACTACAGGTGGGCAATATGCAGGCATGGCTCTTGGCGGGGCTGCTAAGTGGGGTGCAGCTGGTTTTATGGTTGGTGGCCCTCTGGGAGCAGCTGCCGGAGCCATCGGTGGTGCTGTACTTGAGCCTCTTATCTCTTCTATGAAAAAAGCACAAGCTCAAGCTGAAGCTTCTGCTAAAGCTCTTGAAGAGATGTCTGCCAAGTTCCCACAGGCAGCTCAAATCACAAAAACCAGTCAACAAATACGTAATATAGATAGACAATTACAAACAGGCCGGAAACCAAGTACAGAACGTGATCCAAATTGGTTTGCACGTCAGTACTGGGCTTTATCTGGTTGGATGGGTGCACCTGTTAAAGTAACGGAACCCGGTCGAAAACTCACAGCAGAAGAACAGAAAGACTTAGCTGCTCGCCGTGATGCTCTAAAAACTCGCCGGGAGCAAGAACGTCAAGTTGCAATATTTGAAGGCGATCAGGGACTCACTGAAGACCTGAATAGACGCAAAGCACAACTCGATCTCATTTCCCAGTATGGTGGAAAGAGTATCGATACTCAGATGCGCATTGCAAAGCTTCAAGCTGAGTATTCAGCAAAATCTCTGGAAAAAGACAAAGCTCAGATTCCAGTTGATTTCAATATGGAAGCATTCGGCAAGCGCATGAAAGACAAGAGTAATCCTCAATATCAACAGTGGCAGAAGGAATACCAAAAGTGGCGACTCGGACGCACAGATGAAGAAATCAAAAATGGCAAAGCTGATTATGCTTCATTTATCTCATCCAAAGCTGACGAAGAAGTAAGGAAGCTGCAAGAAGCAGCCTTACCCGCTCTTAAAGCAGAAGTTCGTGCAGCAGGCGAAGCTACTGTTAAGTCACTACAGCTACAGTCAGGTGCTATGCAAGCTGCCGGACAAGATCGAGGATCACTGGCAGCTTATAAAGAATATCAGGCCAGCCTTTATGAAAAAGCTCCTTTATTCAAGGGTGGCATGGGTAGCACTGAGTTTAAGCAATATCAATCTGGCATGCTCGGTCAGTATAAGCGTGACCTACGAGAACAATATGATGTTGGTATGCTCGGGCTGCAAAGCAATAACTTGGAACGTACTAAGTTAGGGCTTGAACGCACACGTCTACGTGAGGATGTATCACTGAAACTTTCTCATCTTCAGTTAGATGCACAGCGTATCGACATTACCGGCCAGCAGACTCAACTTGAATCAAGACGACTTAATCTGCAGGGACAACAACTCGATCTCACAGGCCAAAAGCTCGGTTTACAAGCTCAAGCCTTACAAGATGAACGTGCTCAAACTCTTTTAGGTATCGCTAAGGGTCAGCAATCGATGAAACGGGTTACCGAAGATTATCAGATTGCTAAGCCTGAAGCACAATTGAACTATCAAGGGGCTCTTCTCAACGAGCGGAGAGCCAACATATCACCACAACTATTTTATGGTAATCTCGGCCCAACATCAGAAGCCGCAAGTGCTATTCGATATAAGGTTGAAGCTGAGTTTGCCAGTAAGTTTGATCCTGGAAAATATGAATCTGCTTATCGAGAAAGTCTGAAGATTCAAGAAGAGCAGATGGGTGTTGATAAGCAGCTGGCCGAACAAAATACAAAACGAGCTGCTTTAGGGCTTGATCGTGTTGAAGAGGATTATGCTTCTGCAATGGCCGATCTAACTGTTCAGCTACGTGGCATGGAACGTCACATGGCTGAAATTGGGATCAGCGAAAAAGAGAATGCAATCGCTCAAGAAAGTAACAAGATCGATAAAGATGAGAATGCACTTGCGAAAAAGGGTGTGACTCTTAAAGAGCAGGAAAACGAACTTGCTAAGAAAGAGAATGCTATCTCCCAGCAACGCACTGTGCAAGATGCCCAAATCACCGATAAAGAGCTTGCCATTAAACAGAAGAGTTTAGACATCCAGGACAAAAAACAGCGGCGTGATATAGGTGAACTTGGTAAAACACTCAAAGACATTGGTGGCACAAATATACCAGGTTTACCAGGCGTTGGTGGTGTTCCGACCTTGACTGGAAAACTGCCTACTGGAGTTCCTACAGGTAGTCCACAATTCACCATGCCTGCTGGAGTTCCTGGAGGTATGGGTGGTGCACCAATCAAGCCTGGACAAACAATTGATATGGGTGGTGGAGTAAAAGCTATTGCCAAGATGACCACTGATGGCAAACTTATGTTTGAGGGTGCCAACGGTTATTCCATTATGGATCAGACTGCCAAGGGTAAGTTTGTAAATGCTCTTGAATCTGGAAATGTTGGTGAGGCACTTAATCTCAGCAATCCGACAATGACACAGGCTAAACTCGAACGAATAAGTTCTCTCCCTGAGCTTGGTCAAAAGTTCGGACTTGAAAATACAGCCATACATGCTGCATATGCTAAGCCACTTGGCTCTAAAAAAGACTGGGAGCGTGTGCGTGAATTGATGGATAACGGCATGACCAAAGAACAGGCCAGCCAACAAGTTATCAATTCTAATGCTCAACGTGCTTATCAAGATGATGTTGCTAAACAAAAAGCGGCCTCTGGTGGTGGTAGAAAAGAAATGGGTAGCATCACAGTTAATGCACCAGTCAGTATAACATCAGAACAGAAAATTGATCCATCATCTCTTCGCCGAGACTTTGAAACTTGGCTTAATGATTGGTGTAAGACTCAACAACTGAAAGGAGGCGGCTAATGTCAGATGTAGTGCTTAATGGCATCACTCTTCCATGTGATCCTGACGATCTAAACTTCGGCGGGAAAAAACGTGGAGCCGTCTTTAAGACTATTGATGGTGGCATAGTAGTCCAGGATCGTGGATTTAACACAGGTGACCAAACAATTCAATTGAAAGGTCGTCTCACTGGAAACTCCATAGTTCAGGCTCTTTATGCTTTATATAGAAGTACCGGTACCACATTCTCGTATACCGACTTCAAAGGTAACTCAGCCACGGTTGTATTTACCCCTGGAGCCGAATCTCTGCGTGTACGTCCTATTAAAGGCTCGAACACTGGTTACGAATATGAAATGTTCCTCACCGTAGTTTCTGGCTCAGTGTTTTGACGAACGGTATTTCTTGTGCTATATTAAGATAGCTGGGAGGCATACCACATGAGCCAGAAACACACCATACTCCTTATACGTCAACGTCCTGCTTTCGGCGATGCTTTACTTCTCGGCCCACTTATCCGTACTATCAAAAATATCTACCCCACCAGCACGCTTACAGTAATGACCGATTCAACCTATATGGCCGGAGCATTACCCTTAATCTTTCGAGGAGTTCCTGGTGTAGATCGCGTAGAATGTGTTCCAAGTCTTGAATGGACTACAGACAGCAATAAATGTGTTGATCCTATTCTACGAGGTGCAGGTATTGAGGCTCCTTATAGTGTGACACACGCTAATCTCGTAATGGATTGCAATGGAGCTTATATGGCTTTTGAAAGACAGTATGGTGGAGATATACCATACGGCATCCAGGAGTTCTGGCTTAAGCATTTCAATTACTATGATAGTACCATCGATCTTCGCCCCAAATGGAACATTCCTGCCACTGCCTTAGAAGCTGTAGATGAATGGCTGACCTCTGTAAATCTACAGAATAAACCTATGGTGGGTATTGTGTTACGAGCCGGTGATAAAGTTAGAGACTGGAATTACAGTAAACACTCAACTGACATTGCCGATTGGCTGCATACTAAAGGTATATTACCAGTTGGTATCGATCCATTTATAAATCTTCGTTCGATCTATGGTGTCTCCTGCATCGGACGCCAGCTTGACTTTGTAGCTGCTCTCATACAACGTTGTAAAGTGATCCTTACACCTGACACAGGGTTATTACACCTCGCAGAAGCCGTAGGAACGCCTACAGTGGGCCTCTGGGGTATTATGCGACCAGAACTAAGGGTCGCAGGCTATCGCTGCAATATCGTGCCAAAAACAAGCTTAGGGCAATGTGACCAGCAAGGTTGCCCATGTTGTAGCTGGAAGTTCCAACGCTGGTCATGTCTCAACAAAATCACACTCCCTATGATTCTTAATGGACTTCGAGAAAGTCTATAATGATGAAAACCAGACCTACGGCTACACTCACGGAGCCTCAAGTTATTGAAGTTCTCCGTAGACTGGATGCAGGTGAATATCAGCATGTCATTGCCAAAGATTATGGTGTGAGTATAAAAACGATCAGTCGTATAAAGACTGGCGAAACATGGAATGAAGTCACACAACGTTTTCGTTCTAAGCATCCACTGGCAAACATAACACAACCTATTATTCGACTGATGCCGGTAAAAGCTGAAACTATTGATACCATCGATACTGTAATAGCCATCAAAAATCATTTTGGTTTTGACTTTGCACAGCCGATTCACTGGGGATGGTTCGATGGGTGGGATGGTTTACACGCTATTGCCTCTGATGGTATCATACTTTGGGAGTCCACTGATCTTGTACATTATGCACAGCATTTAGCTGAATCACAGATAGATGCCCACCCTGTTTGGGCAAATAGAGCAGAAGAACTTCCGACATTTGATCTTGAAGACATCATGACCCTTCCTGTAGGAGACAAGTTTGATATAGAATTGGAAATCGATGGTATTGCAAAACTAACCTGTAATAAGCACCAAGCATTCATCCAACAACGATTCATAAATATAGCTCGTAAAATGAAATTAGACATTCGGGTGGCCGGTAAGCAAGAACACTTCGTATATCTTACCAAACAAAAACCTAAGTCACCCTTGAACACTGTGCATGTTGTAATAGCATGCCTAGCGACAATGACCGATTAGGAGGCATCAAAATGAATGAAATCAGTGACGGAAGTGGAGGATTCCCGGAAGGAGTCCCTATCAAGACAGAGAAACTTGGCACAGAGCCAATCCAACGCTCAGTAGCCAACCAGACCAAGGTAAATGGCATCAAAGACATGCTCACCTATGTTATCAAGGAAGAAGAGATCGACGCTTTCTTCCTTGAGTTTATGGGCACAGCAGCCAAGATGGGGTATCGTCTCCAGGCTGAACCCAAGGTTCTACTCGCTCAAATCGACAAAGCAGCAGAGGCAGGCGCGTGACAGCTCGAAAACCTTACGTTCTCGTAGTTAGGCAACTCGGAGGCGTAGGTGACGTTATTATGCTGAGCTGTGTGTTCCGGGGACTACGTGAAAAGTACCCGGAACACACAATCAAATATGTAACAGCACACATCTACCTTGGAGGAGCCCTCACTGACATTGCTGACCACAATCCTTATATCGATGAAGTTATCTGGATTGAACCATACGAAGGTTGTAGTTTACGAACACGGGAGGTATGGGGTCAATACTATGGTGGCTGTCCTCCAATCGAAAATGAAGTGTTGTGGCAAAAAGCAGACTTGGCCGTTTGCTTAAATACCCCATGCGTAGACTATGAATGGGAACATATGCACGATAAAGCTGTAGAAAAGCCTCGATACCAGATATGGTGTGAAGCAGCTGGAGTTGTGCCAAGTTCATATGCTCCAATCTATCGAATAACTGACGAAGAACGCTTAAAAGCTCATAAAGTATTCGATGAACGAGGCTGGACAGGTCAACGTGTAGTTGGTGTAGGCATCAATGCTTGTGATCCAAAGCGCGGAGTTGCTGCCGCAAAAACTCAGCAAGTATGTGTTGGACTGCAAAAAGCCGGTATCATACCAGTTACTATCGACAATAGTATGTCCATTCCTGGTATTCAATCAATCATAGGACATCGATTACGTGATCTAATTCCCTTACTTGAGTTAATGGATGTTGTCGTGTCTGTCGATAGTGGTCTGATTCATATGGCCGGAGCTGTAGGCACTCCTGTAGTCGGTTTATTCGGGCCAACAGACTATCGAATGCGCATGGGAAACTACCTTGGTAGTGCAACAGATAGTCGAACACTAATGCCTTGTGCACCTTGCTGGTATACATTCCAGTGCCGAAAAGACATCAATCCTGCCCGGCATGTGGAATGCCTACAAAAAATAACTCCAGAGTGTATAATAGAAGAGACATTACGTTGGGTAGACAGAGGCCGAAAAGTTCCACTTAATGAGGCTTCTGTGCTATAATGAACTTATGGCATCTCAGATAGAATTACAAGATGATACCGGCACAAGTATAACCAACTTCGACTTCGGTGCCATTGATGGTGGAGACGATCTTGAGATCAAGTTCTACGTCAAAAATATAGGCGCGACATCTGCAAACTCAGTTCGAGTTTATGCGCAGCGTCTTTCTCAGAATGATGGAATTGATCTCATATTGATGGCCTTCGATAATGGAGGTAATCCCGGCTCCTACATCAGCACTCTGTCAGAAGGACTTGCATTCGGCACAATAGCTGCCGGAGAATCACAGCCGTTTTGGATAAAAGTAACGGTTCCCACAGGCACGACTCCTGCCGGAAACCCAAGACTTTTCAACATAATGGTCGAATACACAGGAACGTAGGAGGAATACACCATGCCTGCAACCTTTGCATGGGCACAAACAGTCGGTGCACCACCCGGAACCAGATCATCTTTAGGTTCGACCGGAAACTTGGCGAACTTTAAGAATATCGATTCCGTTGGAACCAGCGACTATGCAACTCACCCGATCCCAGCGGGTAACAATTCGTATGAAGTATGGCTGCAAGGCTATTTCAGTGGAAGTTTCAACTTCATCTATGATCTTCGATTCTGGATGTCAACAGACTTCTCACCGAATACGGGCTTGACTGTTCGAGCAAATATGACACAGCAAACATTCGCGCAGCCAACCAATGCAACTTCATCCATTGCTACATCTACGATTGGCACCAGCGATCCGGGAGCTGCAAATGTCTCCATAGGCGGGAGTCTTAACTCTTCGTTGTCGAGTAGTGGTTATACTGACTACCTCGTGCTGCAACTGCAGACAACAACTGCGGCTGCCGCAGGAGATACATCACTCGCAACATTCTCTCTGTCCTATATCGAAACCTAAAGGAGGCATACATGACTGTAACACCAGTGGAGATTCCTGAAGACAAGAAACTCCAGGCGTTTTGTGACGACTTACGCCAGCCAAAAGTAACATTTGGTCGTTGCGCAATCACGGGTGAATGGGGTAAAGTGGCTGCCATAGATTTGGGCGACATCAGTATCAACGTTCCCAATATCGAAGATGGTGTTCTCTACGATCCTGACACAAAAGAAGTGACATTCACCAAAGCCCGGCCTGTGATTTTTCAGAATCAAGCTCTGATTTCACGCACAGGTTTAGAGAAATTGATCGCCTATTTGGATGACCAGACTAACCCCATTCCATCCGTCACACCCGAACTGGTTTATAAATGGCAGGTAACCTATACTGATGGTTCTGCTTTAAGTCAGTTTAGAACCAAAGTCGGCACCAATGATGAGGAAGAAGTAATTTCCAGTGAAATTGACTTCCCCAGAATTGCACAATTATCTGTTGTTCCTAACTTTCCAGCCGTCCCTCGGGCAGAAGGACTTCCCACTTACACATTTGTCCGTGAGACTGGTCAAGTCTATCGTAATGGTGAAGTACTCGATCTGATGTTCGATGCTGTTTACCCGGCAGAAATAGATATAATCTATGCTCGGAAAGTGAATATCACTTTTGGCTCCGGTATGGCACCCAATAGTCTTGATCGAAATATTGTAGCAGCACATACATCCGTGTTACAACTACTTGGCTGGAAAGTGGGTGGATTGCACGGTGATGGCCCTGGGTGTATCATTGCTATCGATGAACGGGGTAATTGGCGTCCATATGAGTATATAGAGGGCTGAGATGAGCACATCATTCCCTACTAACTTGGATAATCTATCAAATCCTACCGGGTCTACAGAAACATATAATGTGGACCCGGCTCTTGGTCATGCCAAACAACATACCGATGCAAATGATGCGATAGAAGCTATCCAAGCCAAAGTAGGGATCGATGCTTCAGCCAACACCGATAGTTTAGACTACAAAGTTCGTAATGGTGGATCAATCAGAAAAACAGTCCAGGTGACAACTGATAGTATAGCAGCTGAGGCTACTGATTCTGCCAAGACTCTAACTTTAGGCAAAACTTGTATTGCCTTAAAGATTGAGACTGACTACCCAGCATGGGTCAGAGTATATTCTTCGACAGCCGCTCAAACAGCAGATGCCAGTCGAGAAATTACAGCTGACCCCACAGGAGAACATGGAGTTTTACTGGAAGTATTAACTACCAGTGCTAATCTAGCTTTGGACCTTGCACCGGCTGCCATGTGCTATTCGCTTGAATCGAGTCCGGGCACAACGTTACCAATTACGGTGACCAACAAAGACTCTTCAAGCCGAGAAATCACTGTAACTGTAACAGTGGTTCCAATGGAAGGTTAAAATGGCAAAAACAAGCTTTGTTTCAGTATCAGGCTGCACAAGTGATGCTGCGTTTAGAACACTTGGACTACTAATTAGTGGGGCACTTGAAGCAGTTGGCTTAATAAAAACTGCGGACACTGGTCAAATAGACTGGGGTACCGTTACAAAACCTACAACTACTTATGCAGTTGCAGGCTATGAGATACGTACATTTCCAGCTGGAACATTGCAGACAGCTAACCCACTCATTGTTAAAGTGAATTATGGTAGCACAAATAATAGTGCTAATGTGATGGGCATTCAGATTCAAGTAGGACACGCTACTGATGGAGCTGGAAACTTCACAGGAGATTACTCAGATACCTATAGTCTATACCCAAGCTCCAGTAACTCTAATGGGGCTCAATGTTATGTAAGCTGTGACACAGAACATCTTACCATCGCACTGTTTTTAGGCATATCTGGCACCACAACAAACTACTCGATTGTATGTAGTATGGATCGTCTACGTGATTCCGATGGTGTGGCTCTTGATACTGGAGTCAATATCCTCACTATGTACTCCGGCTACTTCGGCCAGCGTATGCTTCCAGCCACAGGTGCACAATTCCCATCCTCAGCCTTAACCCAACCAATGGCTTTATTCCCTGGTGGTTCCGGGGCACAAACAGTAGTTGGTAAAAATATATGTTTTTCAAACGTCTACCCATACTTAGGCTGCACTGGAAACCCTGACATGAATGCAGTTGTATATCCAGCTGGTAATATGCCTATAAATGGTGGTGTTGTCATTCAATTCCCAGTCTATGGTGTCCTACATGATTATGTTCTTGTTGGTCCATATGTAGGAACTTATGGTGGTAATACTACGGCACAGTGGGGGCTAGGAGTCCGATATGAGTAAAACAGTCTATTCAGTGGCACCAACCAACAGTTCTACTGCGACATTCCGCTTATGGGGCAAAGCACTTTCTGATGCACTAGAAGCTGTAGGCTTCATAAAAACAGCAGACACCGGACAAATAGACTGGACTTCCGTTTCAGTTCCCGGAACAAGTACATATGCTGGTTATGAGATTCGTCGTCTGTCCGATACACTTCAGGCTACTACACCAGTATTCGCAAAAATCGAATATGGCACAGGCTCATCATCTACTTATCCTAAGTTACAGATCACAGTTGGACGTGAGACAGATGGTGCAGGCAATATTATAGGTGTATCGGCGACTGCTATAACATTTGGTGGTGGTGCTCAATCTGCAACTGCTTACGACTGCTATGTTTCAGGTGGTGAGGGTTATGTAGCATTCGGACTTTACATAACCTCCTCAACAACAAGTCATCCTTGGTTATTTTATCTTGCACGACCTCGTGATGCAAATGGTACGCTTAATGAACAAGGTATCAATATAGTAGGACAATCAGCCAGTGCAACATTCTACCACCAATGGTTACCCGAGATTGGCTCTCCAGTTCCTTATACACCTGCAGGTGGTCCATTTTGTTCTGGACCAAAATCAGGAACAGGTGCTTATGGAAGTACAGTAGGCATATTTCCTATCTTTACAAATATGGGTTTTGCTGCACACCCAGATGGTATAGGAATTGCTGTTTTTGCTGCAGACATCGGAGCCGGTGGTCAAGTTATATCAGTTTCAGTTTTTGGTGCAAACCATGACTTTGTATCATGTGGTGTCGGAAGTGGTGGTTTTATCAATGGTAATTCTACTGCCAGCACACTACTTCTCAGGTGGGAATAAATGGCAATCACAGCGGGAAGCATGGGTGCAGATACAACTGACCTTTATATATCAACAGAACGATCCATCTGCACAGAACCAACCTATATGAAAGAAGATACTTGCACGAGAACCTATGTCGATGGATTCCCGAGCACAGGAGCCGTACGTCCAACTGAAGGCCAATTACTACCAAGATCAACGTAGGAGAACAATGCCGTGGCTACTCAAACAATCGGCCTTAGCGCATTCATCCTACATGAGCGTGGTGGTCCCCATACCTACGATCAAGCTGGTTTAACTTACGACCAGCTCGGGATTCTATACGACAGTAATCCACCCTACATCAGGTCTTTCCAAGGCAAAGCTTACCTGATGAATCCATTCAGCTACCAAACCATCCAATTTCAAGCACGAATGTTGGGTGCTAATGTAGCCACACTAAGCATGCGTTCACGCCTGGCAAATCAAACTATCGCAACCTTGTCCATGCGAACATTCATACGAAACACGGCTTTTATCAGCTCACAAAGTCGTATTTCTGTTGTGACTAATCAATCAATCAACTTTACTGGTCGAATTACTCCTTGTGTTCGATTTACAGCACAAGCTCGAATCAGTCAAGTAAGACCTGTAGACATACAGTTCATGGCTCTTTTACGGCCAGCCGGACATATTCGTCTTCAAGCACGAATATTGCACTACCACCAAGAAGAACTTTCCAGTCAAGCTCGACTTTCACAGTATAATGTCTTCACAACCACCACTCGTGCTCGCATAATTTATTTGAGCACGATTGATCTGCTGGCACGTATAAAGCAACATTACACACAACTACTTGCCAGCAGAACTCGCATAGCCAAGAAATCAACGAAAACTGTAAGAATCAGAGGTAAAATCTGGCCTTACTCTCGTTTGATGGCACGTGCTCGAATCAAAGATGTTTCCTGGAAGCGAAGATACATAAATGCTCTAACAAAACCTTTGGCACAAGGCACTATTCCGGGCCGTGGTGATCTTCTCAGACACACCAATGGAAACATCTATTGTGTCTATGCTGATGTTTATATGAATGCTGTAAGTGAGCGCAGGCTTTATCTTTCGATCTCAACGGATAATGGTTTGACATGGGGCACTCGGATTCAACTGACTTCCGGTTATATTGACAATATGCCAAGTCTCCTACAGTTGGATACCTCCAGCACAACATCGGACATAGGTATTGCCTTTGTCAGGGGTAACCCACGCAACATCTATCGTTTAATATTCACCACAACCGGAACTGTGAGTTTTAGCCCACAACCGATTATGTATGGTGCTTATACAACTAATAATGCTATATACCCTAATCTAGTGAAGCTTACATCGGGCAAATACCGAATCTACTATCTATCCAATGCGCTCTCTTCCTACCTGGCATACTCAGACAGTCCGAGCACGGTTTATACTGGCACAACACAATGGAGCAGTGTTGCTGCTAAATATCCCGGTGGAGTGAGTAGTAATTACATGGCAAGCCTATCTGTAAGACGCCATGCTGACTCTGGGCATTTCATAGCAATCGTAACATATATGACTGCAAAAGATGGTGCAACAAGTCCTGTATCTTACCTCGATGCAAATATGGTCTACGCATTAGCCATGACTGCATCAGCTGATGAAGGTGTCAACTGGTCAACTCTACAAGTAATGGATAGTTCATCAGATACTCATTTACTGTCCTTAAAAGAGAAATCCTGTCCAATCTCTGGTGACTTCACTGAACTAAGTGATGGGAGTATTGGTTTACTCTATCAGAAAGGTGATGTACACCAAGTCATAGATACTCAAACCTCTGTTACGTACGATAGTTACACTCGTTGTGCTGGCGTTATCTATGACACATTGCGTGAGACTCTGATTATTGCTGAAGCGAATACAGATTCGTACGGAGATCGTACTTTATACGGTGGTCTCCTATTCTGCAAACGAAATACACAAGGTGTATTTGAGGTAACTTTTGAGCTTAATCCTCGATCAACACCTCCTGTATGGTCCACAATTTTACGTGCAATAGCACTTAGCCCCGATAGTCGCTACTTACTATTAGCTGCTGACGGTGGTATATCAGTGCTCGATATGCAAGCCGAAAGCCATGAAGATTGGACATTTCAAGAGTTTCGACAATCAACATGTTCATTCCTTAAAGGAAATGACATTGCATGGGCTGACTGGCTATCAAATACAAAAATAGCCTTTGGGTATAGCTCAGGACAAGCCTCTGGTTATACATGGGGAGGAGCTTTTGATCTTACTGATCCTGAGAGCACTTACTACGGTCTGTACGCCACTTCTAGTGGTAGTAATAACTGGTCTACCAACCATACCTGTATCATCCAAGATGGAGTTATTTTCGCCATATGCAATGGCTATCTGGTTGCTTCTGATGCAAACACAGGTGCATTTTTAAGCTCATACTATCCTGGTTCAAGTTTAGGTTCAAATACTCTTGTTTATGATGCTTTGAATAGTGAGTGTCTGGTATCCACTTCAACAGTACTTTACTGTGTAGGATTTAATTGGATAACCAAAGTGCTATCACTCCAACGCAGTTTTTCAGAATCAAGTGGTAACCCACGTATACTCCAAAGTGGAGACTACTTTGGGAACGCTGAAAATAACATCATAATCCCACCAGAATCAAATGCCAGTGATTACTCGGTTAGTGTGTACAATCCATTAACTCAAACCGTTATCGGGTTCATCCATGGAACTGACATCACACCTGGCTTAAGCATATACGATGACAATAATCAGTATAGTAATCCAAAAATCCTCGATGTAGATGGTAAACAATGGCTGATATGGACTGGGGGATCGGCGGGTCTATGCTTCATGCCAATCAAAAATATAGGTAAGCTTCGCTATGGGGTTTTTGTCTATAATCAGACGACAAAACAACTGGAAGAAGGCGATGCTGCATTCTATGATATTGAAAATGTGCGTACAATCAACTCTGAAGACTACAATCAGCTAGAGTTTCCACGTTTAGTCTCTCGAACTGATGGTGCTTTACTAATCTACTGTCGTCTATCAGACATCACACGTGCAAGTCAGCCCTTTGCCCCAATCATAGCTCTTGGCTGGACAGATGGTATGACTCTAAGCATGCGCGGTCGAATTGTGCTACCTACTTCAATCTATATGCGTGGACGCATATCATTCTCATATACAAAAACACTAAGCTTACAAGGTCACCTTGTCCCCGCTGGACATATTCAATTTCAAAGTCGTATCTTGAATAGCTACACAAAAACGTTCGATATGACTGCCCGAATTAAACAGACTTATAGTGCTACCCTAGACATGCAGGCATTCTTACGAGGAGCTGGTCACTTTGAAGCCCGTGCAAGGCTGCTACACGCCCGATCCTACGCTTTTACAGCAAAAGCCAGGATATTAGTCACTCCACTACGTACAGTGGCTTTCAGAGCGCGTCTGACACATTTACAGAGCTTAACACTTAAAGCTCGGTTGATTCCCAAACGATCTATCTATTTGCGTGCTAAGATCAGTCACAGCTACACAAAAACATTATCGAGTAAAGCACATATCCATATACTCGGACGCCCAACTATAAGTTTCACGGCTATCATCCAAAAACAACAGTTGAATACCTTGGCCCTCCAAGGTTATCTAATGCATGGATCAGCTCCCGAGATGCGCGGACGTATAGCTCAACGCCAGGGTTGGCCGGAACCAGATAGTGGAGATGAACAGTGGTATGTTTTCACTGAAACAGCTCTCAGAATCAGAGCAAACATTGGAGATGTTACTTACAGCAGTGCTTCGTTTAGTGGTCGTGGTCGTATCAGACCATTCCGATTGACTACTTTATCAACTATGGCAAATGTAGTGCTTTGTAACTCAATACAGATGCAGGCAAATATCAAACCATGGCGATCCTACGTCTCACTACCGTGCACCTTTGATGTTCAAAAACTGGTAACCAAACGCATTCGTATGGTATTCTATACTCAAGGATTCTACAAAACAAGTGCGCTTACTATGCGAGCAAATATCGAACGGACGATCACGGCTCGCTTCACAGGACACTTTATTGTTCCTGCAGCTACTATCACAAGTTCAGTTATTACAGTATCCTACAGTAGCCAGCTTAAGTATGTAAGACAATTCTCAATCAAAGCATTCATACTGGATCAATAGCATGCCAACAATCAATGACAGCTTACGAGATGGACGGGGTATTAAGATACTTGATACCCAATTAGACAGCACTGCCAACCAGGTAGGAAGATATGATCTTCTCTATCATACCAATGGCAACGTCTATATCGTTTTCGCTCGTAATTGCCAAACTTATGCGTCTGGAGCTGTTGCTGACCGCCAGATTTGGGCCGCTGTTTCTGCCGATGGAGGTACAACATTCTCAACTCCAGTGCAGATCACCAATCGAACTGGTTACTGGCATGATTACCCATGCATATGCCAAATCGAACCGGATGACATTGATTCTCCGATTGGGGTCATATACCAGTCTGCTTCTAATTGGAACAGCACATACAGTGCTGCTCAAAATAAACCAATTCCATACAGATTTCTTATTGACACTGATCTAAATAGAATCAGTCCTATAGATGTATTAACCAACTATATGTCTGATTGTTCAGAAGGATCATTACTCCGAGCCAGTAATAGTTTTATCTACTTTACACTTAGTAGCACAGATGACGCTTTTTACATATGGGAAAATCAAATTGTTGAGTTAAACTCGGCTGATGGCTTCCTTGATAATGCATGGACACGTCGATATGTGTCAAACTTTGGTGGAACAAACGATGTATTATCCTTTCAAGTTCGCATTCTAAGTAATGGCGATCTTCTGATGGTATTTGCGGGCAAGACCGCTTCTACAGGAGACTTAGAACTCACAAATCTGTTTTATACAATCTCAGCAGATGAAGGTTATACATGGAGCACCCCAGTTGCATTAACCAGTTACACAGGCACACCCGCCATCGACATTGTAGGGCTCACAAGTGTGCTGGCTACTGATGCAGCACAACTATCTGATGGCTCTATTGCTATTGCGTTCCAAGAAGGTATTCCACCACAATCGATAGGCTACTACAGTTCTCCATCTTATAGCATTGGTTCATATGGACGAACACCAGTAGTGCTCAATGGGCATAATTATATGCTTCTTCCCGTCTCCTCGGGTACTATTAGTGGCTTAAACGTTTATGATTTGACCACACAAACAATACTACTTAGAATCACAACATCGAGCACTCCTCCTGTATGGAGCCAATCAATATACCGAATTGCTGTGAGTCCTGATGAAAAATATCTTGCTGTTGCAACAGATTTAAGTCTGGATATTTTTCATATCGAAGACTCAAATCCTGCCAACTGGACAGTAACCAGCCTACGCACTACAACTACACCAGCCTTACGCGGTAGCACAATCTATTGGGTTGAGTTTGTAGATGATACAACGCTTCTTTTTGCTTATTCATCTTCGGGCACATCATATGTATGGGGTGGCAAAGTAGATGTGACAAACATTGCTGGAGGAATTACAGACCTCTACAGTGCCGGTCGAAGTGTAACAGGTTTTAGCTATCCAACCATGCTTACGCCTTACATCGATGCCACAAATGATCGAGTATATGTATCAGGTGGATCAGCTATATGGAAGACAAAAATATCAGATGGAACAGCAGACTATGGCTTATCTATTAGCACTTCCGGGTTAGAGTTTATAACTTATGATTCAGTAAATAATCAATATGTGATAGCTGGTTCATCTGGCATCTACAGATATTCAGACACAGGATCAACTTTCTCATTCATTGATTCAATAACATTAACGTCTACACCAAACATGCTACCTGCTAATATCTATTCTGCTATTGCTTACCCTGATAGTGGCATAATGTTTCACTTTAATGTGGCTCCTGGTTGGTATGATTTTGTCACACGGCAGTGCATTGGTCCGTTAATTAGTACAAACGATGATCTACTAGGGCTTCGACAGTACTCAGATAACCCTAATAATCCACCACGCTTTTGCCGAAATGGGACATGGGTCACACTTGGTGGTTCTGACTATGTACGTTTCTTTCCGATCTTAAACGTTGGTCGATTACGTTGGGGCATATTCTCCTATGATCCTATCACAAAAACCTTAGACACAAGCAGTTCAGATTTCTATAATCTCGTAGATGATACATGGGTTCCAGCTGCAGACTGCGATCAACTCGTAATCCCTAAAATATGCCCTGCACCAAGCGATAATGTGGTCTTGGCTGCATTCCGATACCAACCAGGGCATATCGGTGGACGTGCTTTAGCTTTTGTCACAGGTGTTATGAATCTGGAGCATCAGCAGCTCAGTATGCGAGCTTCTATCGCTAAACGTGAACCAGCTGAAACTACCACAATGCGTGGCCGAATTGCACAAACTACAATCAGAACTCTCGGAATGAAAGCACAAATCCATATGGCTCAGTGTCTTAAAATGCGTGCCTGGATTATCCCAGAACAAACACAGACATGCACTATGCGTGCTTCAATCCGAGCACTGAAATCCCAAAGCTGGTCAATGCAATTTACTGTCCAACAGCTCGTGAAAACTCGTAGATTCCGATTGCGGTTCACAGTCAATACGGGGTATACTGGTAATTGGCAGATGACGATGCGTGCCAAGATTCTTGGCTACAACTACTACCGTTTCACAGGACATTTCATAGTTACAGCATCACCGGCTACTACCGGTGCATATTCATTCACTGTCGATACATCTGGACGTAGAATGTTGACAATGAAAGCTTATATAGGATCACCAGCATGAGCCAGGACTTAAACATAATTGAAGTATCTATAGAAGACTCACTTGGTCAAATAGCCAAAACTTGCACATTAACTTTGGCTCCGGCTTCTGCTGTCACTGCACCAGTTGCAGAGTTTGGACGCCCTGGCGATACTCCACGCCTATGCTCAACTGATATACGACCTAATGGCGTGATATTCGATATTGTGGCTGGCTACGGAGGCGTTGTCCCTCATGTAATCTTTAGTGGCTCTATCGAATATATGGATGATCTTGATGATGCCGAAGCTATGACATTCAAAATCATCCTATCAGAAGTTCCAAGAGGTTTTCCTCATAGGCAAAAACGAAGTGCTGTCTGGAATATGACTGATAAAGGCGAAGACAGCATGGAGGCTGTAAGTGCTCACCAGGTTTTATCCACAATCTGTGGAAAGGCTGGTATTGGCGTAGGTCGATGTGACTTCCCAGACTATAATATCTGGGGTACATACGAAGTGGCCCAACAATCTCCCATAGAAGTGGCTCAAAGTCTTTATGGCCCATTCAATATCAGTGACCATTTGAAATACTTTACTCGAATCGATAGAAATGGTCTGAATGTCATTGCCGTCAACTACGCCAAAGCATCTGGTATAGCACACTACGAGCCCGCTTCACTGCTTAAAAGACAATCACACTATGAAGTATTTGTGCCCGAAATCACCAACAATGGTGACATCCTACTCACTGGTGGAGATCGTTACACGAATAAAGCTGATGCTTTAGGGCATTGGGAAGTAGACTGTTATCATACTTACTATGAAAACTCCTCCGATCTGACAGAAGGTGCCGGTGTCACTCGTGAGACAGAGAAATGGTCAGATTTTCAATTCAGAGTTGAGCTTACTATCCAAAAAGAAGTAATAGGAGACAACACCACAATCAATATCCCAGCCATTCCCGGTGGAGATATTGATACCGTAGTTGCGGCAGTAAAAAATGGTGATTTTGATACATGCACCATTCTTGAAAGCTTTTGCACTCATATATTCGAGCAAGTATCAGGTGATATTCGTGGCAGCTATATGGTAATGCAGGAACGCGAGACCAATGTTACCTATGAAGAGAAAAACTTCAATGGAAACGGTATGCTTGCAACTTCTTTTATGGATACTACGAAACTTGTCCCGACTTATGATGAGATGGTAGAATCCCATAGCTGTGGTGATGGATTAGCTCCAACACATATGGTGCGAAACTGGTACTTCTATGATGAAGTAGGATCACCGTCTGCAACTGTTACAGCCGAATATTATTATGCCCGAGGGTGGCATCTAGCAAAGACCAGTGTTCAAAGTGGTGAGAACATGGGTATGACTAATGCTCAGATTCAGTTCTACCTAAATGCCTGGAATGCTTTAGAGAATCCACCTGCTGTACAGATTCCAAAGAAAGGTGTCCGATTCACCAGCAGTAAGACTCCTCTTTGTAAATACATGCTTCTTAACGGGACAAAGCTTGAACCGTTAATTATGCCCAAACTTCAAGCAAATCAGTCGTTTATCATAGACGAAGCATACTGGGCTGCTCTTGCAAAGTCACGTGCTGCAAAACAAATCAGTGGTCCTGGTATGGATTATGGTGGTCTTGGTAAAATCTGGAGTATAGTAACACAAGCTATGGCTTACCATACAGGTAGTTTCTACTGGCTCGTTGTCTCCGGGACTTACAGTATTGACACAACTCCTGTAGTTGGGGAATCAATCAAAGTAGGTGGAGCTGCTGGCATTTGTGAATCATATAAGCATATGATTACATCAGATGAAGCAATCACACAAATTACACTAAGGAGGCTGGCATCAGACTAATGGCTGACCAACTCTTAGAATACGGCATAGTTATCGCTTTAAGCAAAAATCCTGACTGGTGTACTATCACAGACGGTTACTTCAGTGCGTCAGCATATATCTCAAGCGGAGTAACTGTTCAAGTAGGTAAAAGCTACATGGTCCATAAACGTGGCACTACTTACTACATAGGTCAGGAGATTCAAAGCTAAATGAGCGATCCAGTCGTATGTAAAATATGCGGTTTTGCAAAAGAATCAACCGCAAAAGAACAGACACAGGCTGTTAAGAGTCAGGAAGATGAAAGTACTGAAGCTTTAACAGGTGGATTTAACCGTGCCTACCACAAAGCAGACGCAGCCATCGTTTTTGTCTTGGGTTATAAAACCAAAGATGGTGGCGTAAAAACTCGACAAATAGACGTTTTCTCTGCCATGAATGGCTATCATATTCGCTCAATGCCTGATCGCCGATACCGTAATCCTGTAATGGTTGGTGGTGGCGACAACTTCATTGCTGTTGTAGATCGCTTCCAGGATACCGATGTCATCCGAATCACGGATAAATACTTTGGTCTTACTGAAGATGACTTCGATGACTATGGTCTTCCTCGGGAAGAAATAGACCTTGATAAAGTCGATGATCTACTGCAAGTTACAACACCCCAGGGCAGCCGAGTGACCGGACTTACCATCCTTCCCCGTGGGATTTTAATAGCTAACATCACAAAAGAAGATGGTATCCCACGCTACATCAAAGTTGATGTACGCACAACTTTAGGACAAGACACACAGCCTGGTTTCAATGGTATAGATACCCTGACAGACCCTTTCTATTCGTGGGGTAACATGATAGGGGCTCCGGCTCCATATGACATTGCTCTCGGCTCCAGTATGCTTCTCTTTGCTACAATCATAAGTGATGGTCAAGATAAACATGGAGTAGCCATAGTTGATCTTACATTGGGTGAAGTAATAGCCTATGTCGGTTTACCAAGTAAGTATACACCTCTTCAGGTATCACACGGGCAAGGAGTTATCCATGTTCTTGTAAAAGATGAAGATGCACCGGTATCTGATAACGAGACTGATCCTACGTTCGGTAATAAAGTTCTCCGTATCCCAGTCATCTATGGAAATTACATGCTCTCTGGCGGTCTTGAAAACGATGCTATGATTCTGGAACCGCAAGACTACCAAGTTTCAAAAACCTATCAGGTTAAAGATGCTGCGAGTGAACAAGACACAGATTTACCCGCTTACATAGAAGGTGCTCGTCAACTGAATAGCAACTATGATGTCGATGCAATCGGAGACAAGGTGACAGCCGAAGATATAAGTGTAACGGCCCCTAGCGGCCTCTCAGAGGGCCAAAATACGGCTTCTAGCACAGAGCTTGCCTCCAGACCTCAGACCACGGATTCTGATGCAGCAAGCAACACCTATGACGATTCTCGAAATATACCTGTGAAAGTTATCACTCTACCTGATGACAGACGCATATTTGCTATCGGAACTGTTGGAAATACATTAGTTGAGGGTGGTTATGCATGGGATGAGGCTAATACAGAAGACCCCAGAGACACCAGCAAACCTCTCTTCTTCGTATTTCACAATTCACACTATGACTATCTGTCTGATGGTGGATTCATCTACGGTTGCGTAAAAGAGGTAAATAAAACTGATGCAAGTGGAAACGTAATCAACGGCTCCGATGGAGAACCTGAAACTGAATATAAAAGTGTAGTTGTCACAAACGATTTCACTCCAATAGCTATGGGATTCGATAACCAAGCCGTCCCTGGTGTGCTACGCACTTTACCTGACATGGGTGTGGTCTTAGTCGATGCAAAAACAAATCGTCCTATGTATCGGCATCCAAAAAATCTTGGAGTAAAAGTCTATGCTGGCTCATACGCCAGTGCTCAATACACTGATGAGAATAAAGTCATTCGTTCAGTATGTTCCGATGAAGCTGACAGTTTGGCTACTACATTAGATGGCATCACACGACCTATAACGCCACCAGCAGCTCGAAAACCAGAACGCGATCCTACACCGCATGAAATACCTGGTTATGATCCAGACTACTATCCTGTAGAAGCCTATGGAAATGCACACGAGTATGATATGCCTTTTGAGGTATTAAGCAGAAGTGTGGTGCCTGGCAGTGATAAAGCTCTTGTCCAGCTGGCTCATAGTTCATGGAGTATGCGTGAAGATAACATAGCAGCTATCACTCCCGCCTTACTCCCTGAATGGCGTGATGGCCTTATATTTGATATGGAGCCAGTTGTCACTATCGACAAAAACTCAGAAAATGGCGAGACATTCTGGGAAAAAGGGTCTTCATCCAATGATCCAAGTTTTGTCGCTACAGCAGCCGGTGGTTTCTGGTTCCTTGACTTACTCAAAGTCCGCACTCGTTTGAAAGACGAATATGAAGAAGACCTTATAGAGCTACAAGAGCAGCTTCAGACTCTCCAGGATCAAAAACAAGCCTATGAAGATGAATTGAACGGTGATCCAGCTCCTACTAATGAGCGAAAAACACAACTTCAGAGTCTTATAACGAGCATAGAAAATCAAATTACATCTGTTGAAAACCAGATCGATGCAAAAAAAGATGCCATAGCTGAGTGTGGTGATGACTACGACAGTAATCCAGTAATGTTTCGCACTCCCCGGAATATCTTAAACAAAGTCTACAAGCTGGATGCTCATAATGCACAGACCATTGATCCTATAGAAGGCACTCAAAACATCAAAAGTGTCACTCCCATTGATGAAGGAAATGGTGCATGGGATTCCTGTAATGTTGAGATAGTTCGACACGATACTGAACTGAACACAGACGTAACCGAAACAAAAGAATGCGGCATTCTTGTTGATCCCGGCATCCGTAGTTGGATTGGTCTCGATGTCAAATGTAATTACTGGGGAGTCTTTGTAAATGGTATAGCTGGCTACTCTTTCGATGAGACCATAGAAAACGGTCTTGGCCGATGTGCTGGCACAAATAGAGTATATTCACACTCACCCGGAGATAATCCCTTTGATTGGGTTGATGGTAGCATCTATGAAGCTGGTTACATTTGCAGCCCATGGGGAGATGGTGCCTGGGGTCGATTTGAAGTACTTGTCGAGTTTAATGGTAAGCCAGCCAAGAAAATAGCAACCAGAGTTACCTACTATGAACAGCTATATGATCTGGCTCCATCTGAATTACAAACTCGTCTTATGGCTGATATGTTGGTCGAAGATGATGTAGAGAATGGATTTCACGATGGAAAAGTCTATTATTCTGACGAGATAATCGATGAAGTCCGTATCCGTATACGGTTAGTCAACTATGCTACCGATGTCTTTATGATCGGCTTCAAAACGCTCTCTATCGATCATCCTTGGTGGTGGAACTGTCCTGGATATGATCCAGGGTATCTGGCAGGTAATAACTGTGAAGCCATGGGTTGTGGTAATCTTACGTGCACATCTCTGATGTTTGGTGGCGATCATAAGCTCTACCCAGCCCAAGAGTCAATACCACTGACACGACAGCTTATATGGGAAGGTGAGGCCACATATACCATCAAAGATTCTGACAATCCTTATCTTCAGGATGGTTTACAAGTTGGTTATTTTATGGACTGTTATTTCAATTTTGATCTTATGGCACCTATGACAGCTTATCGTGTTGACATCAGTGAAGATACATACAAACCCGGCGAAACAACAGGGCTATAATGATACTCTATACCACATTCAATCAAATATTGGCTGCCATGGAAGACGCCACAACATACCTAAAGTGGATCGAAGATAAACTTACAGGTAATCGAAACACCTATGGCTTAGATACGCCCATTTACATCCTCGATGTGTTGAATACTATGGGGATTCATGATGCTCTCTTACTGATGGACTGCTGTATTCAAGATGTCACTGCTATTCGGAAAATCATCGGTATAGACCTTGCACGTAATTTCCAGGGAGCATGGCAAGCTTACACCTCTGCTGGGGATATGGGCAAATTAGATAACCTACTTGTATTTGCTGAACGCTGTATGGATGCTCAAAGTGCTGATACCACACGCTATGACTACTGTGGTGATCCTATCCCAGGCAGCGGTGATGTGACTTCAGCTCAAGTAGATACATTGATTACTCAAATAACTGCCATTTACGATGAATGGGTTTACTCTATACCAGTGCAGCCAATCTATAGCTGGACACCTGTCGGGGCTACTACGCGTACAAATGATAGCATACCAGCCTATCAGCAAGATGAATGGGCTTATGAAACTGAAGCTTATGTAGATTGGATGAATCCTGGTAGTTCACTCAAATCGAGTGATGTTGCTTCTATGGGAAATAAAGATATTGCTCAATCCATGGCAAATGATCCTGACACATTCTACAACATCTCCCTACAACTCCAACAGAAAATACTTGATACTACCAACTACCTTTACCAGCGAGTTAAAATCTGGCCGAGAGGTAGTGATACTATGGTTATCAACCATGAAGCACAAGCTGCTCAATATGCAGCCAAAGCAGCTATTGCAGCTGCACGTCTCGCTTCCAGGGGTATAGGCAGCCTCACAACAATTATGCTATACTGTCAACGAGCACAAGCATCTACCAACTCGGCCAACTATCGAGCAATAACTCGTGCTATGTTACGAACCAGAGAACTCGGCTCTATGATAATGCCCTATCCGGCATTCCCAGCTGATGATCCGGCTTACGATATTGAAGTGGACATCATCAATCAGGCACAGAATCTTAGGGCTTCATTGTTCCGAGACCAAGCATTCATTACCCAGTATGATGCAGATTATAACGGTGACTTGAATGCTACTGAGTTCATAGCCCTCGAAAATGGGGTAAGAACAGCTATGAAAGCAAAGGCAAAAGAACTGTCCGATGCTTATTATGCTGCACAAACTTCAGGTGGCACAGATTTAGTAGCCACGATTGACGGTATACTCAGAGGGTATCTGGTGTAAAATATATCTAAAGCTATTTCCAGGAGGCATCTATAATGCGTCGATTGAATGAACTGCTATTACATACAAGCACGGAATATGCAGAACTTCTCCTGGGAGTAATATCAACATTCACAGGCATTTGGCTGTGTTTCCCCGTTTGCCATGCTGGTTTCTGTGACTGGCAACTCCAACAACATGTCCCGGAATATTGGGGTGTTATGCTCCTGATCGCTGGTCTCCTCAAACTATCTGGAATCCTCTGGTTGGTATTCAAAATCCGTCAAACTTCATGTGGGATTGCAACTCTTGTATGGTTCTTTCTTACCTTGACCTTTTTTATGTCTAACCGACCTGAGTTCTGTACGATGGCGGCTCCTCTAACCCTTGTATTAGCCGTCTTCAACGCCCTAATCTACATCAAACTATGGATGGTAACTCGATGAACTGGGAAACTCTAGTGGTGGCCCTCCTTGGTGGAGGACTCGTACAAGGCATTGCAAGTCTGGCAAGTTATTATGTAAGACGAAAAGAAATCAAAGTCACTGATGATGCTGGTGTGCGCGATTCACTTCAAAAACAAGTGGACGGTCTTATGAAAGAGCGAACCCAACTCATAGCTGAGATTGACAAACTTTCTGATCGATGTGGTGACATTGAAAAAGAAAATCGTGAGCTGAGTCGGCAAAATAGAGAGCTAAATGAGGAAATAACCAAGTTACGTAAAGAGAGTTTCGATAAAGAGTGTGAAATGACATGTAAAATCGATACTCTTAAACAAGAGGTCGAGAAACTGAAAAATGCGTCTTGTTGATCGCATAAAACGAGCTGCTACAGCCAAACTTAAGCATATTCGCTTCGATGGTAGTATCAGCACTGACATTACCCATTACTGCCCGGAATGCGGATTCCCCAAGCCGGAACGTACAGTGCTGCCCGGAGTAGATTTTGACGAGCATGGCTGGTATCAGGTAGAACAGTATACCTGTCAAAATACTGATTGTGGTCATACTTGGAAAGAGAAAGTTATCGTTCAGGGTGGTGGCCGTGTTCACTACTATGGAGGTAATCCACGTGGCTAGAGCAACTGAACTGAAGAATCCTGATGGATCACATGGTGGTTACTGTGTCTTTTGCCCGGCTTGTAAATGTGGGCATATGTTCGATAGTCGTTGGGAGTTCAATGGCGATATGGACAGACCTACATTCCGACCATCTATGCTTGTCCACGAACACAAGTTTGGTAATCGTATCAGACCGGCTTGCCACTCATTCATAACCAATGGCTTTATCACATTCCTTGATGACTGTGGTCACGAACTGGCCGGACAACAAGTAGAGCTACCTGATTGGGATGAAATGGAAAAGCAGCCTTGCATCCCTTGTGAAGAATGTGCCAAAGAGCCATGCTGTGAAGATCATAAAGAAAACCCCAATGTAGTTGGCTGCATCGACGGTGTACGCCTCTAAATCCCCGCATTTGTACCAGGTGTCTCTTTCTTCGATCCATGCTATACTGTCCCTATGTTACAGCGTTTTGTGGCTTGCATGCTATTGATATTGAGTAGCGTACAGCCTTTATCTGACAGTCCAAAACCCATACTTCCCACACCCAAAAAGAAGATTGTGCAGAAACAACCTGCCGAAGTGTGGTATGATGGACAGGTCACAACCTATGCGAAATACTTTGAAGGTCGCCGAATGGCCTGTGGACGTATATTCAGGCATTCGGGGCACGACATAGCTTGCCGTGGTGGGATTTTAGGCCGTAGGGTAGAACTTCGATATGGCAAAAATGGCCGATCCGTGTGTGTCATTTCAGATCGTGGCCGACTGCCTTTCCATCAACCGTCCTGCTGGCAATTCGACGTACCCAAACAAGTGGCTCGTGAGCTTGGACTATATTCACTCAAAAACGGGAAAACCGACCGTAAAATCCGTTGGAGGTATATCGAATGACTCATTACTTTGCCGACTGGCGTTTGTGGCTCCTATCATTACTCATGGGGCCAATTGCATGGATCATCATTATCAAAACCTATCTCGTTTTAAGCAAACAGCTTGGCTACATCCGCAAATGGTATGTCGGCCTCCCAGTTTACTACTGGTTCTGCATGCTTCTCATCATTCTCGGTGCCAAGAATCTTAGCCCTAAGCATTGTGAATGGCGTAGATTGGACGGTAAGTGGTATGTAACCGTAAACACGCCAGGATTCCAAGCAGAAGGGCCAAAGAAATGACAACACCCATCGTCCTGTACACGACACCAACACTCGAAAAGACAGACTCGACCGGAAAGACCTTATTCTGGGAAGGCTATGCATGCCAAAACCCAGAAGAAGGCTATTGCTATATCTATTCAATCTCCTGGCAGTCACTCAAAAGTGGTGGCTCTTCAGCCCGAGTTACAAGTGACCATAGTAAGGTCAAAGGCAAAAATGTGGGCCGTGCCAATGAGACCTCGGACGAAGAGCAGGCTATCTTCGAGATCGGCGTTAAAGAGCGCGAGAAGCGCGATTCTGGCTATCATGAGGCCGGACAAGAGGCTGACATCCTACCACTGCCAATGCTGGCCCACGTATTCTACGATGTGATGGCCTACGAGTTCGACAAAAAGGGCAATCTTATCCGTGAATATGTGAAGACCAAAGGTCAAAAAGCCAAAATCAAGTTCCCATGTGGAGCCCAACCCAAGTTTGATGGCGTCCGCTGCCTGATGGACAGTGAAAAAGCCTGGAGCCGGAACGGTAAACTCTGGAAACCTGAGATCGTAAGACACCTGATGTTCGATACCAATGGTAGTATACTCGATGGAGAACTGATTCTGGCTCCTGAAGCCGGAGGATTCCAGAAAACCACATCTGCAGTCAACAAAGTATCGGAGCTGACACCCCACCTGCAATACTACGTTTATGACTGTCTGCCGGACGAACACAACATCGATGAGCATACGCCTTACAAGCAGAGGTATGCATACCTGCAATATATGTTCAGAAGTGCCAAAATGAGCGGCCTACTGCCCGAAAACGTGATTCTGGTCAAGACCGTAGAGGTTCGAGACGAAGATCATGCCGTTAGAATGCACGATAAAGCTGTTGCGATGGGCTATGAGGGACTTATTGTCCGAAATTGGAATGGTAATTATGGCCTGGACAAACGCTCTCATAACCTGCAGAAAATCAAAGTATTCGTTACCGAGGAGTTCAATATCGTTGACTGTATAGATGGCCGGGGTGCAGATGAGGAAGCAATCATCTATGTCTGTGAGACAGACGAAGGTAAACGCTTCAAAGCCCGTCCTGGTGGCACCATTGAGAGTCGTAAAGGACTCTGGCTATCATTCTGCGAGGGTTCTTATGATCCAATTGGCAAGAAACTCACCGTCAAGTTCCAGAATTATACCGATGCAGGTAAACCCCGGTTCCCAGTAGCCCTGGCAGTGAGGGATTATGAGTAAGATACTCCGAGTAAAGATCATAGCACCCAAACATGCACACTATGGCGAAATAGGCACCATAGAAATCCCCAGAATAGCTATTATCGGAGCCACAGGGATATTTGACAACTATGAATCCTACATACGAGTCAGACGCGACGGCATCATACCAAAATGGAGCCACATGTATCTGGTCACACTCGAAAGTGGTATTCAATGCTTTGCCCAACGGGGCACACTTAAGGAGATAGCTTATGACGAATCACCAAATGGTCTGGCCCGCTGACTTTCTCAACTGGGCAAGAGATCATAAAACGCTCAACATCGCGTTTACCGGCCATCGCCCGGACAAGTTAGGTGGGTATGGCTCAATCCGAAATATATACCTCAATAACACAATGCGGCTTTTAGACCTCATCGGCATCGAACGTATCCGATGGGCTTATGACGGCATGGCCCAAGGGTATGATTGGGAGGCTCTGAAAGCCTGTTTTCAGCTTGGTATCGCAGTCGTAGCCTGCAAACCCTCGGACCATCAGCACATCATATGGCCCGAACGTGCACAGCAGCTCTATAGATCGCTCCTGAACCAGCTTAAAGCCTCCGGTGGCCGTATTGTCGATATAGAACACTGCATCCTGAAGCCTACAGTAGGTGAAAGTGCTTATTGGAGCCAGAAGTCCGGCCTCATTGAAGCCTATCATAAATCGAAATCCAGTAAACACCAGGCAGCACTCTTATGTGAACTGCGCAACCAGTATATGGTCGATTCAGCTGATCTTGTTATCGCATGCTGGAACGGCAGTCCCGGTGGCACAGCAAATTGCATCAAGTATGCTGAAAAACTTGGTATACCCTGGATAAATATAATGGAGTTGAGCAAATGATGAGAATTGGTTTCGTTGGAGTCCCTGGATCAGGTAAAACGTCCACAGCTCGCGGCCTGGCCTCAGTCTGTCGAAGTATACCTGGTCTGAACAATGTTGAGCTATCTGCAGAGTATGCTCGACGTTACATCATCAAATATGGTGATATTACCAATATCTGGGAGCAGTTCCGTATTCTGAAGAAGCAGATGGACTGGGAAGATTCTGTTGGTGATGCAAATATAGTCATCACAGACGCCCCGATCTTCATGGGAATGGTCTACGCACGCATGTTATCCCAGGGCACGCCCAAAGATATTATGGTTCTCAATGACCTGTTCAGCGAGTTGAACAAAGCCAACCATCCCCAGCCTCGGTATGACATCATATTCCACCTTCCACCGATCCTGAAGCCGGTCAATGACGGTGTTCGCCCAAAGAGCAACTTTGATCGCACATGGCGTCAAGATACTGATAACTCGATCTTGGGTGTTTTCGAGATATTCAAGCCGTTGCTGTTCTACACGGTGGACCTTCCCGACCTTGAAAGTCGAATCACCTGGTGCAAAGAATGTCTGGCTACCTACATACGAGATTGCAATGAAGCCGGAGCCACCCTGGGCCAGGCCAACTTCACTCCTCCGGCGATGGGAGGCATATAATGGCTATTCTCGTCACCGGTGGCTGTGGTTACATCGGCAGCCACACGGTCAAAGCTCTTCTTGCTGCGGGCGAACAGGTCATCGTGCTCGATAATCTGTGCCAAGGCCACCCTGAAAGTATCGGTGATGCCCGGCTGGTAGTCGGAAATTATGGTGCACCACATGTAGTTGGTAAGATATTCAGTACCAACGAGATCGAAGCTGTAATTCACTTCGGAGCATTCGCATGTGTTCCCGATTCTGTGGTCAATCCCAGCCGGTATTATGACAATAATGTCGTAAAAACACTCAATTTACTCAATACCATGCACCGATTTGGCTGTAACAAGATCATTTTCTCGTCCAGCGCGGCTGTCTACGGCGATCATGGCGACAAAATCATCACCGAAAGTGATCCAACGGTGCCTATCAATCCTTATGGGTGGTCAAAACTACTGATCGAGCAAATCTTGGCCGATTATGACATAGCCTACGACCTGAAATCCATCAGTTTTCGCTACTTCTGTGCTGCCGGAGCCTCCCTCGATGGTTCTATCGGCGAACAACACAGCCCCGAACATCATCTGATCCCTAATATCATGCACACCCTCGTTGGAGATCAGCATTTACTCAAAATCTACGGTAGTTCGTGGCCTACTCATGACGGAACTTGTGTCCGGGATTTTGTCCATGTCTGTGACATAGCAAATGCGCATATTGCAGGTTTGAATGCGCTCAGAGATGGACATAATAGCGATGTTTACAACATCGGCAGTGGCACCGGATACTCGGTTCATGACGTAATAAATGTCATAGAAAATGTCACCCAACGTGTAGTAGCTTATACCTACGAAGAAGCACGCCCCGGCGATCCCGCGATGCTTGTTGCGAGCAATACAAAGCTCCGGGAAATCTACACTGTCAAACACGATCTGGAGTGCATCATACGCACGGCCTGGATGTGGCACGCGAGGAATCACTGATGCTAAGTATATTCTGGAGAATCTTCTGGCGCACAATCAATCGTAGAGCCCTCTACGTGGTCAAAAAACGCGGTATCCGGCAAGAATCAGGTGGTTGGGTGTATCAAACCTCAAATATGAGGATCGAAGCTCCTGGAACTGCCGTAAGAGTATCTGTACCGGTACGTCCGGGTGAAACTGCTTTAGTGGACGATGGAAACAAATACTGGCGTATCGTCTACTGGCTGGACAATGGAGTCATAAAAATATGGAAGTTCGGCCCTTGGGCGAAACAAATAGGACAGGTATGTTGGAGAATAAAGAGGCATAATAGAGGTAAGATTCTTTAACCGGGAGGGTAACACCATGAGGATCGTAGCATGTGGTGGCTGTTTCGATGTGATCCACGCCGGTCATGTCAAACTGCTCGAAGAAGCAAGGAAGTTAGGCGACATGCTTGTCGTACTCGTCAATGAAGATGCGTACGTGGCCCGTAAAGGCCCGAATCGACCGATTATGCCACTGGAGGACCGGATGGCTATTCTGCGGGCACTGAGGCCCGTCAGCGCGGTCCTGAGCTTTCCCGATGACACTCCGTGCAGGATGCTCGAATTGATGGAAGTAGATGTGTTTGTGAAGTATATCGAGTACCAGGGTCAAGACATCCCCGAAGAAGCCACAATGAGAAAGATCGGTGGCGAGGTAGTCTATATCGATTCAGGTATCGATGTGCACAGCAGCACCCTTATAGGGGATAATATTGAGCACTGAATATAAGACGATCAAAGCAAAGGATGTTCTGGCCCTCTACTACCCGGAGCGCGAGACATTTGTCGGTATCAAAGCAAAAACTCGTGAGTCAGTTCCAGGGCTTCTGATATTCGAGGATATGGCCTCTCTGACGCTGTATCAGTGTGCAACCAATGAACATACGGATGCCACACCAAAAGTTTTGGAAATTGAACAGGCCAGAGACATTGTGCGTATCTGCCCTGCATTCAATGCACTGATATTGTTTAAGCCACCAAAAAAGCTGGTAGTAGAGTTTCTGTAGAACCCTCGGTACCCTCGCTGGGGCCGGGGGTTTTTTGTGCCTGGGTTTAGAGGTCTAAGTTTTTGTACTTCAGAGACATGATTATAGCTGATAGATTATAGCCCATAGTCCATAGCGTCTGAACCTAGCAGACTGGTATTTGTAACAGGCCAGGGTATGGGGGTTTGTCACAACCTGAACACATGTCTGACATATTCCCACACCCTGGTATTTATAACAGGTGCCTGGTAAACTTACCGGGCCTCCAAGGTTTTTCTAGCTCGCTTTAATATCTTGTTCAGCTCTCGCGTATCCATGCTAGCTTCAAAAGTTGTTAATCGATCCATCACATACTCAACATCTCTCAAAACACTATACATTCTACTGGGTTTCAGTGTACCACTTGCTTTAGCTCTACACATTGCCCTGCAAGCGGCGACTATGTATGTTATCTCATCACCAAACCCCATAAGTACATGAAGCTCTGGCAATGACTTTTGGTACCCTGTGTTTGGAAAACTATCCCATGCATTGCCAAAATCAGCAGGTACAGGTTTGCCCCATAAAGTCTTGACTATAACGCATGCTAGTGAATGATGCCCCGAACCATAGTTTAGTATTCTAATGCACTCCTCAAGCTTGTTTGCACGGAATAGCCTCAAGAAGTTCTTAAACATCTGACTAAACACTGTAACCGACTTCTCATTCACTCTTTTTGTGCTTACATTATTGCGTACCTTTTTTGTGCTTGCCTTAACTGTCATGATCGTAACCTCCAAGCTTGCCCTACATGTATATTATGCCATGTATAGCTCAGTCTGGGAACTGGTAAATGTACCAGTTTTTACTAATGTCCAAGCAAGGCATGAATCGAATTATACAGGCCGATTCCTGCGTAAACTATAGGCACAAGCAAAATGATAATACCGATCAATGTTACTTTCCAATTCATTGTAGACATAGTATATATCCCCCGTTCTAAGTTGCTTACATGTATATTATGCCGTACCCTACATGTAAGCAACCTAGTACTTATACTTGATTATGCTATGAACTCTTTAAGCTCATGTTTTGCCCTTGCCTGTTGAACCTCATGGGCTGTAACAGTAACTAAGTGTGTACCACTATCAGCGGCATATTCACCCTTACCATTGACCATGAGCAAGCCGTATTTACAATGGACTATGAGACCATCATGCCCATGCACAAAGTCCCATGTATTCTTGACCGTTTCCTCGTGCTCTATACGCTCTATAAGCCCGTTTCCTGCGAGTCTGTCATGCTCTATAAGGTAGCAATGACCGTTATACATTCCCTCATAATCGCCTTGTGTGTTGTTTCCTGCGTTCATGATTCTAACCTCCAAGTATCAAGCGTTTTTGCCTTACACTTAGATTATGCCTTGTTTCGAGAGAATCATCACAGGTAAAAATACCGGTTTTCCACACACCCAAAACCCCGTACTTTTACCAGGGTCCGAAAACCCAGTAATTGTACCAGCTGGTACACCGATCCGTATTTATACCAGCTGGTACAATTACCAGGTCCGCAGCAGTCTTCGCAGCCCGCAGCACACACGCAGCCAAAAAAAGGCGGGCAAGACCGCAGCCCATACGCAGCCTTGCCCAAGTAAGAGGAATGACCACCAACCAAACATTAAAGCCGTTCGACTTTATAAAGCAGTTTTTCGTAAAGCTCTGATCCCAGAAAAAACTTCAACTCCTTGGCCGTATCACCACAGCCCTTGTATATGCTTTCAGCTTTTCGGGAATCCTCATCATACCCAAAATCAGCGCAAAAATCTTCAAAGTTCCGAGCACAATCATAAGCCGAAGCATCAGACGCCAAACAATCAATAAGCTGTTGTACTTCCGGCTTTACCGGGTCACAGCAGTCTATAAGCCATTTAGCACCGTTTTTGCTCATCATGGCCTTATTCTTCATCTGTTCAATCTCGCGCTTATCAGGCCAAAAACCACGGGCATGAGCGATCTTGTTTCTATCCGGTGTTCTAAGCCCTAAGCCGGTTTTGAACTCAGTACTCATGGTTTTGCCCGCCATGCTCAATGTAACTAACCAACCATCCATAGAATGAGGCTCTTTTACACCTTCCCGGTTTTTCTCCATTGTCGTTTTAATCCCGGTATGCACAAAATCGGCCTTTATACCGTGCTCAGTGCAAAACTGTTCCATTGTGATTATGACTTCTTCCATACCCGTTACCTCCAAGCAACTTGAGTGTATAATTAAGTATACCGCAAAAAACGCGCCTTTTGAACTGGTAAAAATACCAGAAAAACAAAAGTAGTGACCAAACGGGGAGGCATCAGCCCGTCCAGCCACTACATGGTAATTTTACCAGGTTTGGCTGAAAAATGGCCGTCAAACTGGCTGAAAGTGTACCAGCTGGTACAATTACCAGGTACAAGCGAAAACCCAGTATTTCTACTGGGCTCGCCTTGCCTATCGCTTGGAGGTTTTAGGCAAAACTGTATTTGACTGCTTCGGTGCGCATGCCGTCAAGCCAAGCACAAAACGACCGTTGAGCATCGGGTGTACGGAACTTGAAGAGCTTCTGTCCATTTATTCGCCTTCCGTTATCCTCAAAACACTCTACTGACACCTTATGAGTCACAAAAGCTTCTGTACATCGCTTGTCACTCCATACTTCAATATGAACTGATGCACAAGCCTTGAAAGTATCAAGCCAAAAGCCCGAAGGCCGATCACTAAGCCCTACATAATCGAATGATGGTTCATTTACCATCGATCAATACCCCCATATCCCGGAGAAGTGCTTCAAAGTCATGCAGGACTGCATCACGACTTCCGCGAAGATCAAACTCCCGCTTTATGATAGCGTAAGCCGATTCCCCGTGACTTCGGCGCATGCCCTTGCATTCAAGCTTCAGAGCACCTTTAAGCGACAATAAGCGATAAGCTTCTAACTTAGTAGGAGTATCAGCGACAATAACCTTACCCATGACTATGCCCCTTCCTCGAAGTCAAACTCTACCTTGCCCACGGTGTTACCATTTATATCACGTATTCCATGATAATAGGTATGGTCTTGGTTTGTCTCTATGTCCTCGGCTATCTTCCGAAGAATGCGGGCACATTCCGCATGGTCACTAACGGCATTCTCATTATTTACCTTGATTCTCAAATTAAACGGCATACCAGTTACCTCCAAGCAACTTGATTGTATAACTAAGTATACCGCACATTTTAAGCCAAGTCACCTGTCAAAAATACCAGTATTTCAATACCCGGTAAATGTACCAGCTGGTACACATTTTCACGCACAAAAATACGGGTAAGTTGATGGTTGCAACGTCCGCGAGCTGAACCTTCACCTGTTTTATATCCACATGGGACAGGTACTCAAGTGCTCCTTTCGGGCATCAACTTACCCGCGCCATATAGCACTATGCGCATAGTGACACATCTATATGGGTACTACTCAATTCCCTGTGCTGGGAATCCTTACGACTTACCCACCATACGCTTTATAGTGAGCGGGCTTTTTGCCGGAAGTCACATTATTGATACATGAAACAAGTTCGGCGCGATTCTCGCGTATAAACTGACTCTTGCTCATGTGCGAAGACTTCCACCAATTGTAAAGCCCTTCATCGTTGTCAATCCACTGTGCTATGTCTCTATTGCTCATGGTCTCACTCCATCAATGTATTGTTGAGCACATTCATGCTCGGAGAAACCTGCTTCAAAAGCGGGCATTAAGTAACTCTCTTCGATGTCCACATCGTCAAGATCAATGTCAACACCTTTTTCTTCTAATATCCTTTGAACTTCAATAGCATAAAAGTCAAAATCTTGGTGAACTCTACCACTCATGCGTTACCTCCAAGCTAATCTATTGCATGTTCAGGCAATCCCACTTCGTACTCATTCCCACAAGATGCACATGTAACTATCTGACTTGAGGGATATGCTATCATCTTATTAAGTGTTTCACAATTCGGGCATTCCCACTCATAGCCGGATGCTATAATATCTACACTTTCCATGCGTTACCTCCAAGCAAATTGATTATATACTTAAGTATACAGCATAAAACGCGCCTTTTGAACTGGTAAAAATACCTGTTTATTTCACCCTGGTAAATGTACCAGCTGGTACACATTTTCACAAAGCCAAAACCTGGTATTTCTACCAGGATCGGCATTCACCCTAATGATGAGCTGATATTGATATACGACTTTGCGGGTCTTTCATATCCGGGTCATAGTTTATCGCTATGGCACCTGCGTACAACCATCTTGACGTATCCTGCAAATGCCAATTCCATGACACATCGGGCTTGAACTCTGGACTGTTGTCATTCACATTAAAGAATGCCGTTGACTGTCGGGCTTGATCCGACACCCGATCAAAACGACCAAAGCCGAAACCCAGTTTTGTTACAGGCACGTCTACCCATTCCTTATGATCTTCATTATCGGCATCCTTAAGCTGTACCCGTTTTGACCTAAGCCGAAGATACCCAAGAATGGTATCACGTTCCCGGTTGTACCAATCTTGAAGCTTGAGCACATGAGGCTGTATTGTATTCCCGGTATGCTCATCATATACCCGGTACTCGAATGCTTCACGCATGTGCTCTGGTATTGAACCTCTAAGCTCATCAAACGATACCATGAAACCATCGGCATTATTAAAGTCGGGTATAGGTTGAAAACCTGCCTTTTTTGCTTCATCATGAAGCATTATACCCGCCATATCACCCGAAACCGTATCAACAGTAGTTAGTTCAATTCCGGGTTTGACAATAAAGAATACATTCCCTTGATTGTTTATGCCCGTGAAGTAAGACAAAGCCGACCACGGGTCATTTATAAAGCGATAGTAAGACGATGAGGTTATACTACCCCACTTTGTCACGACAATGACCGTAAGCACGCTCATAGAGTCCATAGACGGCCTGTCATACTCATTGACAGACTGCGTTATACGTTCCCGTGCTTCCTCGTCAAATACCGTGCACTCATGCACAGCGTCTAAAAACATATCAGCAATACCTTTCATGCCATACCTCCAAGCTGAGTATATAATCAATTATCCCGCAAAAAGCACGCCAAGTCACCTGTCAAAAATACCAGTATTTCAATACCTGGTAATTGTACCAGCTGGTACACTTTAAGGATGAAACCACGACCTGGTAAATATACCAGGCCGCAGTCTTTAGAAGTCGAATGTTAATGTCAACTCATCGGGCTTTACATCGGGGAATGACTCTCGCAGCAAGTCCGATAAATGAGAATCACTATAACAGCCTTCAGCCGGATCATAGTCCATTATGGCATCAGCCACAAGCCCGCGTACAACCTCTTCATCTTCGGGCTTAGGATCATAACAACCATCTTCATCTAGTAGAATCTTAATACCCCGTTCTTCGGCCATTTTAGCGACTTCATACCTTGCCCATGCATCATAAGCACTACATGCCTGCTCATACTCCCGGCTTGCCCAATCTTCTTCGTCAAGTACAGGATAGTCGTCAAGCTTGTCTATCAGCTCAAGCACTCTTTCCATGGTCTTGGTTGCTGTAACTCTAACCATGATATGCTCATACCATCCAACAGCCCAATGATTAGTACGCATAATCTGGACTGACTTACCGGATACCCGCCTAAGTTCCTTGTATGCAGCATCAAAGTTACTTTGTGCGAGCAAGTCAGAATCACGATGTTGACCGAACGGGGCAAAACCCCAAACGGTCAAGTCAAGATCACCCCAGTACATAAAATCTTTTGGGCGTTTCAGCATACCCTCTTTTAACTCTGTAAGGTTCATGACCTATACCTCCAAGCTGAGTATATAATCAATTATCCCGCAAAAAGCACGCCATGTCACCTGTCAAAAATACCAGTTTTTCCAGAGAGCAAAATGTGTACCAGCTGGTACAATTACCAGGTATGAGAAAACCCGGTAATTGTACCAGGATTCTCTCTATGCCGCAGCCGCAGTCATGCCGCAGCCGCAGTCACTATTCACCTATACCCCGTTCAATGGCTAATTCAGCTTCACCCTTGTTCCAGTCCTCTTCTACCCCACTGATAGCCCAATAATCATTGTAAATCATCATATAAGGCTTTCCACGAGTGATCTTAGCCGTACGTAAGTACTGTTGACATTTATCTACCATATGCCCGTCTTTGTGCATACGTTTCTTGATAAGCCCAAGATTATACGGTTCCTTGTTCAGAATGCCCTTAAGCCAATACAGGAAACGGGATTCACCCCGAGCAAGGTTTACCCCATAAAACTTCGGGTCACCCGGTTCCCTCTTAACCGTCAATCTATCCTCTGTTATTGTGATCTTAGGCATGTTACCCAGCCCTTTCATACAAGTGTGGTTTAGTCCGACAATCATAGACGTATTGACCAGACTTCACAGGCATGGCATTATCCCAGCCGTAAAGCTTCCTCATACCCGTAAGGTTCCCGTTTGGGCCAAAGTTCGGAAGGCCATGTAACTGTCGTGCAAACGGGTCTTTTGTTGACAGATAACGCATAGGGTACTTCATCTTGCACTTTCCGGTTTAGAACATCGGGGCAAAAAGAAGTCATACAAAACCGGTCCCATGCCCGTTCGGTTCATCTTATTCTGGATTCCCACAACATCATGGCAAAAATCAAATTGAGGGAATGACAATAGCCGTTCAAAGTCGAGTGGTATACCATTGCAATGAACCGCTTCCAAGTCCATTGTAAGGCTCAAAGAATCGTCAACAATATTGTATTCCCATGCACGTGATACAATCTTCTGTATCAATTCATGCTCTTCACGAGTCGCGTTAAACTCCCACATATTCCGATTCCTCCCGATAACGTATGCCGTACTTGGCAAGCAAGGCACGCGCTTCATCTTTAGTCATACCTCCCATGATCCTTGCCCCTGCATCACTCATGGCAAGAGTCCGTTTGGCTATCTTGAGTCGGTGTTTTTCAGGAGTGCTCAAATGACTTTTTCCCATTGACTTCAACCTCCAAGTTGACCATATACTCAAGTATACAGCATAAACCAAGCCAATGTCACCTGTAAAAAATACCAGTTTTCCATAGGCCGGAAACCTGGTAATTGTACCAGCTGGTACACTTTTTATGTGCAGAGAAAACCTGGTAATTGTACCAGGCTTCCTCGCTGCTGCTATCCGTTGGCAAGCCGCAGTTGTCCCGCAGCCTCTTGAGCTTTTGTCAATGCCGCAGCCGCATCACTTACTGCCTTCTCAGCTCTGCTTACCGCGCCTTCCTTCCAGCGTGGAGCTATACTTTCAGCCGCCGATTCTGCTTCCTGTTTACAAGCATCTATGCCATAAAAACCCCAGCAACTATCGGAAAGATCATCCATGTCATTCCCATTCTCATCCTTGATTATATAGCCGAATATCTCCCCGTTTGCCCATTGAGAATAGGTTTCCACTTCGGCATTCATACACTTGCGGGCTTTTTCCCTTACCGTGCGCGTAGCACGCTTTTTACCCCATTCCTCTATCATTGTGCGATGTTCGCAAAGGATAAAGCCTACTCTTCCCCAATCCCAGCCGTGTGAGTCGTATGCTGAAAACCCTGTGGTATTGTAAGCAACACCTGAATGCTCATAACGGAACACGGGAAGAATCTCACAGCCGGGATAGCACGCCATGACAGCCTTGTCAAGTTCATCCCAGCCGGAATAGTCCTGCGTAGGAAAGAACGTACCGCCAAGCTCATTCACTCCTATGTGGTTTCTACCCTCATAAATGACAAGCTTGCCTGCATTATCCCATTCCCTCGGAGATTCCCCACACTCATCGGGATGAATCTCTATTGTCAGTCCTGCATGTTCGTAAGTCTCAATTGCTTCCATCGTATCCTCCAAGCAAGTTGATTGTATAACTAAGTATATCGCATAAATTGCGCCTTGTGACCTGCTAAAAATACCTGTTTTTTACCGGCCAAAAACCTGGTAATTGTACCAGCTGGTACACTTTTTGGCTGAAAAAATGGCTGAAACTGTCACATTTCAGCCATTTTCCGTTCACTTTTAGTGCTTTATGTCAATTTTTGCCAATACAGCCTCAAGCCGGGTTTGGAACTCATCATGCTTGACCCGCTTGGTTTTGTCTGATTGCCAATAGTTCAAATGCTTGCCCGTGGTCGTGCTCCACACGTTTTCAGAGACCACTGTACCCTCACCCGGCGCGTAGAATCCCACACATGTTTCGTAGGAAAAGTACAGCTCAATTAGCCCTATGGTCACTTCATACTGAGTCGGTGAATTAACGTTCTTGAGTTTAACTTTCATGCTTGTCTCCTTCCTCTACTTGATTGTTTAACTAACACCCTACCTCTGTTAGTCGTCATGAGTAAACCCATGAAAATAAGATGGCTTTCCATCATCTCGATAATAGGTTTAGATTCTCGAAGTGCACTCGCTATGTTATTAAGGGATAACGGTCTATCAGCTTCGGCCAATAGATTCAGGTATGCCAAGTCTTTTTGGTCAAGGCCAAGTTCGTTAATACCCCGCATGTCAAAATACTCTTCAGACTTAATGCCATAACGTTGTATTGATTCCCCATAACTGATAGCCAAACGGGGCACGCCTTTTGACCGTCTGGCTACATCATGTATAGTCTCATCTGATAACTTTGGAAAGTTACGTTTGATTATTTCCTCAATATCTTCTACAGGATAAGCCGTCAAGTGGAATTGTAAAGCTAACCGATCCCGTAAGGGTGCACTCATTTTTTCCGGGTTTGTAGTGCCAAAAAAGTAACATATATCAGGCAACCAATTGATTAAACCATCATCTGGTGAATAGGTATGACCATCCTCGATAGGACGAAGTAAAGCGTCAGAAGCACTTGCACTGAGGCCATGCGCTTCGTCTATCATGAGCAAGGTTTTCCGGGCATTCTTACCGGCTACACCCTTAGCATCATAGCCTTCGATGGATAATGACATAAGCAACTTGAATATGTCCGATTCATCCCAATTAGGCTGTGCCACACATTCCCTGAAGTCACAGTTTGGTATCTCACTTGCAAGGGCACAAGCCAATGATGTTTTGCCTAAACCGGGGCCACCATATGCCAGAATTGATCTCGGGAAACCCGAAGCTAACTCCATCTCAAGCACTTTTTTCACGACCGATTGACCGACATATTCATGCAAGCAAGTTGGACGTTTACTCAAAATGTATCACCTGCCTTTCCCTCCCATGATGCCATGAAGCATGGTGCATGTCAACAGGTAAAAGTACGGGGATTCAAAACCCTGGTAATTGTACCAGCTGGTACACATGAACACAATGTGTACCAGCTGGTACAATTACCAGGGTGCATGTTTCTATGGGTGTATGTTTATGTGAGGTTCGCAGCAGCCGCAGCTCTCATGACATGTCGCTCGCAGCCTATACCCACTCGCAGCTTCAGTCCTTACTCGTTTGGTTTCGACAGTCCTTACACACGTACTTGAATCCACTCGACTGAAACTTATCACGATGATAGTATTCATCTGTTAATGGTAAAAGCTCCTCGCAGCTCTTACATCGCCGCAGCTTAGTTCCATCAGGACGTGTCTCAGTGCGTTCGTTGGGTTCCCGCAGGATCACATCAGGTGATGTTGCTAAGATACGGCGTACCATGGTATATGACATCTGCAAACCTTTAGCTATTGCTCGCAGCGAATAATGTTGCTCATCATAATAATGGATCACTGCAGCCCGCACTCTATCTTCATCCCACTTCGGGTATTTGCCGGATTTAATTGCCATACCCCTAGTCTATCACAACGCTCGCAGCTATGCTACTGGTATAAATACGGGTTTTGGCCGTTTGATTCACAGTTTTGGCCGTTTGATTGGCTACTTGATTCACAGTTTTGGCCGTTTGATTGGCTACTTGATTCATGGGTTTTGGCCGTTTGATTCACGAAAAAATAGGGCATGCCACGAAAAAGTGAATCAAGTAGCCAATCAAGTAGCCAATCAAGTAGCCAATCAAGTAGCCAATCAAACGGCCAAGAGCATAAATCATACGGCCAAAACGTAAATTATGGCGTTCCCAGACCTATATAAAGTCGTACTAAGTCCACTTTGGCCCCCACGTTTATGGCCGTTTGAGAACTTGCATGTTCAAAATAACAAAAGTCCGTCTTTTGGCCCGCACGATTCCTAGAAAACTGTAAGTTTGGGCGTATTTGGCTAAAACCCACCCACCCCTATAATTACAGAGTCCGCAGCCTAGCATGTCGCTATAAACCATATAATTTGGCCCCATGATTCACCTATTTTGACCCATGAATCAAGTAGCCAAGAAATCTCCTTATATATAGACACTTTCACGTATAAAAGACGATACTTACACTTTTATATACCTTAACCCCACACAATCGTGCTCCCTTATACTACTATACTACTTTCTAAAGCAAATATACATATACATATACACCGCAGTTCTGTGATTATAATTCGCGCTCCGCACAGATTCATACTATTGACGACACATGGGTTTTGATGCTATAATACAGTGATTTTCAGATTTTCGCACACAAGGAGTGAACATGAAGCCTACTATTCGTTCTCAGCCGGGCATTACGCCTACAGATCATACCCCACTTGCGCTCGCAGCCGTTGCGATCACTCAACTGTATCGAGAAGAGCAGGACTGGCGAGCAGTCTACTACAGCATGAAACGTACCGAGTTATTATCTGCAGCTGCTACGGGACAATTCCTACCGCAGCCTACCGACCTCCAACAAAAACTCAACGACTTAATTGGTGGGGTCAGTGAAGCACACCTATACCTTCCCCGTTACGAGCATGATGAACCGACGCACTACGTCTCCATCATTCGTGACCCGGACACACAACTATGGCGACTACGCCACACCAAAGTAAGGGCCGTTGCCGACCGAAAGTCATTTGGTGCCATGATCTACTGGAAACAGATCACACCGATACCCGATGTCTGTATTGAACTTACACCCGCGCTCACCCCTGTCATCAAGGGTGCCGGAGCCTATGATGCTTTTGTATCCGCAGTCACAGGCCACGACCTTGCCACTCAGCAACAACTTTCGCATTCCATCATCGTATCCAAGCTTTTCGGGGCTACCACTACTCATCGTTCACCTATCTGGTTCTCGAATGCCAGAAACCAGTTCACTGAAAACTGCACACGGGTATCATTCCTCGTGGACGAGAATACAGACGGCTGGACTCTACCTTTCGCGTTTGGGGCTCCGGCCATCCGCAAGGGGCTACCATTCTCCACCAAAAAGAATGTCTCCATAATCCACACGGACAAGGGCATATTCCCCTTTACCTCAAAGCTCCTACCAGTAGAACCACATAAACTTGGCGACCTTTCCTTCGTTCTTGAGCAATTACTCATCGCAGCCAGACTCACACCATTCGTAGGTGTCACACTCGACGGCCAGACCGTTCAGCTCTACACCGCATTCTACTATCTCGACACCGAAACCCCCGAGATCGTCCAGATTGCTAAGGGCAGGCGCATGTCCAATTGTGAGAGCATCCCGGTCATCAAGCCCTGGCAGAACTACAATGGCTACTGGATACCGACACTGCCTCTCACGGCCATCCTACATTACTACACTCTCCTGGATGACCGGGCTGCACGTGTGATGCCATACTTCGGTGCATCCAAGATCACATCCTACAACAAAATCTTCGGGCGTTATGGCATGCCGCTCGCAGCAGAGGAACTTGAAAAATTAGACAGCAATACCGGTATTATTACCAGTTCCAATATAGTTCAGCCCGAGGTATAATGAGCGTATGAAAAGGAGAAACATTGATGCTTAAGGATTTTATTGCAGAGATAGTAAACAACAACTCGGATTTCATCAAGAGTCAGATACTACGTGGAGTGGAACTTATCTCCATAAACAAAGATCATGAACTTATACTTGATGAATATATGGATTCCGCTGAAGAGTTTGCCGGGACCACAATGGAACGGGAAGACACTCTCGAACAGATCATAGACTTCCTGTATTCCAGTGCTGTGTGCAAACGGTTGACCACACTTATTGCGCCACAGGTCAAGCTTGCTTTTGAGGCACAAGGTGAGAATGGTGAAGCTTTGTCCTATGTTTTACAGGATGTAGCGGCACAATTGATGGTCATGGGCTATACACGAGAAATCATCGAGCTAGTTACTGACCACAATCTCATTGATTATCTGGAAGTAGATGAGCGTGAATATGATGCCTACAGAATGCAGGTTTCCGTTTTCTTGAAGGCTGTGTATCTGCACAATGCACCAATTCCAACAGCTAAGCTCTACTTTGTTTTACCTACGCCTGAAAGCATCGATACTGATGGGTGGTGGGTATGATACACAAACTCGGTATAACCATCGGCGAAGAGGAACACGTCCTCACACATGAGCATTTGCTCAACATGATGGGTGAAGCATATGAATGGATGGTTGCCAACATCAATACTTACGGCGAGTGGACGATGTACTTTGGATGGAATCCCGTGAAATCCGAGTTCACTGTTTACTCAGCTCTACCGAAGGGTTCATCCATAGAGTCTCTTGTAGCCATAACCACAGACTTGAAGGCTCCGATCCGCTGGGCCGGGACCATATTCAACGAGCTATGGGATCGTGAGTTTCCACTGCACGTCAAAATGAAGTCGCTGCAGGCACAGTCTCAGACCTGTGGAGAACTGCTCGAATGGCTGCACGACACCAAGGGCATTTTGTTTGCCAAGTATCATGAGCATACAGATGACTGCTATGACGAAGAAATATGTCCACCACTCTTCAAAGACTCCCGGCCACCATACTGCGGCATGTCCGATCAGATGGTATACCCGATCAACACACAGGTGACCGACTTGCTGCACGAGTTCTTCGGCATTGACCGGAAGGCTTTTGATCGTGAGAAGCAGAGAATGTTGGACACACTATGATAACATTCAAGGCCAATATGGTAGCTATAGAGCTGACACGTAGGTGTAACATGGCATGTGGGCACTGTATGCGAGGTGATCCACAACCTATCGACCTTGACCCGGCATATCTTGGGCCGTTCTTTCGACAGATCGACTTCATAGATACATTGGTTTTGTCAGGTGGAGAACCATCACTGGTGCCGGAGATCATAACAGCTGTTAAGCAGGCACTTAACGATGCTTGCACCAAAGTCTATTCGCTTGAGATTGTAACGAATGGAAAGGTTGTATCTGTTCCGTTCATCAATGCACTTGCAACGTTGGATATAGCCTCCACTTATAATCTTGCCTATGGTGGGATATACCATGAAGAAGTTCCGAAAGTAAACATAAAAAGACTGAAGAACAATCTTTGCCCGAAGTGGACTGTGCATCCACAGGGCATTCATGGGAAGTTTTTAAGTAAGCAGGGTCGATCTAAGGAAGGCACGGAGCCGGACTTATATAGTCCATTTCTGATCTCGACATTACACTCGACCTATGTCACTGGACGACCAGTGTACCTGAATGCTGAGGGTTTTATAGTCCCGCATTGTGACTTATCATATGAGAACCAGGCCAAGCATATAATGTGCCGGGCTGATGAATCCATATTTGATGCTGTGGTGGCATTTAATACGAGGGTAGAGTAAGATTGAAAGGAGCCATACCAGAATGACAACATGTGAGTGCTGTGACAGCACACCGGAGTATTATATCCACTATGTTATTAAGCACGGGAGCTTTGAGGGTGGTGAAAAGAGATTCGTCAAACTCTCTTGTGCTGCACATTTGACCGAGGTGATAGCTTCGGCAGCGAATATGCAGGGTAAGCCCGCAGTCATAGTCGAAAGTATCGCCGGACGCGAGGAATGGAAGACAAGAGTATTTGCTCAACACTACGGTGGTAAGCCATCCTCGCTTAAACAGCTTGTTGTAGAAGATATAAACCCTGATCCAGAGACGATCAAGCCTGTCTTGATTGTACGTTCAAAATGGGGTAGAATGTTCCATCTGCACACGGGCTTACAGCTTCGGTGGTGCAAGGAACGTGGGCCGGATGGTCGATCAACAGGCAAGCCGAGTAAGCACAGATTTGAGTTCGGGCAGTTTTTGCTTTCATTCAACAAGAACCGTGACCGTATGGAAACTTATGCTCGGGAGATCACAGTTGAGCAATCGCTGGAGTTACAACAATTGGATGCTGAGGCCGAAGTCTGTTACAAGCATACCAATATGCTCTGTAAGAAGCGCAACGATCTTCTTGCCACATGTTTCGAGACCGGGCGACCGGTGCAAATGAATGAAATACTAACGCTATTGAAAGGAGAGATGGATGGACGAGATAATCACCAGGGAACAGGCGATTCAGGAGATCAGTGATAAGTTGGGCCGGACGCTTGATGAGGCCAAGGCTGTTTACGAGAAAGTCTATGACCTCATTGAAGCTACTCTCAAGGGCTCTGCTACAGTAATGGGCGAGCATGCGAAGATCGCTGCAGTTGTTTCGACAATGCAGATGAATGAGCTTCCGACCTTCATCTTCACGAAGACCTGTGCTCACTACAAGGCGTATTTCCTTGAGGTGCAGCTGTGAGGCGTGAAATGGAAAATCCTTATGCTGACATCCGAGTAGTCACCCAAAACATTCTTATGGAGCTTCAGGCCGTGAAGAATCGGAATCGTGGGTGCCTGGACGAGGAGATGCGGACTGCTACAAAAGCCGTGCAAGCACTTTCTCGGGCCGCTGCTGATGCAGTGATACAAGGAGCACAGAACAAATGAGTAACGGTATCAAAAATCGTGGTTTTGCCAGTATGACTGAGGAACGACGAAAAGAGATTGCCCGGAATGGTGGTCGTGCTGTCCAGGCAAGAGGCACTGGGCACAGATGGGATAGTGATAAAGCTTCGGCTGCTGGCAAGAAGGGCCGGGCGAAGCAGTTGGAGACGGACAAGTGATGCAGTGTGATAGATGCCCTGCTCAATTCCAGGAGGGATATTATGAGCTTCCTCTTGACTTTGGAGAAGGTGTCAAGATAACTGTTAAGCAATTGCTCAACTTCAATATATGCCCACAGTGCTTTGCCTCTGATCTTCAGGATTGCATTGACAATGGTGATCCAAAGATACGTGACCAGATGCGTAAAGAACTGCGAGAAGGTATACTACCTAATAAGGTCTCTATCGGGTTTCATTATGAAGCTGGGAGATAAAGTCATCATACAGAAAAGAGTCTTGGATGACCTTAATAAGTGGCACGAGCCGGGGGAGGAGGCCACGGTTAAAGTGCATGCGGCAAGCAACGTGCAGGTTGAGTTTGCCGGATGTGTCTTTAACCGTGGCCGGGCTGTTTTAGACGTAAAATACGTGGAGGTGAAAGTTGGTTAAACAAACAAGTAGAGGGTTCAACTACATTGAGTTCACTGATAAAGCAGGGACACAATGCAACTTGCAGGAATCCAGCTCCGCTGAGGAGCCATCTATATGGCTTGGTGCCGAGAACATCGGGCTTAAAGAGTTCGTAGCATTTAGGGCACCATCGGCTTGGGAAGATAGACCTGAGTTCGATGAGTTTGATGAGAAGCATCACTTTGTGGCGAATAACCGCATGCATTTGAATCAGGAACAGGTCAAGGCTCTGTTGCCTTACCTACAGCGTTTCGTTGAGACAGGAGCGGTCTGTGAAGAAGGAAGTGAAGAAGATAACACCCCAGGACCGGACAATGCCGGTGAGTCCGTTTGTGGTTCCGGTTATTGATTGGGGTAGTTTTCCACGGTCAGATGTTCTTAAATACATAGCCTGCCACGGTCAATCACGTGTAAGGGTCGTATGCTGTGAGTGTCAATGCGAGCAGGACTTTTACCTGTGGTCTATGGCCGGGCATGGAGTAGGAAAGTGCAAGGGCTGTGGTGTAGCGATCTCATATCATGGGTATCATACGGTGCCTGCTGACCTCTATAATGAGGTTCACAAAGATCGCAAGAAAAAAATCACTAAAACCACTTGACACGGTAGTGATATGGTGTTATGATATGTTTGGTGGTGACCACGAGACGGTTACTTCGCTTTGGGAGCGCGTGGTCGCAGGTTCGAGTCCTGTTGGGGTCCACATGGACCCTATAGCTCAGTTGGTAGAGCGCGTAAACTTTCCGTCTCACCTTTATCCCACCATTTATGTAATTTTTGCCGGTGACCAGAAGAGGGTTACTTCGTCCAATTGGTAGGACATCAGTCTACTAAACTGAATGTTGCAGGTTCAAGTCCTGTAGTGTTATTCCCTCTTCAGCTTTTCCCGGCATTATTTTTGCTGATGACCAGTGCAGAGCTACTTCGTGCATTTGAATACTCTGTTCAATTTAACTCAGCAAAGGATAGGAGAAAAATGGCTAAGTTCAACACTGCACCTGTCGATAGGAGCAAAACCATCAACCGAGCTGGCGGTCCGGCTTATGCGAAGTCTACTAAGCTGGAACTTGTCAGCTTTTTGCTGACCTCATTTGTCAAGGATCAGTTCTACCGATCTGCGGATCAGGGATTGAAAGCCTTGACCAATCTGGTTGCAGACAATCCTCTGTTCGCAGCGAAGGCAGCGATCTATGCCCGGACTCAGTTCGGTATGCGTAGTGTATCGCATGCAGTTGCAGTCGATCTGATGGAGTTTGCAAAAGGCCATGCGTGGGCAAAGCGATTCTATGATCGCGTGATCTTTCGACCTGATGATATGACTGAGATTCGATCTCTGTATCAGACCAGGACCAAGAAGAATGGTTTGCCTCACGCAGTCAGCAAGGGCTTTGCTGCGGCCTTGACCAGGTTCGACGCTTATCAGCTTGGTAAGTATCGAGGTGAGGGCAAGGGCGTGTCTCTTGTAGACATCGTGAACTATGTTCACCCTCAGCATTCGGAAGCACTGCAGGCTCTTGTAAAAGATGAACTGCGGGCGACTGGCACCTGGGAGTCCAAGTTGACTCAGGCTGGGCAGCAGGGTAGTGATGAAGAGGAAGTCAAATCGCTCAAGCGTGATGCGTGGGCCGAGCTGATCTCTTCAAAGAAGTTGGGCTACTTTGCATTGCTGAGGAACTTGCGAAACATCATCGAGCAGGCACCGGAGTGTGTAGACGCTGCATGTGCTATGCTTGTTGATGAGAAGCTGATTCGGAAGTCATTGGTTATGCCGTTCAGGTATCAGACTGCAGCTGATGAGATCAGGAAGTTGGGTGGTTCCAATACCCGTCCGGTTCTTAAGGCTCTGAATGAGGCCGTGGATAAGTCTGTAGCCAATGTTCCGAGGTTTGATGGTCGAACTTTGATAGCGTTGGATGGAAGCGGATCGATGAGTGACGTTCTTGCAATCGCTACTCTGTTCGCCGCTGTGCTCTATAAGTCTCAGGATGCAGACTGTATAATCTACAGTGATTCTGCGGAACAACATAGCTACACTGTCGAGGATTCGACTCTGACTATCGCTTCTCAGATGAGCAAGGACTGTCCTATGAGCAGCACTGATTTCAGTGCAGTATTCAGACTGATGACTGAGCCCTATGATCGGGTTATCTTTTTGTCTGACATGCAGTCCTGGGTAAATAGCCGGGGCATTCCGACTTACTTTAACAGGTATGTCGAGAAGATCGGTAAGAGACCGAAGCTATACTCTTGGGATTTGAGCGGGTATGGCACTCTGGAGTTCCCGGAGCGTGATGTTTACGCTCTGTCCGGCTTCTCAGAGAAGGTTTTTGATCTGATGAAGCTGCTCGAAACCGATAGAAATGCTATGGTGCACGCTATTGAGGAAATAGAGCTGTGAGCAACCATAAAAACAACAAGGCCGTCGAGGAAGACACACGCTTGACGGCCTATGTTCCACCCCAAGACTACCGTAAACTCCGCATAAGCCTAATCAAGCACGGCATGAGTGTATCTGAGTGGGCACGACAGATGATCCACAGATGGTTTCAAGAGCACGATGAATAACTGGTATTTTTGCCAGTTGTTTTTTGCCTCTAGGCTGAGCTATACTATAGTTGATAGATCAATCTAATGGTGAGGGATAATGAACAACACTGTGCGTAAAATGCAAGAAATCATATTCCGGGGTAACGTATCAAACGCTGCAGCTATAGCGATCAGACAGGCTCTTTTACAACTGATAGAGCTTAAAGCATGCACTGAGGAAGAGTTCATATCTCTTATTGATCTCGACCAGCAGAATGATTGGTGTAAGATCGCAGCTGACATAGCAGAAAAGGTTGAACCACATATACGCTCCGGTAGGTTACACCCGAATACCATAAAGCCCTGGCAGCTGTGCAAGAATTATCGAGATACGTTTGCACAGATTGTCCACATACGGGCGTGGAGATCGGCAAATGCGGCTATTAACTCGATCATTAAAGCCATAACTGTCAGGTTTGAACATGTATAGGACAGATGATATTGTTTCTTTTGAAGATGATTATATAACCTATCTTCAAGGTCAAGTGGAGAAGCATGGCTCTATCGGTGGCACAGGGCTCAGCCCAATTGTAAATGCTAAGCATACAGCCAAGTTGGGGCCATACAAAGCTTTAGAGGATAAGTATTATCCTGGGCAGAGACCACAGCCTGAGCCGGTTTGTATAAATATTTACCCTGAGACTCTGGGTATATTTATGCCAAAGCCTGAACCTAATCCTGAGCATATGAAGTTGCTTGGTAATCTAGTGCCTCCAGACGGTAGTCGAACAATTAGATTGCCGGAGGATGCGGATACAGGGGCAGGGCATGCTTACCCGGCAGGAACTATATGCACTGTTGTTTGGGAAAATCAAACCAAGATGCTTGTGAGACCTGATGATATGTTTCCTCTCAGGTTTATAGCTTTAGATAAGAAGGACATTTGAA